CAGATTCATCACCTACACACACTAACTGTACCATGGAATCATATGATACATCACATCATCACACTATACACTACACTACACTACACTACACTACACTACACTACACTACACTACACTACACTACACTACGCATCATCTCCTTCGTCTTGTACGAGGAGGTATTTGTCTCCTTATACGAGCTATCATTGCACTAGTTCTAGCTGTTCTTCGATTCTCTTTTTTTATCTTCTGTAGTTTCGATAAATTTACCTTACCCCTTGCCACGGCCTTTAGTCCCAATTTTCTGGTATTTCTAGTGTTTTTTCTAGTCGGCCCACCAATATATGTGGTTGGTGGCCAAAGAATAGTAGAATCAGGGCCTCGTATCACTCTATCTTTATATACTACCTTTAATGTCTCACTTAGCACGCCTATTTCAGGAACAGTATTAAGGCTAACTCTATTTTGTATATTATGGTGCATAATTGTATATCTTTTTATATCTTCGCAAACATCTTCTAGGAAGGCAGTTATCCCCCTTCGTCTCCCATCTAACCATTTTTCTCTTTCACGGTCTATTATTTCTTTCGTAAGAGTAGAAACATAGGGTTTTAAGACAAAATAGTGAATAAGATTGCTGAATTTATAGTTAATTTCTCCTGAAGTATACAAAACGAAGCACGCCTTTTCATCGAACCATCTGTTTTGGCCTGGCTCTCTAGAAACACCATGCCACATGTAATTTAACAGCCAATTTATATTCTTAGTATTTGGTTTAGGAAGTTGACCTTCGGGCCACGTTACAAGCCTTAATGCATTCTTTACCTCGTTGCACCAGAAATGAGAATACATTAGCCCCTTCTTCAAGAAGGCAATCGTTTCCTTTTCATAATAAGAATCTTTCTTTATAAAATTTCGCAGTCTTCTCGTTGGAAGGCCTATTAATGCATTTCCAGCTGTCATGGGCAACGTATGCTCAGGGGATACTTGTCCTAAGTTTCTTTTCATCATAATCGTTTCTCTCATAATATCACTTCTCGTTAACATTGGAAATCCACATAGCCAGCATATACACTCTGGTAATTCACCAATTGCTTCTGGAGTAGCTTCAGTAGTTGGGCAATGTAAAAATCTCATCATGCTAAAATCAGTACCTCCTTCCGTTCGTTGTCCCCGCGTTAATACCAACCCTGCTTTTACGCATTCTTGTTTTGTCATCCCCTGCACGGTGCCTGTAGATGACGCATTATTCCCATTATACGACTGTTCATTCAATTCAATCTTCGTGTGTTCAGGCAATTCATCATATCTCTTGGATAATTCTCTTTGCTTCTGTTCTCTTACTTCTGCACGAGACTCTGAAAGCTTCTTTCTTTCCGTTGAAAAGAGTATCTTCCTTTCTGTCAAAATCTCTTTCAGTTGCCGTTGTTCCTCTATTGTTTTTTGAATCTCTCTAATCTTTCCAGAGGGTGTACTCATTCGTTTTTCTCGTGTCCTTGCAGGCCTAACTTCTGTCTCTATCTTTATGACGCTGCCCTGCTCTTCACTGGTGTCAATATCTATCGATTCGTATGTATTTGGATCAAGATCCGAAAAATCTTCACTACGAGCTTCTTCTTTCTCTTCTCCTGTCAAGACACTTTCTCTAGCCCTAAGAAGTGCTTCCTTTGCTGCTGGATCAAGAAATGCTTGTGTGAAGAGATCTTCCTCTTCATCCTCTTCATCCTCAATACCTTCTTCAAAGAACTCATCAGGTATATGGGTTATCTGGTCCACCTTCTTCCCTTCAACTAACTGGATTAAGAGTTCATCAATACTATCAACATTCTCCTCCAGTTTGAATGGAGTTCTAGCTCCAACCGATGTATCATTTAGAAGATTTTCAAGAGCTAAGGCCCGTCCCTGTGGTGTACCCTGAGGTGTCCCAGTACCAAAAGGCACAGGGCTTTCGCCTAATCCGTAGTGTGTTGGAGTTCCTTTGGCACTTACTGGAGTTCCTCTGCTACTTGCTGGAGGACTGGCATCCATACTACTCTATATCCTTATAATTGTGCGTATAGAGTACTCATTAGTTCCCACTTGCAAAAGAAGAAATGCCCACCATCTGTCTGACGATGATTGTTAAGGATGAGGGGCATCTCATCCGAGACACTCTAAAACATCTTCTCACCTATATTCGTTTTGATTCTTATTGTATATGTGACACGGGTTCGACAGACAATACCATTGAGGAGATTGAAAGCTTCTTTTCCGAACAGGGAATACCCGGGGCAGTACACCGACACGAGTGGAAAGACTTTGGTCACAACCGTACATTAGCATTCGAGTATGCATATGGTCTATCTGACTATGCCTTTGTCTGGGATGCAGATGACGAGATTGTAGGAGACTTCAAGCTCCCCGCCGATCTAACTGCTGACTGGTACAGGTTCACCTTTGGGGCTAGAGGGTGTACTCAGTATCGTCGTTGCCAGCTCTTCAAGAATAACAAGAAGTGGAAGTATGTTGGTGTGCTGCACGAGTGCCCCTCCTGCTGCGAGGACTGTTCTCCACCCCAAGATGTTTTAGGAGACTATCACTTTGTCTCTGGCCGCCGTGGGGCAAGGAACAAGGACCCCAAGAAGTACCAGAAAGATGCTATGATCCTAGACAAGGCCTTTCACGAGACGTTTGCTACGAAGGATAACCTGTATAAGAGATATGCTTTCTATTGTGCCCAGAGCTACCTCTGTGCAAACGAGAGAGAGAAGGCCATTGAGTTCTACAAGAAGGTTCTCACCTTTGACACCTGGTGCCAGGAACAGTACATCTCTTGCATGGAAATCTTCGACGGTTACGAACATCTTGGTACGCCGAAGGAAGGTCTCTTCTACCTGGTCGAGGCCTTCCGATATGATTCCCAGCGTGCCGAGTGTGTTGTTCGCCTAGTGAAGTATTATCTTAACGCCGGCCTACCCCAGGTAGCCCTACTTTACTACAAGGGCATCCAGGACTACTATGAGAATCACTATGCTACCGATAATATTGAAGAGAAACTCTTCGTGAAACGCTGTGATCCTGACTTCTACCTTCCCTATTACATGATCATCGTGGCAGAGAGAACACGTAACCTTGATATCTGTGCAAAGATGTTTGATGCAATCATTACCTACAAGTACATGGGAGTGGGTGCGTGGTGGATTCAAAATGCCTTTCACAACCTCCAGTTCTTCATCAATCATATTCCTAAGACAGCAGAGTATGTTCAGAAGATTATGTCTTACTTAGATCTTGCTAGGACACATGGAATACAGTTACAGGAAGCACAGAATAAGGTATTATATGGATATCTTCGTTCCTGTGACGGGGCTCTTACTACAGGTATAACTGCTACTCCCAATAGGATTCCGTCTGAGAAGGTACGGGTCATGCTCACAATAACCACATGCAAGAGATTCGATCTCTTCCAGAAGACAGTCAGATCAATGCTAACCATGTGGACTGACCTGAGTCTTGTCGACTTCTTCTTCTGCGTCGACGATGCGTCCTCAGTGGAGGATAGGAGGGCAATGATCGTGGAGTTCCCCTTTTTCACCTATTACATGAAGACGGATGAGGAGAAGGGTCACAGGGAAAGCATGAATATCATTTGGAATAAGCTGGCAGAAGTAAAGCCCCAGTACTGGATACATCTCGAGGATGACTGGCTATACTTTCGCAAGAAGGCATACGTTGGAGAGGCAATTAAGCTTCTAGATAAGTACGAGTCGCAGGACATCCACCAGGTAGTCTTCAATCGCAACTATGGAGTTATCTACGAGGATATGGACCGTGTCGGCGGCATTGATATGGGCGACTGTATCCTCCATGAGAAGAGAGATGGCCTGGTAGGAAAGAACTGTGGATACTGGCCCCATTACTCTCTCCAGCCCTCCATGGTCCGTGCTCGAGTCGTCCTAGAGCTGGGAGATTACACCAGCCCAAACATCTTCTTTGAACGCGATTATGCAAACAAGTACTTTGCAGCTGGCTACAAGACTGTCTTCTTCCCTTCGATATACAGCAATCACATCGGCAAGCAACACTGGGAGAAAGAGGGGAAGAATGCCTATGCTCTGAATACTGTGAGCCAGTTCGCTTCTCAGGTTGCCAAGGCTGAGGTGGTAGTAGCCGAGCCCGTGGATACCATCCTGAAGGGATCGATGCTGGAACATCTTAAGATAATTCTCGAGAAAATCTCTTCAAAGACTCCCTTCGGACTCATTCGACCCAGTGATGGGGAGAGGATTGTCCTTCTGAATAAGACTCTGACCAACTGCGACAAGTGGACCTTTACCGAGGGTGGACGTCTGCAAAAGGATTTGCTGGCAGCAATCCAGACAGTGGATCCTAACCTCTTTATTGGTATCCCCTGTGACACATGTAACCTCCCGTGGAACTGTACAAAGGAAATCTACTCGGATTTCGTCGATGGCTTCAAGGTGCCTATTGCACAGAGGACATATGCAAATATCTTTGGTAACTCGAACTGGCAGACCTTCGCCGAGTTTATCAAGGGGCACAGTGGCTTCTATTGTATAACGTCTGGTACTAAGATAACGGATATCACTGTAAAAGGTGTGTTCAATATCGACGACAAGCTGGTGAATCGCTGGGACGTCGAGGCAGATGGTGTAACTCAGGCACTCATGTCGTTTATTGAGGGAAAGAAGGACGAGCTCTTTCTCTTCTCCGCGGGACCGCTCAGCAAGGTCTGGATTCCCATGTGCATGAAGGTGAACCCTTCAAATATGTACGTCGACGTGGGAGGAGCTCTCGATACATTCACCAAGGGAGTATCGAGTAGATTTTATACGAATGAGGGACACGAGTTTGCCAAACAGTGGTGCATGTTTAGTACTTAGAGGGGGGAGGGATGAGTATACAAATGGATTCCCCTTGGGTCTCTTGTGAACTGGCAGGAGGGATTGGAAATCGCCTCTTTCAAGTCGTAGGAGCAATGGGACTGGCTGAACGGATGGGGCGGCGGGTTGTCTTCTATCCGCCGGCGAACACAGACCTTAGACACCAATCTCCTGAAAATATATACTCTCTCTTTCCTCAGATAGATCATGTTACTATCGCGGATGGGGATACTCTTACAGTTGTCGAGCCAAATGGTCATGAATATATATACGGACTGGACGTCCCACAAACGGAGAAAAATATTGTTATGTATGGATACAGACAACACCTCTCATACTTTCCCTCGTATCCCATCCAACCCTCCTTTGACATGTTCCCCAAGGAACACTTGGACTCAGTATTAAATATGTATGATATGGATACCGAGGAAAAGAGATGCAATACATGGTTTGTTCATGTGCGGTTAGGGGACTTTTGCAAGTATAAGGAACTTAACCATGTTACTGTAGAGTCGTATCACCGTCATGTTCTTACACAGATTCCTTCTTACGCAAATATTATCATCTTTTCGAATGAACAGGGGAAGGCAGAGGAGGCATTAAAGGGGTGTGGGAGGCAATTTAAAGTGTGTCGTGAAGTCGATGAACGCATGTGTTTGTATATAATGTCACAGTGTTGGGGTGGGGCGGTGGCGGCAAACAGTACGTTCAGTTGGTGGGGCTCCTATTTAGCACATCAGTCAAGGCCGTCTGGATCTGAGTATAAATGCTTCATTCCCGATGAATGGATTCGTGAAAGAAAGGACTTGGGCATTATAACCCCCTGGGCGTTTAAATGGAAGCTTTATAAGGAAGATAAGAATATAATGGATATCATAGGTATTACCGTGTGTGTAAACTTCGATGATATCTTTGCACATACCATAGATCAGAATGCAAAACTGTTAAAGGAATGGTTTATTGTTACTGACCCTAGCGACTCCGCTACCCTTTTCCTTATTAAGGAGAGGAACCATCCTAACATCAAGGTTCTACTCTATGATAAGTTTCGCATAAATGCTAAGTTTAATAAAGGAGGGGCTGTTCGTTTTGCACAGGAGCATGTGCATGGATTATACGAGGGGGGGAATATCTTGTTGCTAGATGCAGATGTTGTTCTGCCTGATACTATTATGAGCCGTTTGCCATCTAAGTTGGAACCGGCGACTCTTTACGGAGTAACTGAACGTCTTGATTATCATACACTCGAGGAGTTTCTTACTCGACAAAATGGGAAAAAGTGCTGGTATGGAGGGGCCTTTGTTGGATTCTTTCAGTTGTATCTAGGATCAAACAAGTATTTGTATAAGGATTCTGACTCCTGCTGCACCTGCGACAATGAGTTCAGAGATTCCTTTTCCAATAGATCATCCATCAATCTTTCTATAGCCCACCTGGGGATTCCTCAAGTAAACTGGGAAGGACGAGACTATACAAAGGATGTGAAGAAGTAAGATGCGGACTATCTAAGGTTAATTTGTATATGTACATACAAATGAATCTTATCTATATGGGGGTGTTTTACAATGAAAAATATATTCGATTACTGGAATTACTGTTCCTCTCCCTTCGTGTCTACTCTCGGCGATGTGACATCTTAGTCCTCACCTCCGACGATTTCAAGGAAAAGATTCAGGCCCTTTCTTCTTCTGTAGGAGTGCCTTGCCAGATACACTGCCTCCCCTGTAGCAGTATCTTCGAGGCGGCGTGTGCCCGCCTGCATGTGTTCGAGTGGCCTGGGATTGAGGCGTATGAAAAAATCTTGTACCTCGATACAGATATTATCATACGCAGAGACCTGGGTAAGATGTTTCAGTATGATCTCGAGAAAAAGGTATATGGAATTGCCTCTGGTACTCTCGAGAGTCCGCAATTCGGTGGACAGTTCTTCCAGTGGCCCTCGTCTGGACTAGATCATAGGACACCTGGAGTGAATAGTGGAACTCTTCTCTTTCTAAACTGCCAAGAGATCCGAGAGTTATTTCAGCGTATAAATACCCATATTCGTGAACATCTTGCCGCTGGTAAGAAGATTCCAACGGTAATGGACCAACCCTTTATTAATTATCACGTCTTCATGTCACGGATGGCTGATACGGCTCTGTTAAAGGATGATGTGAGTCTTTACGAGGACCAGGTTACGGTTGAGAATGCTGATACTGCGTGTGTATGCCATTTCTCCTTCCCCATAGGCAACTTTGAACATAAGTATCAACGGATGAGCTACTTTTTCCAGAGCCTGCTTATCACATCTGGTCCTGGTTGTGGTCCTATGGGATCCTCACCTGATCTAATCGGCAAAGACTATGTGTGGAATGCTGGGTATATTCGGTTCTTAGAAGGTGCACTCGAGACCACCTGGGGAAAGGGGACATATTCTCTGCTTGGGCCGAGGACAGCATATGCTGTCTGGAATAATCACTATCACGTGTTAACCTTCAACGGTGACTTCACAGAATACATATCAATTCGAACTGCACCCATGGACTTTGAATGTGTGTGTGGAATGATAGGGGTGAACAGTTAGATGTATGGAGATTAGTACCTTTGTTGAGTCATGACGCATGCATTAACAAAGGCCGGTCCGGGGAAGTATCGATCTTCCGTTACGCGGTTAACAGCCACGTGTTCTACCATTGAACTACCAGACCATCTGAGGGCTGCAGGAGTTTTTCCTGTAGTCCTACATGGTGTACGGGAGTGTTCTTTAGGCTTTTTTACGCAGTCGGCTTCGCTTACGCAGTTTCCTCTTCCTTCTCCTCATTGTCTTCATCCTCGTCCTCTTCATCCTCGTCGTCTACGCCGTCGCACTCGTGCTGCTTCTCACAGCTTTCGCAGACATCATTCTCGCATTCAGGGCACGTAGTAAACTCTCCCACTGCACATGCATCGCACATCATCGTACAGCAATCGACACAATGGATGAAGTTCTCCTCGTGAATCGCCTTGTCTTCGCAGCACACATCACAGGTCGTATACTTCTTAGAACATCCCCATATCGTGTAGGATCCACAGAGGTAGCCGTCCACAGTGTCTGTTCCACAATTGATATCATCGCAGACTCCTCTCTTGCAATTTGCACATGTATGCGTACTTGCTTCACCGCATTCGCAGGCTGCCATCTCTGTTATAGGGGGAGGACGAGTTTATACCTGGGGGTAAAGGCATGGGGGGTTGCCCCAGGTCTAAACCAAGGCTGACGTTGATATGAAATGGAGCCAGGTATACTCCCTGTTCGTATTGGAGGTCTCGGGAACCAACTATTTATAGTTGTTGCCTCCTATATTACAGCAAAGGTGCGGAAAGTTCCACTCTATATCAAGGATATGGTATGCGAAGCCCATCAAACAGTAAAAGAGGATTATTCAACATCTATCTTCTCCTTTTGTCGACGTATCGAGCACGATCCTCTTTATCCACCCTTCTCCCCCCAAGGGTTCTGCTCATGGTCCCCCTATGAAGTGGCTCCAGGGACGGCCATGGCTTCCTATTTCCAGTACTATCCTATACTTGCTCCCTATGAGGAGGAACTACGAGCCCTCCTTCTTACAGGGCTTCGCTCGTACAGGAAGGCAGCGGGGCAGCGGGGCGAGGGGTGTGCCTTCCTGCACGTTCGGCGCGGGGATTACCTTACCATACCTCATATCCACTATATTCAGCCGATCGACTACTATGTTCGTGCTGTCGAGAAGTTGCCCCCAGATGTCAAGATCATAGTGTTCTCAGATGATATGCCCTGGGTAGAGAGCCAGGAGTTTTTTCGAGGGGAACGCTTTGAACTCGTGAAAGGCGATGAACTAGAGACCCTGGCCCTCATGTCTCTGTGTACCGAGGGAGCGGTATGCTCAAATTCCACCTTTAGCTGGTGGGGGGCATTCCTAGGTCCTCATGGTCGCCGAAGCCCCGTCGTTGTTCCTGCACGATGGATCAATCCTGAGTGTGTTAACTCAGAGAGCTGGGGGTCTATGTATGGAATGAAGATACCTCCTCTCTTTCCTGAGGATTGGATTATCCTTCCCTAGTAGATGCGTACCACTCGCAAAAAGTCGAGATCCTGGGGATATCATTTTATTGTCAATGCGGCCGGCTGTGACCCCGAGGCAATTCGGTCAAAGGATGTGATCAAGGCTTTCTCTGACGAGCTGGTTAAGAGGATCGACATGGTAGCCTACGGAAAGCCACATATCGTGCGATTTGGTACATCCGTGCAAAAGGGATACACCCTTGTCCAGCTGATCGAGACCTCGTGTATATCTGCCCATTTCAGCGAAGATACGAATGAAGTATACTTAGATGTCTTTTCCTGTAAGACGTTTCAGCAAAAGGATGCTCTAGCCGTCTTCACCAAGTACTTCTCACCCAAGAAGATGGAGACCAAGTTCTTAAAACGCCAGGCTCCTCGTATTTAATGGTGGGATTATATAGATGATACGTGTGTGTATCAAACCGAATACCTTTGAAATTACATCAATGCAGGATAAACAAAATCCGTACATTGATATAAAGCATTCGGTTGTCCGTGACGAGGTTGCGAAGGAGCACGATGCACTTGTAAAACAGTATGGCAAGTCAGTTGTGGTCTATAGGATGGAGACCGATGAGAGCTTACCCGACCTGGTCTTTGTAGCGAATGGAGGTCTGTCCCTTCCCCGCCTTCCCGAGCCGATGATCATCCTACCCTTAATGAAATACACTCAGAGGAAGAGGGAACTCCCTTACCTGAAGAACATGTTTGATGATCTTGGAGTTCGTCGTGTGGCCTTCCCTGGACCTGCTCCGTTTGAAGGACAGGCAGAGATCAAGTGGTTCAAGGGAGGAGAGCTGGCTGTAGCTGGATACGGACACCGGTCGACGAGGAAGACGTTTGAAGTACTCGACAAACTCCTTGGAAAGATATACAGAAAGGCAGGTGTGAACCCGCCTACCATTCTGTCCCTACCCCTCGAGTCAGATGATTACTACCATCTGGATGTGGCCATGTTAGAGTTTGGCCGGCGTGGATTGCCTCCTGATGAATGTATAGTGCACAAGCGTGCCTTTTCCGAGAAGAGTATTAAACTGTTAAAGAACTTCTTAGGAGCCGATGCGGTGCATGTCATTGATACACCAGACACCTTTTGCCTGAATTCTGTGGTTGATGGGAAGAACCTTATCACACATAAGATAATAGATCCTGAGGCCAAGGTGGCCATAGAATATATTACTGGACTGAAGATACGGGAAATAGATACACGGGAGTTCGAGAAGTCTGGTGGCTCTGTGCGGTGTATGACTTTGGATATACATGTTAGAACCTAACCTTCTTAGGACGGCCAACCTTTCTCTTTACTGGAGGGGCCTGGGCCTGGACTTCAGGCTCTGGCTCGCTGACAGGCTCTGCCTGCGGTAAGACAAGGGGCTCGACCACCCTCGTAGCCGGTTGGAACTCATTGGCAAGAAGGGCGTGAATAGCAGAAATCTCTGCCGTGACCTCATCAATCTGCTTGTCGATGTATTCCTTCAGGCTACCATCCTTTTTCAGTAAGAAGTTGTTCAGATGTTGAATGAGCTGATCATATCTCTCCCTGTAGTGAGCGGGAGGGTCTGCATTCGGCCCGCCGTTGGCGGGCAAAGGCTCCTTCATCTCCCGTACAGATCTCGCAGCCAGCTGGATTGCAAGGTAGAACTCATTGACGGTAAGGCGACGGAGATCAGCAGGAATCTCTTTCCCCACAGGCCAGTTAAATTCAGCCACATAGTTGGGCTGGGCCATACGGAGGCCACGGAACGATAGATTGTTCATATATTGGGTTCGAACATTTTCTATAACCCTTTCTTCGGCAGTGCGGCAAAGTACTCTTCTGTCTGCATGAGTTGCTCGAGAAAAAAACAATTCGGGTTCTTTAATTGATTCGAAAGAAAGAGAAAGATTTCTTTTGCATGAATTTTCCCATCACGAGTGAGATTCTCCTTTCCACATAGAGATGCAAACTCACGAGAAGGTGTAATAGGGTGCGGGGAGGTATACTTACTGTAAAAGCTTCGCTCGTCGAGGAGTACGGTGCCCTTGTTTGCGAAGGCATAGTGATTTTCCTGTAAAAAAGAGGTTAGCTTGTAGATTTCCTCAGGGTTTCTTACATATACTTCTATGGTATGCATTTGAGCTATTTGTAGGATGTTAGTGGGCGTTTATGTCTTATGCCCTAGGCCCTAGGCCCTAGGCCAGGTTATCGTTATTATAAATCTTCTTGAGGAGCACCTTCTCCCACAGCTCCTTCTGGTAGGGATAGAGGCCCTCTGGGGCGTAGCAGAAGGACTTCCACTGGTGCACAGCGGCCAGCATCGAGTACATCTCCTCCTTGGTATGACCCTCGAGCTGGTGATGCATGACACGCATCTCGTAGAGCTCATTCACCTTCTCTGCAGAGTTGATCACGTGGTTGTATGCATTCGTGACTGCAGCGAAGTTCTCCTTCGCAAAGTAATATGCCTCCTTCGCCTTATTGTACTCCTCCCCCGTGAAGTCACGCTGTGTATTGCACTGGTTCTTCCTCTCCTCGAGAGCGGAGGTGCTGAAGCGACTGTAATAGGAGGTCAGGGACTCACCATAGGGGCAGCAGCCGAAGTCGCACATGCGGCGAAGAGGCTCGCCCATGGGGATCTCCTCAGGCTCGACCTCCTCCGCCTCTGGCTGGGACTCCTCCTCTGACTCCTCATCGTCCTCGTCCTCGGGATCCTTCTTATCAGTGATGAACTCACGCACAGACTTCCTATTCTCCACCGTGAAGATAGACCAGACAAGAGAAACTGAGACGACCAGGCTGATCAGTGCCGAGGCAAGCTTGGCGGCGTCAGAGGGCATGGGGGTACTAGCAGTGTGAATAATGTCAGCAGTGTACATTTGGACTTGAGGGACTTGGCTGAGGGGGCGGCTGACCCTTCAACTTTTTCCTTCGGCTGGGGAGGATAAAGGAAAAAGTTGATTTAATCCTCTGTGAGTAATACCAGTCAGACCATCATGGACTATTCGAGCAAGACAAGTAAGCAGCTGAAGGGATTGTGTAAGGCAAGAAAGATCAAAGGCTACAGTGGAAAGAACAAGGATGCTCTTTGCACTTTACTTGGTTCCACTCGGCCCACGACAGAGGTAGTTGCCCAGAAAAAGGTTCGTTACATTGATCTCTTCTGTGGCCTCGGTGCATTTCACACAGCCTTCAATGCATCCTCGGCCTTTGACTGTGTACTCGCATGCGACATCGATGAGGGTGTACGCGGCATCTACAAGGCAAACTATGGTCTGGAGCCAAAGGATGATATTCGCAAAATCGATACTGCAACTATGCCCGACTTTGATCTCCTCTGTGCTGGATTCCCCTGCCAGCCATTCAGTATTGCAGGAAATGGGGAAGGATTCAAGGATGTGGAAAAGGGAAACCTCTTCTATTCGATTCTCAAGATCATCGATGCCAAGAAGCCACCCATATGCATCTTGGAGAATGTGAAGAATCTGAAGACGCATGATGACGGTAAGACCTATAGTACAATTGAGTCTGAGCTGACGCAGAGGGGATATCTCGTCACGTCGAAGGTGATTAATGCGGCAGAGTACGGCTCACCCCAGGCAAGGCAGCGTATCTTTATCGTGGCGACGAAGGACAAGCCCTTTACAATTCCTGACGGAACTGGTGTGAATGTTCCTGTGTCAAGCATTATCGACTCTTCTCTCGTTAAGAATGACATCGATATGTCAAAGTACAGTCTCGTAGCAAAGCCGAAGAAGTCGGTGGTTGCCGGCAAGCCCAATATTCTCTTCGATATCGTATCAAAGGCAACAAAGAAGGGTGGCAGGCAGGGCGAACGTGTATACAGCGTCGATTCAGTGGGTATTACTGTGTGTGCCTCATCAGGTGGACCAGGGGCAAAAACAGGTCTGTATAAGGTGGGGGATGGGGTGAGAAGGTTGACAGTAAAAGAGACCCTGGGGATGTTTGGCTTTCCCTCGACTTATGCATTTCCTTCTGTTTCGCAAGAGGATGCACTCTTCTATCTCGGCAACAGTATTGTCGTAAATGTGGTTACGGCGTTTGTTCCTGGGGTGGAGGCGTGGTTTGGTCATCATGCAACAGCACACACATAATCATCTTGGGCATCGACTTAAGCTTTGCCTGAATATGATTGGGAGCATTGTCTTTTGTACCACCGCCCTTACGTTGCAGGTAAATCAGATCAGATAAGTGGACACATGTAATCTTAGGGATGAGCTTCTCATAAGATCTTTTCTGCAGAGCCTTGAGAAAGAGATCTGCAGGACAGATCGACAGTGAGCGAACCTTTTTGTCCTTTATGGTCACATGCATGAAATAGTCGGGTTTCTGATCCTCATTCTCGCCCAGAAGTAGTTTCGACAGTAATCCAGGATCACTCGCGACTTCAGGCCGTTCTCCACCAGCCTTCAAGCAAACCCTCTTAAGCAACTCTTGATATGTTTCAGTATACTTATCAAGCGAGCGACGATCAAAACTCCATCCCCGCCCGCCACCGGTCCCGTTCTTCACTTGAATGCGTATGGGCTTTCCCTCATCGAAGCTAACTAGGATGTCTGCCTTCTCTCTCCCAGGTATAACTGTAAGTTTTGTAATCTTTCGCTCAAGGTAATCACTTAATGCAGCAAGGACTTCTGGAGAGGCACACACAATACGTTCTGCTGCATTCCCATCACTTGCAGTTTTAGCATTCTTTGTTTGTACGTGGGGTTGAACGACCTGGGGTTGAACGACCTGGGGTTGAACGACCTGGGGTTGGACGACCTGTGGTTGATCTTCTGACATGGGACTCAATACAATAGGTGACCCCTTCTTCAACTTTTACACCACAACCACAGGAGCATCATCGTCCCGCAAAAGCTTCTTGACAGAGGTCCGAGTAGCTAAAATCCATACTACATCACTCACATGCACACAGTACCAGAGGCCAAATGAATATCCCTCGCTCTTCCCATCATCCGTCGTGACGCTAGACCGTCCCTGAATCTTCTTTTGAATGCGACTACAGGTAATAGGATCTCGTAAGACGTAAAGCCTTAGCCCACATGGTCTCAGGGCGAAGAGAGCCGACCAAGGCAGCATGGGGATGTTATAGATTGCTACAGAAATCAGGGATAGCCCAACAAAGGACTCCATTATCATGTAAGAGGGTGTGGGTGTTAAGCCAGATATTTTAATCAGATGTGCATCATAGCATGGACTCTGTAGTCTTCGGAGCAGATATTACAACGCTTCTCGATCAAACACCAAGAGATTTCCAAGACAATCATTACTTCCCCCTTGACGCACAGTCGACGTGGTGGCTCCCTACTCCCGACAGAAAGGTACTTCCTCTGTCCCTCTCCATACAACAGTTTCCCTTCCGTGGTCCTACCTCCTTCGGTCAGAGGTTCACCTTTGACGTTCCTTCCGTCGGCTGTGGAGATATCCTCATGAGCACCTTCTTACAGATTGAATTGGGTCACTGGCTCGATGATACAAGCATATGCAGATTTCAGACAGGACAGTATGTCTATGCACCAGGTCAAAACATTTGGAACTATGCAAATAGTCTGGGAACTGTGATTGTCGAACAGGCTGAGTTAGAGGTGAATGGTATAGTCATTGAACGTATTGATGGCGATTTCATTAATGTCTATGGACGTCTCCAAGCGTCTCTCCAGTCCCAGTACGGAATCCAGGTTGATGGTCTGGGGAGAAAGCCGTTTCCTTATACGCCCCTCCAGACGAGTCCCTTTCCTACAGAATCTGGATCCCTATGTGTCCCCCTCGCCTTCTTCTTCCAACGGATTAAGTTAAGTGAAGGCTTCCCCCTTCTTGCAACGAAGCAGGGATCTGTCCGCATTCATATCACCCTTCGCCCCTTTTCTCAGTGCGTCACAAGTGGACTAGAACCAGGGACAAAGTACGATACATGTATAAACGATCCGACGCCTCTGGGGAAGTCAATAAATGTCATTGATAGGGGAGTGGATGGTACAGGAAACACGCCCAGAGTGATTAAGACTGGCGTAGGTGTTCCTCAGTTCAAGAGAATTCAGCTCATCACCTATACCGCCCATACAGATGGTAAGCTTCGACAGGCAATCCTTCGGTCTCCCTTTGAGACGCTCATACGTAAGGTGGAAACCTTTAGCTTTACCGAGCCGCTCAAGTTTAGTGTTACAGGGTCGACGGAGGACATGATCAATGTTCAGCTTCCTCTCGAGATTAATCATCCGATGGAGGAGATTCTCTGGACTATACGGCGGAAGGCAAATACCATACAGGGTGATTGGGTGAACTTCTCTTCTGTTACTCAGGCTGAGTTCGACCCTGTCTTCAATAAGCGTAGTCCCCTCCTCGTGCAAGCATCCATTTATCTGAATGGAGTGGAAATCATACAAAAAGAGGAACAGTGGTTTCGTCAACACATCTGTCACGCTCACGCGGGCGGGTATGCAGCGTACGCCGACTATATTTATGGCTACTCCTTCACCAGGACACCTGGCCAGCATCAGCCGTCAGGGACAGCAAATGCGTCGAAGCTACAGAGTGTAAAACTAAATCTTTCTGTTAAACATCCTGATGGGGAGGCGAATAAGGAGTGGGAGGTCCTCGTGTATGTAATTCGTCTCGACTGGCTACGCTTCCAGAATGGTCTGGTGAGCCACATTTATATGGATTAATGCCGCGCCCTCCACAGAGTGAGGCCATTTAGAAAGGACATCCAGTTCAGGCCACGGCGAAGGTCAAGCTCAACGCTTGTTGTCCCTTGCTTCCTTGCATAGTGAATGTTTTGCGGGAGATCGTCAAAGAAGAGCATGTCCTCGAAGGCGACGTTAGTTAGCTTACGCAAGGTAGCGAAGTGGAGAGTCTTTCCCTTGTTCGCTCCCACCGTGCTAAAGGCGTGAAAGTAGTTACGATTGGGCATGGCGTCCCAGAGGGAGAGTCTGCCCTTAGCGGTCTGCATGGGAATGGTCTTGAGAAGCTGTTCAATGGAGGCGTGGCTGGGGTTTCGGGAGAGGAAGGCCACTGGAATGTGAGCGTCATACAGAGTTGCCATAATGTCAGGCACGTCACGATAGGGGTTCGCCCAGTGTTGCCTGGAATCGTAGACTCCTTGGGGGTTTTGGTAAAAGGGGCCTATGACATCCTTATCGCAATCAAAGGGCCAGAGCGTGTAGTCGAGATCGAAGACGAAGATCTCAGGATTCTTTCCTGCAGCGAGGGCCTTCTCAGGCACCATGGTGGTCAGATCCATCTGCTCTGCGAGGGGGGAGAGAATTACGTGGTTAGGGGCTTCAACCTGTGTTGACATTGCGGGGACTATGGAGTTGCAGCGGAGGCTCATTCAATTTTTTCAAGCCTAGCGGAACAGACCCGAAGGGTCTAGTCAAAGCCACGGAGCTACGTGCTTGAAGTAGGGATGCCGCAAAGCGGGCAAAGGATCCCCTTTAACACAAATATACCACGGTTCAGTAATCTTGTACCATGTAGTATCCCCATCTCTGCAAAAAGATGCTGACCCATATCCGTAAAAGGTATTATTATACAGTACACCATTCATCTCGGAAAAAGGCATCTCTGTAAAAGGTGTGGTTGGTTGTATCTGGGCCTTCTTCTGTAGACAGTGGCGGACCCGTGCAAGGGCTGGCGACTGGAGATCAATCTGGTTTACGAAGGAGTCGCCACGCCTCTTCAGCTTTCCTGTATAGGCTGCAATTACACCCACGATATCTATGGGGAGAGAGGACCAGTCCATTAGTTTAGATATGGGAGGTGGTTTATGCCTTTAGCAGGGCGAGGCCTAACGGGGGCAAGAGTCTACCCCTATATGGGTGTTGACGGAACGCAGGTGTTACAGATTAGAGGACCTGCCGATGTATTAGATCGCTTGGAGGCAACTCATCTTATTATAAAGGGTGATGAGAGGATAACCTTGATCGCTAATCGCTTCTTTGTCCAAGCTGAACTGTCCCGCAAGGATCCTAAGTTTCTTGTGGTGACGTATGAGTACCGAAACATGCCTGTATACGATTATCTAGAGGCCCTTCTCCGTGAATATCCGCAGTGCTGGATGAAAAATGAGTTTTCCACAGACCAGGGGATCTGCGGAGTGTGGATCGGCCGAATGGTCGGCGGGGAGCCTGCCCTACAGGAACAAGCGTGGACTGAACTGGGCTACGATGAGATCATCTATGGCGAGGACTTTTCGGAGTAACTCAATCGTCATCCTCTTCAATCCCAAAGAATGTATTCAGAGATCTATGTAAATATCTATTGATTTTTGTAAGAAAATATCTCTCATTCTTATATTCAGTAAGGAGAGCCAATTTTGCAGCTTTTCCATCTTCATCCTCAAGCCTGTTTTTCATAACTTTCCAAAACTCAATAATATATTGAGGAATAGGTCTATTCTTTTTAGTTTCAACATCTATGTAAGATGACTGCAGGTGAGAAATCACCTCTTTTACATCCTTCTTTTCCTCTATGACATTCATAAAGGTATTGTAGTATGATTTATTTTTAGATATATGGGTCTGTTCAATTACTGTATATATCTGCTTATTCAGATATTCTGAATTTGCACGCACATGCTCAGTCCAATTAATAGTATACACCTCTGATATATTAAGAGATATTACACAAGATATAATGTTTTTGTTTGCATAATTTGGATATTTGGCTGATACATGTGAAATTAACCATGTATCAAGAATCCCACTAACCTTAGTTTCATTATGATTTATATGGGTTAATTGTGGTTTTATATCAAATACATATACATTCTCTTTATCATATCCTATCAGTCTATATGCCTTATATATATTTATATCATCACATTGTCCATCATAATCAATATAAGAATCGTAAAACCAGACAACCTCGGGATATTTCTTCGAAAAATCATCTAACAACTTAGTCAAATAATTCATTCGATCATAATGCTGTAGCAAGTATTTATGACACTTTATTTCATACTCATTCATCTTAGATAGCATGGCCGAAAAATGCATCTTACACTGACAAGACTCGTGTCCCCTTGCGCTATGGTCAAAGATTTTACTGTACAAATGAATTATGTTATATACATCATTAATAGTTATCTTCTGGTACTTTCCACTACGAATACACTCTAACATATAGTAGCATATCACACTTTCAATTGGACAAAAATAATCTAACTTTCCTCCCTTACTAAGAGATGTAAGCTCACGCCTTACTCGATCCATAGTTGCACGGATTATTATTGAATATCTATCATAGTCAAGATCTGTATTATTTTTTGAAAAATATAGCATAGGTATTACGGGACATTCTTTTGTTTCAGATTTTATAGAATTTTTATAATTCTTCTTATTTTCTGAGTTAATGTTAGTATTTATTGCTAATACCTGTATATATTCTTTCCAGGTATATACATCCTTTACTGCATATTTTTCTATATTGCTAAAGTTAATATCGAAGTTGACGGTTTTTTTACTTTTTTTTCCGTATGAAAGAGTCTCGTTAAATTCATAATTACATCTGTGTACCATAATATTTATTAACATCGATGAATATCTTATATTATGATCACCCATATCAATTAATAGATTATCTTTATTATCCTTTTCTTTAGGAATAATATCTTCTAGAGAGGTATCTACCTTACATATAATATTTTCATATAATGAATCCCAATGACACCTATACATGTCATCTGCTAGACGGGATAGTTGATTCGCCCTTCTGGGATAGTCAAATGTAGTACTTAGTACAGACACACCTTCTATAGAATTCTTAATTCTTATATTCACATCGTCCCCGTTCTCCTCTAGCCGAAAATAAAGGCGTTCCTTTTGCCTTGTAATTGCCACATGCAAAAAGGAATTATAAATAAGATTGTTAGTTACCTGGCTAAATGTACGAAGAGAAGACTCATTTACTCCAATAACAAAAACCACCTTGCGTCCATCCCCCTTTGATGTGTGGATCGATACCATTCTAGTAGCGTGTTCAGACTCTTCAAGATTAATAGAACCAACATCCTGTGCCTTGTGAAATATAGCATATCGTGTATAAGAATTAGGATTTACATCCTTCCAGTACTTATGTTTTGATTTTACCTCCTCAATATAAGAAGTATTATTTTGCATAGTGTTTTTCCAAAATTCACTTATAGCAAGTTGGAGAGCATCCATTAACGGGTTCTGTCCTGTAAAGGGAGTAATAAATAAAAAATCTTCAGGAATGCACTTATTTATTGTTACCTCTCGTTCAAAGAAGTCTATAATCTGCGAGACAGCACGCACCACTTCATCACTCTTAGAGTCTTGATTTGCATATATTGTCTTTGCAGAAAAAACAGTTAGTGTGTCATCCCTTTCTCCGTGATTTTCATGGAGAGTCATCTCTGGTAAGCCCCACTCATTAAATTTAATCATCTTATTTACAAAACGTAAGAGAAGGGGGTCAGAGAACCGTCTAATTTCATTAGATGCAGATTCTCTAACTATACGTGTCATTGTTATATCTGCATTGTGTAAAAATGTTAGAGCATTCTCCTCGTTTTGTAGACTCTGAAGACGATCACCAACAACACATAGGTTGGTGTTTGTCGAATGTACAAACTGTAAAAATGCCTCTCCATAAAGCTTTATTAAATCCTGAGTTTCGTCTATCATAATAAGTGTTTCCTTATTAATCATTGTCTCCATTCGAGCAAACGATAATCTACCTGAGTGAGTAACCTTACTTACTCCTTCTTTAATAGACTGAACTATACTAACAAATGTATCATGTGCTGTGCTATTTGCTCTTCCCACTGAGTTAGTAAAACTGTCAACTGTCGCAAAAATAGCATACGTGTAAACACCTGTAATCTTATGTTTATATCCCACTATGTACTGTCTATCAAACTTATACATGGTATAATTAAATTTTCCGTCGATAAATGGCTCTTGATCCAATTGAATATTAGTTAACTTTTTATCCACATACTGTTCCATAAATTCTTTGACCATTACGTTCACAGCCGAATGTTGCTTTGTGATAAAGATAATAAACTTGAAGTTAGATATCTCAGGATCATCATTTAATAGTTGCATCATCCCATAGGTTTTTCCACTACCCGCACCCTTCTGTTTCACATAGATGTGCGACTGTGCCATTTCACCTGTACTCCAGAGATCCTTCGACGTATTAATATTATTAATAAAGTCCACCTTTAACATCGGCTCACACACTTCAATCTGACAAGATTTTACATGTGATGGTGTTGCCTTATAGATAATTTCATTGATATCATAATATACCGAATCACATCCACGAAAACTTTCATAAAGCCAATTTTCTGTAAAATGGAGAACAATCCTATCACCGAGCTTCTTCACCAGGATACATCCTTGGGAATCAACAATCCATTCAACCGAATGCCCGTGTACCTTATAGTCTGCCATGCGGTCATTAACCTCTCCACTCTCAATCTTACTGTGTTGAATTTCAATAATCCGCTTGAATTGAGGGATCACGACATCGGCACGGCGCCCACGCAACTGTTTAGAGTTATTCTTGAAGGGAATTTCTGTAATAGGGAAGTTCGATTGCCACTCAGCATGCCACTGTGTCATAGGGTCTCCCTCCATATCAGCACAATGCTTGTGGCGAAAATGAGGATTCCGCTTCGTACAAAAAACAGGAATCAGTTCATGTTTATTTGGTATGCAGTAAACGGCCGGCTTAGTTTCCATGCGGGCATACTCGTCAAAGGAAATTGTTTTACCGTTACTTAGAGCAAATTTTGATTGAAAATTTTTACTACATGCCGACATCTTAAGTAACATACGTCATCCCGCTTTAGCCTGGTAGCCCTAATCAAAATCCCCCCTGGCCGACCAGAAGGCCATCAGTTCCCTGCCCCGTGCAATCTGTGCTTCCATCTGGTCCTCGAGAAAGGCATGTAACACTTCTGAGTAATCGACAGGGGGCACAACAGGTAGCTTCACCACCGTGTGATGGGGAAGAGTGACAGTAAACTCGTTGCGGAACTTGATCTTGGGGGCAGTTGAGTTGAAGGCCGCTACCGTTGCAATAAAGAAGTCGTCAATGTGCTTCCTAATCTCCTTCCTCATATACTTCGTCACAAATTCCCAGCGTGGCGGGGCATCGGGCAACAAGGAAGGTGGGGCGGGTAGACGCTCATTCAGCCTACCAGAGACGGCAGTAAGATGACGCAGAAACTTCTTCTGAAAGGTGTTAAAGTGCCTTAAGCACTGAAAGTGGGTATGGTTGAACTCACGGCATGTCTTTACGAAGACTCGTTGGGTGCAGGTTGCCATCGTCTTCATCAGCCTCTGTATCATCGCCCGAGAGTACAGGGCAGAGAACTCTGTGACAACCTCCTTCCTCAGGCGAGTCGGCTTCCTCTCGCGGGGAGGAAGAAGGCGGTTCATCTCGATCCTCGTGGGATGATCGAGAAGAGGGAAGAGGTGGTGGTGAATAATGTCGAGGGGTATGGTATTCATGGGGACTGGTTTCTATTGGGCTCCAATACTTCATTTTTTCCTTAACTGGGTAAATATGTACACTTATAACTAACCCCCATGGATAGATAGATGTCTTCAGCAAGTCTCCTCTCCCTCCTGTACTCAGGCTTGCAGGACGACAGACTTCTTCCTCCGAAGGGGATTCCTAAGATAGACACCTTCCAGAGAGTATTTCTTAAGGGGGGGCGATTCACTACCGAATGGTTCAGACTCAACTTTGACGGCAAGTCAAGCTTCGGTAAGACGGCGAAGGCAACTATTCCCCGCAGAGGACAGCTCGTCACACGAGCCTTCCTTGTTACAATTATGCCAGATATCCAGGGAATATATAATGCTGCCGCTGCCGCTGCCCCGCCAGGATATACCACTCAGCCAGTCTTCGGATGGACAAATTCGGTCGGCCATGCCCTTATACAACAGGCAGAGGTAACCATTGGAGGTGAACCCATTGATACACTCGATGGTAGGCTCATGGAGGTGTTAGATGAGTTTCACACTCCGCTCGAGAAGGTGACTTCCGTGAATCGTATGTTAGGTCGTTCAGACAATGGGTTCACGGCAATGACCAATGGTCACACTGCGACGAATCAAGAAATCATCACCCCTCTGCCCTTCTGGTTCATGCGTGGCGACCCTTCGGCTGCCCTACCAATTGACGCCATAAGTCTGGATGCCGTTCAGATTAATATCACATATTCATCCCTCAACTCCCTCTACGTCTCTCAGCCACCACTGGCTTTCTCATCATCGAACACGAGCAATACATCCAATGCAGGGTCAACTATGGTCTCCACGTCAAAGACAACAACAACGATATACTGCATAGATAATAAACCCTTCTATGTCCCCTTAACAAATACGACATTTACCTATGTTTCCGCGAGCGGGTCAAATGTGACGAGTACCTTTACAACTCCAGCTAATCTTGATATCATTGACTCATATATTTTACTGGAATATGTGTACCTTGATAAGCCAGAGGCAAATCGTATTCGTCTGGCTAACATCGAATATCCTATAGTCCAGCACTACCCGTTTATCTATGAGACCAGGGGTGCTTCCTCGGCCAAGATACCTCTATCTATTCCTAACCTCACGAGGGAACTATATTTCATGGCCCATCGCCCTGAGGCTGATTCCTTCAATGCCCCCTTCCTTGCTACACGGGATATGAATGCACTGGGGAACACATCAAACGTCTGGTGGCCAGATGCACAGGGACTCGGGAAGAAACAGGCACTGATTCCTGCGTACAGTGTACTCGATTCTGAGCCGTTATCCTCGATAGCCTTACTGTACGAGGGTTCGCTGGTAAGATATGCAACAGATATGCCTGCTCTCTTCAGAAGTATTCTCCCAGGAATGGAGCAGATAAAGAGTCCCTGGCATAACAAGTATTACTATCATATTCCTTTTGGCACACAGCATGAACAATTCGGCATTACAAATGCAATGGGTCATGCGAACTTAGACAAGGTTAGACGGGTTGAACTTGATTTGACCTTCAAGCCGTACAGAGGAACCTTGACCTCTTCTGTGCCGGCGTACACAATGTACATTTGGGCGGAGACATATAACTTACTGCGTGTCTATGGTGGTCGTGCTGGTCTGCTCTTTGGATACTAAGGTATTATGCTCTTGGGAGAGGGGAGGTGCTGGTTTACGGAAAAAACTAAGACGACCCAGGCTCTCCTTGAAATCGGGAGGGAGTTGCTTCTTACTTGCCTTCTCAAAGGACTCGGTTACTTTTTGAGTCCATACGCTTATGGGATCATCTTCCCTGCGATAGGGAAAGTCGGGGCTAGGGGGCTGTTGGGGCACTAGAGGCACCTGCGGGGCGGCTGGAGGACGAGTGAGAGGGACCGTCTCCTCCTCGGAATCAGATGAGAAGAGTGCATCGAAACTGATCTGTTTCCTCCCCCCGAAATCTGTGATCGGCGTACTGTTCTGTACTCTTCTCATCTACCTAGCTGTGCAAAAATGCCTTAGGTATGAACGCAGTGCACTCAGCCCATACATACGCTCGGCGGCACGATAGGTAACCTATATATATAGATATTGATTCCCTTCTCGATATACAGATATGTCACACCGGTGTCACTCTCTTCCACGTCGACATCTGAGGCCATAAGCCCCCCATCTGCTTCCTCTTCCTCGAATTCCAATACCTCTCTGTAATTCTCTAGTACAGACGCTTTGGCATCAGCAAACGTTGCAAATGCCACAGGGTTTACCTCGGGTTCGATGACAACATAGACAAAGTCCATTGGGGACTAGGATATATAGGCGAAGCTAGTTCAATTTTTCCTGAAAAGTTGACCTTTTAGTATTTACATAGAACAGTCCCACATGAATCTCGTCATCGTTGAATCCCCAGCAAAGTGTAAAAAGATTGGCTCCTTCCTCGGGCCGACCTTCAGGGTCCTGGCCACCATGGGGCACATCAGGACCCTCGAGCAAGATCTGGATGCCATCGGCCTGGAGTCTGATTTCACTCTTAGGTACACCTTCATGAAGGAGAAGTCGGCCACCATGAATGCGATCAAGGAGGCCGCCGCCAAGGCGAAGACCGTGTATCTCTGTGCCGACGATGACCGAGAGGGAGAGGCTATCGCTTACTCGGTCGCTTGCCTACTCAAGAAGGATCCACTATCCTTCCCCCGTTCCGTCTTTCATGAGATTACCGAGGGAGCCGTGAAGAAGGCGATTGCGAATCCCAGGAAGATCGATATGGACAAGGTCTATGCCCAGCAGGCGAGGTCTGTGCTCGATATGATGATTGGCTTCACCATTTCACCCCTTCTCTGGAAGTTCGTTGGACGAGGCCTTTCCGCTGGGAGGTGCCAGACACCTGCTCTACGGCTGGTCCATGAGCGAGAAACGAAAATTAAGTCACATGTCGCCAGCCTGGCCTGGGTCTTGAGTGCTGAACTTGGAACTGGTCTCCCCGTGAAGGGTACCATGGAAGATGAGCTGAGTGACGAGGAATCTGTACTCAACTATCTAGAAAACGTCCATGGGTCAAACATGGCAACTGTGATTTCGGTTAAAGATTCGAGTTGGAGCTCTGCCGCCCCTAAGCCCTTGATCACAAGTACCCTGCAACAAGAGGTATCGGCGACCTATGGGATGAATCCGAAGAACACGATGCAAATCGCCCAGAAACTCTATGAGGGAGGACACATCACATATATGAGGACGGACTCTGCAGTCATGTCAGTCGAAGCAGTGACTGCCGCCCATGCCTGGATTAAGGAGACCTATGGGGAGAAGTATGTTGGCTTGGGAAAACCTCCTAAGGCAAAGGATGCGAATGCTAACGCCCAGGAAGCCCACGAGGCCATTCGTCCAACCCATATGGAGTTGGCTTCACTTGGCGATGAGTACACAGCACCCGAGAAGAAGGTCTATGCCTTCATCTGGAAGAGAAGCATGCAATCGGCCATGGCTCCAGCGACAGGTGTAAAACGAGTGGTTAAGTTTCGCCTGGACTCTGACCCTGACGCCTTCTCGTGGTCGACGAGTCGGTCGAAGACTCTCTTCCAGGGCTGGCAGATTCTTGGGAAGCAGGTCGATATTGACGCTGACTCTTCCACCGATGAATCAGCAGAAGCAGAAGACTTCGACCTCGACTCCATGAAGGAGGGACAAAAGATACAGTGGAAGAATCTTACTGGAGCACCCAAGGTAACGACCCCTGCTCCACGCTTCACTCAGGCCACCCTGGTGCGTGAGTTAGAGGGGTGCGGAATAGGTCGTCCATCAACGTTCGCTTCGCTTATCGACGTCCTGCTCTCGAGGGAGTACGTGGAAGTCTACGATAGCCCTGGGTCTGTAGAATCGTACCTCGTGCATACCGTCTCTCCAGGGTCGTGGCCCCCTCTTACTGTGTCAAAGGAGAGGAAGGTGGGTGTAGATAAGAAGAAGCTCAAGCCGACCGCTCTAGGAAAGTCAGTGCTCGATATGTGTCTCAAAGACTTCTCGGCCTTGTTCGACTACTCCTTCACCTCAACCATGGAAAAGAGACTCGACTTGGTGGCAGAAGGAAAGGATTCCTGGAAAAAGGTGTGTGCAGATATTTGGGCTTCCTATAAGGATATCTATCATCGACTGCGGAGTAGTGATTCTGCCCCCAGTAAGTCAGAGAAGGTATGTGAACTGGGTGAGGGCATGAAGGCAGTCTTATCGAAAAAGGGTGTACCCCTCCTTCTGGTGGACGGTGTATTCACTGCCTTGCCTGAGGGGACGAATATTCGTGACATGACCCTGGAGAATGCTAAGGCTACACTGGCAAACCTCCGTCTAGGAACCTACGATGATGCAGAGATATATAAGAAGAAGGGGCCACATGGGGAATACATCCAGTGGAAGGAGGTGCGAGTACCCTGGATCGACGGAGAGACCATTGATAAGACAGTTGAGCGGTTAAAGGGAAGGTCTGCTGTCGCGGCATCACAAAAGGTCGTGGGAGACTTTGTCTTTGCCACGGGACAGTATGGGCCATATATGTATAAGAAGAGTGTGCAAAAGAAGATCTTCGTATCCATTCCTGGAGTTGATGTGGCGACACTTACTCCAGCATCAGCCAAGGAGCTCTATACCAAGGGGCTCGCTGCGAAAAAAATGAAGGGTCAGCGAGGAACATGAGATGGTCCCATAGCCCAAATGACAACCACACCCTTTCTGACGAATTATATGATCCGTGAGATTGCCGTCCACCGGTTCTGTCACCTCCTCGAGGGAGTCTATGACGTCCTCGAGAGGAGCTACGAGCTTGAGAAGAATGACATTCTCTACAAGATTGCACTCAGGTCCCACAAGGGCCTGACAGAGGAGCAGTATACTGAGCAGGAGACAGCACGTGAGAGGCACGATGATCTGGCCGATAGGATCGCCCTCCTGCACTACGATCTGGGTGCATGTTTCCGTGGCTGGTATAGGCGGGGGAGGTACTCGGACATTGTAACAGAGGATGACAGTAGGCTCATTGTCTGGAACAGCCCCTTTGCTGAACAGAGGACTTCGTTGAAGCAACTACAGGAGTATAAGATCAGTGGCACTGAGATCTACATGGTCGGTTTCGACAAGTCAGATGACTTTCGGCATGTGAGTGTCAGGGGAGCATACCACCTGCTCTCTGGCAGGGTCAACTTCTTTGATGACTTGATGAAGACACTGAAATATATCTTCACCAACTTCAAGACGCACGCAGACCTGATGAATGAGATTACGTGAGCTTCTCTACAAACAGCTGCTCATCCTTCAGACCAATACGCTTCACGCGCTTGTGATACCCATTCAGGAACCCATCGATTCCACGCATAGTGAGATCAGGTCCACCCCAACCATAATCATCGAAAATCATGACCCCACCCTTTTTCAGTTTCCTGAAGGCGAGAACCGCATCCTCTAACACATACTCAGGCTCATGGTTTCCGTCAATATAGATCATATCAAAGAAATTATCGGCAAACTTAGGAATTTCGTCCCGCGAATATCCACGACGAATATCTATTCTTTCCTTGTGACCAGAGGTCTCGATATTGCTAATAAAGTTAGAATATACGTGAGGCTGCTGTCCCTTGTACTCAGGATACTCATCATAATCTTCCCATGGGTCTACCAGAAATAATCTACTATCAGGGTGAGAGGCATAGGTATTCGCAACAGAGATAGCATTTGCTCCGTAAAATGCCCCTATCTCTAGGTAAGTGATAGGTCTACTATTAAACTTAGTTAAATCGAGATGTTCAAACCAGTTATCGGTTAGACGGTACCTGACACCATTGAATCCGCTAGGTAACATTATGGTATGCAATAGAACTAGTTGCTTAAACCTGGTACTTGAGGAAGATTCAATGATCACTTCTCAACATCTTACTAAGATGGATCTTCCCACTTTTTCCTTGCTCTATGCTCATTCGATGATTACTATTGAGGCAGAAAAAGTGGTGGCAATGATCTTAGAAGAGAACTTTATGCGGAACAGTAAGATACTTAGGTATCCGATAAGTCTCGACCATATATATCACTATTCTCTTATTGAGTCTGTAAAAACAAAGATTCGTGTAACTTCTATATACATCAAGGATGGGGCACTCATTGTAGACTGGTCTGATCCTGGAAGGTAATACGTGAGGGATTCTCCCAACCTCTAAAAGAATGTCTTCACCTCCATCGAGATCCCCGTCTCCCGCAAACTCAACAAAGATAGACGGGGCTCCAGCACCACCGCCTCGCCCCCCTAGACCCAACAACGGCTGGACGAAGGAGCAGGAAGAGCTCATGGCTGGGTGGTCCGATGTGGCTGCCTGTTACAGATGGATGCATGACCGTTGTGAAAAACGGATGAGCATGAATAACATGATGATCACTGTACCAGTTATTATCCTATCGACTCTTACAGGGTCCGCCAGTTTCGTGATGAACAGCTTAGTGGGAGATAATCCAACCGGTCAAAAGTATGCCCAGATCGGCATTGGCAGTGTGTCGATTTTTACAGGAATTCTGACGACTCTTGGTAACTTTTTCCGATATGCTCAGAACTCCGAGTCAAATCGTGTTGCAAGTATTGCGTGGGGGAAGTTTCAACGTCAAATTGCAGTCGAACTTGCCCTGAGCCCTATGGAGAGATTGGACTGTTCTGATTTCCTGGGGATTGCACGAGCTGAGTTAGATCGTTTGATCGAACAGTCGCCCCCTATTCCTGATGGAATCATTGTTGAATTCGAGAAGGAGTTCGAGTCAGTGCCGATGTTAAAGAGGCCCGATATTGCCCATGGAGTGGAGCATACTCATATCTTCAAGAATACGGATAGCCGACTCAAACAGCTGGCAGTAGATGCCACTGTCTTCATGAAGCAGAAGAGGAAGGTGTGGGGTGATGCCATTTCACCGAACATTGATCTGAAGGTAAAAGAGGAATTGGGGAAGCATGTGCCAGGCCTGGTTGAGAGGATACGACAGCTGGAGGAAAGGTTACAGGGGGGTGGAAGCCGCACTCCCTTTCCTATGAGAGGAAGAACTCTCTTGCGAACGGTGCTACCACCGACTAGTACGGGTCCTACAGGAACAGAGGGTCCTACGGGTCCTACGGGTACAGAGGGCCCAACTGGCTCAGGAGAAGATGACGCCTCAACAGGAACGGTAGAGTATACGGGACCGACAGGGGTAACTTGGACACCGCCCAGCTTCGAACAGTCCTTTGACTCTGTGGATGATATCGGCATAGAGATTCGTGAGGCATGATGCATAGGAAAAAAAGTTGACGGGCCGGGCCGTCCCTTGAGCTGGTCCTGATATGAGCACTTGGACTTCTTCGCAGCCTACTCGCCTCTTCGGTTGGACTGACATTCTGGCACGCTGGAACGCTGGCCAGCGCGGGATAGCAGTTGACACCGTTCTGAACAACCTCTCTAGCGGTCGCCAGTACCCCGCACAGCACTACTTCACCTATATGAATGAGGAGCAGGATGCACTCAAGTGGTTCATCTACGAGTGCGTTGCCTCTTCCTGGCTGTGGAACTCCCGCCCTCGTGTAGAGTACATTCGCGTGACACTGGACCTGATTGAGAACCTGGACAGTAACTTCCCCGTCTTCCCAGGCTCTCCCGCTGGCACGGTACGCCAGTTCCTGACGGATAATCTGAGCGAGAAGGAGCTGGACTTCGTACAGATGATGCCCCCGCTGGTGCGTCAGAGGCAGTGCTCTAGCCCCTGCACGGCCTCTGCTGTGGCGTCGCCCGTGTATGCAAAGATCGTCTTCACCGTCATCCGAGACCCTAAGAACACTAATATGGATGACACCGTCGTGATTTCACGTGAGTCCGACGAGACCTTCACCTATACCTACACCGACAAGACCTCTATGGCAGTGAAAAAGTCGTGCCGCCACACCGGTCTGCCCATGTCGCAGGTACTAGCCATGCTGAGCAACCTGCTGAACCTACTGCTCCTTGATGCCGAGCCCTTCTATGGTCTACAGGTCGCCCTTCCATCTACTCCCTCCATCATGCTGAAGATGAAGGACCTGAACTCCAGCACCCGTGACCTCGTCTATGACGCCGTGGAGAACGTGATGGATTTCTGGCCCGTGATGGTGTAAGGTACGACGGCGACGGCCTAGAGAAGTCACTAAATATGAGCCTGCATAACACATCCAGGTAGAATATATACAGTGTCAAAACAACGAAGATCGTAGTGTTTGCTAAACTCTGCCATCTTTTTATGCACCTCTGGAATATTAATTAGCTGTGTACACAGCAACTTCGTGTAAGGACCCTTCTCAGGCAAGAAGATTCCGTACGACTCAGAGAAGAAAGACCAGACAAGGGTGGCTGTGATGTTATCAATGGGTTGCCTGAGATCATAGACAAAGAGAACATCTTCGCTCGGTGGTGGTGTCATAGGGGGTGGAGGATTCTCTGGAGGGCTTGGCGTCTCTCCGCATGTCCCACACAGTCGAGATGTCCCACAGGTCATAGCACAGCCAGAACTCAGCCGTCCTGTCCTATAATACTCTTCAACAAGATCCATTGGACTAGATCTCACTGCAGGGATGTGTATCATTTTTATGGTGTCTATGTAGATGGTTCTGCCTGCAACGCAGACCGGCTTCCTTCCTGTAACAGGAGGACATACCATATATTTTGAGGTCTATGGACCTTCCACAAAACCCCCTCTCCTCCTCATTCATGGAGGGCCAGGAGGAGGCATACAACGGGGATCAATAGGGTTATATAAGAAGTTCCACGTGATCACCTTTGACCAGAGAGGCTGCGGGAAGTCGACCCCCTTCGGTTCCCTGAAGAATAATACCACCTGGGATTTAATTGAAGATATGGAAGCCTTGAGGAAACATCTTGGCGTAGAGAAATGGTTCATTTCAGGCGGGTCATGGGGAACAACTCTTGGCCTTCTTTACGCAGAGACCCATCCTGAACGTGTTAAAGGTATGCTGCTTCGTTCAGTGTGTCTTATTGAAGATATGTCGAATCAGTGGCTCTACGAGAGAGGTGGTGCTAGCGAGATATATCCCGAGGCCTGGTCGTCCTTCGTCGGTGTTCTGCCTTTGCGCCTGCAAGGAGCGGGATGGAGAGAGATTTTACGGTACTACCAAAAGAAGTTACATGGTTCTGAAGCCATGAAATTTGCTCGTGCATGGTGGGGCTGGGAACACGCTATATCGTTTTTACATCCTAGGAAAGACGATACACCTGATTCTGAAGTTCTTTCGCTCACACTCATTGAAAACCATTACTATGTTCATAACTGTTGGATGGATGAGGGGCAGATTCTGCGAGATGCCCATCGGTTAAAGGGGATTCCTATAGTGGCAGTGCATGGGAGATATGATATGATGTGTACGAACAATGAATCGCTTTCTCTCAAGGCAGTTGCCCCCCAGACGAAGATCCTTCTTACAGAAGGTGGACACGCTGGCCCTGAGAACCTGTCGGCGATCAAGAAGGGGATAGCTATTCTCGGGGCCATAGGAAAGAGGGTGACCAGGCGTCAGCGAAAGGTATGCTTCTCTGCATCATAATTTGTCGCACGATTCATGAGGAGCTTTACTCCCTTATACGAACAATAGGCTGTGTATAGATCCTCTGGCTTCGATCCACAGACTTCCGTAATGAATTGAAAGTCCTCGTAGAGTCCCTCCTTCCTTACAACTTCACCAAGGATAAGCTGCATAGATGTATTCATGATACGAGTGATCGACCATCCCCAGTAATCAGGGGCACGCTTTGTCTTGTAAAAGGTGAGGTAGGTGTCGATGCAGTCGTTAATAATCGGATGATTGGGGACACAGGCGAGTACATGGGGGTTCAGCACGGTGTAATCAGACAGGCAGGTGGCGAAGTTGGCATTCGGCTCCAGAAAGTCGTCGAGCGGTACCAGCGGCTCAATGTCAGCGTCGACATAGACACCTCCGTACTTCAGTAAGACGCAGAGACGCCAGAAATCAGACTTGATCGGCGGGTAAGGAATCGAGTCAAAGACCTGGAGATAGATGGGGAGGTAGTTCATCTTGAGAAAGGTGCGGCACTCCTCATCGCCTGCCGTGTGCACCTCATAGGTGGGATTTAGGGCACGCCACTTATGGGCGGAATGGGTCTCGACTAGCTCCTTTGTTGCATGACACATATAAATAGCCTTAGGGATATGTGTCATTCTTTTTTTATATGGAGTCGTGAATTTAAGCCTTTGGTTTTATCTAACATGTGGGTGTTACACCGTTTAGTTCAAATAGAGTACGAATCTCTGGATATGCCTCAAGAAGCTCCTTATCAAACCCCCTATCCCAGGGTTTATGACACCCAAACGTCTGGGGGTGGAAGACTTCCTCCACGGAAAATCTCTTCGCCTGCTCCATGGTTGGGCGGTGCAGATCGACCAGAAGATTATTGCAAAAGTAAATATCCTCTGGCTCACCGCAGTAGGTGACTGTATCGATGATCTCTAACATTTTCGACTTCCTTCTCAGACTCAATCCACCATTGCCAACTCCACCAAAGCGGTCGTTATTCCATGGTGCCCCTACATAGTCATATTGGAAGAACTCATTTATATACTCCTTGTATCGTGGGAAAAGCATCGTGTCTGTTTGAAAGAGAAGGAAGTGTTCCGTCTTGATTTCATCATAGAATGAGCGATTTGTCGAGACATATCTATTGTACTCTGTCCACCTCATTGTATCTATACCCATATTTATAATACGCACCCTATTGCTAAAGGAGATGAGGGGGGCAGTAAAGAGATTCTCACAGAAGGTCTTATTTAGATTCCCGCAGAAAATAATAATAGGTGCATCAATTGTGCTAAGAAAGTTTTGTAAGACAAATTCGAGTGCCTTGTGTTCACGGGTCTCGATGATGACCGCCGTGTAAGAGGTTTGAGTCTTTTGCTCCTTGCATATTATTGCATGGAGTTCCATTATTTCTGGAGGATATGTCTTCGTAAACGTATTTTTTTTAAGAATAGTATCAGATCTGTGAAACACATCCTGCCCGTGTGCAATTGAATACGAGATATTCTCGAGGCTTCGTGTATCTGGTCTATTATACTCTTCATGTGAAAAGGATATAATCTTACGATACATATCATCTATTGACATAAAGTAAGAAAGATGCCATCCACTCTCAATTGCACCCGTAGAAGGCCCCCTCATATTACGAAAAATTTGGAGTTCGGGTGTTAATTTTAGAAGTATATCATTTACAAAAAAGGCTCGGGTCCAATTACCAATATACCACGAAAGATTGTAGTAGTGAAAGTCCTGCTTCATGTAAAGACATCCTTCGCCTGTCATCAAGTAAATATTATCCTTATTAACCTTTGAAATATCTGGTATCTCATCACAGTCGCATACACTGAGAATGAACGGCTCATCAGGATAAAGCTTTAGAATAGTTTCACGAGGATAATTACGCATATAAAACTCATTATTCCATGTCCCTGTAACACGAGTCTCAATTATTAAGAATGTTATCTTATCTAAATATGGTTGAAATCTTTCCTTCATCAACTCAGTGTACAATACATCCTTTCGTATTCCTGTGAATGAATGACGCTGCTCAGTAATAATAAACCTGTCTACCACCGCATACATATACTTGAGTCGCGTGAACATGACTTCTTCTCCGTTAAAGGGGACCGAGTCTATCCAGAGAGTCATTCTTATCTGGAGTGTAAGAATCGCTTTAATAGGTACATAAACTCATTATGCATAGAGTGGGTATGGCTTCTGCTTCTGCTTCTGCTTCTGCTTCTGCTTCTCCTCCACTGATAAAAGAGATTCTAGTCGAGTATCATCCTGATTCGCTAGAGGGGTTTTGTAATGGTGGAAATACCTTGAAGATTATTGGAGCGGGGCGTCTGCGTAGACCAGGGCATCCAGCTGCAAACCAGCAGTACCATTCACAGCTACCTTTCCTACGCCTGGCGTCGACGCAATGGCTCTTTCCTGCCTATTACTGTTGCGGGCCCGTGAAGATTCACATGGGCGACTATGTAGTGCATTCCTTTAAGAAAAAACAGTCCTTCGAGGGATTCACTTATTTTTTGTTTACTCTGCATCGTAAGAAGTTACCACCGCTTGCGGGTAAGATTCTTCCTACGCCTGAACCTCCGAGTTCGTCTTCCACCAACGCTAGCAGTTGAAGGCGGTCTCGGTTCCGTTCCATTTGATCCAGTCGAGTTATTCGATGCAGCCGAATGTCTTCTACCTTCTTCTTGTCCTGCAGGCCCTGCTACTGCTTCTTCTGCAACTTCTGTTAATTGTTCAGCACTAGCCGCAGGTAATCCAGTTTGTTCTACAACACTATCTATTTCTTCTTGCTTAATTTCTTTTATCTGTGCTTCCAAGCTAGGGTTTCCAGCAAGCATGGCTATTCTTTCTTTTGTGGCATCCAAGGTACTCGCAACATTTCCGTAAAAGGATGCATCCATCCGCTGTTGGTCAGCCAAGAACTTAGCAAGGATTTTCTTCTTCCCTTCCCCAGAAGTATTCGAGTTGACAGCTGCTAAGTTTCGTTGAAGGCCCATCATAGAAAATTTAGCAGCAGTAGCCCTGTTTGTATCCTTTAGTAGTTTATACGCAGGACTATTTATCCAATCCTTCTTTGCTTGGTCTCCCTTTTCCAGTAAAAATAAATCAAACTTTGACATCATTATACCAAAAAATATATCTAAGATAACTATCTCACGAATCAACACGCGAAGATATTCACCCGGTGCGATAGTACGATAAAAGAATGATGTTGCATCATCAAATATCTTACTCCACTTACCTTTGGGTGCCTGCTTTACAAGTGCTGTGGCAAAGGTAGATTTGTCTGTAACTAATTTTTGAAGATTATCCCTATTTGATGTTATTACATCGAGTGCACTTGGTCCAGCGATGATGGCAATATAATTTGTAACCTTGGTTAACCAAAGGCGAACAGTGCCCGTATCAAGGTCAATAGAATATTCCTTACATATCGTCTCAACAACACTCATAATCATGAACATCTCATCTGCCTCACCCTGAATTGCAATTAGATTGGCATATAACTCCAGATTCATGCCACGCTGGCGCAGAAGAACAATGAGAAGAAGTGAGAGTCCTAGAAAAGCCGGGGCTAGGGGACCTGTTGCAACACCTGCCACTCCAACTGCTGCAGCAGAACCTGCAGCAGCAGAAGAAAACATTGCTAAGAGTTCGGCATTCTGACGTGTTGCTGTGGCCTTCATCGAAAATTCCGCAGCCTTATTTGCAGCATTCGGATCAACAATATTAAACTTATCCCGTATATACTTTGCAATAGTTGAAGTTGCTAACTTCTTACTCCAGGTAGCTCGTGGTTGACCATTTGATGATGCAATACCATTGCCTGGTCTTCCAAACACTGTTCTACTTAGTGCCCTCGTAGCACGAGTAAAAAGGGATGGACCCTTAGGTTCTTGAGGAACAGGCTCACTCGTACTAAGTGGGCTTCTTAGCATCTAGTATACCTGATATTTTCTAGGTAAGTCGCCACTTAGTAGTCCCATACTCCCTGACCCTCAAGGGAGCATTGAAGGTCTTGATGAGAAAGCGTAGAACCTCGGCTAGAGGGGTTGTGCTATAGAGATTTATCACCAGCCGCTGTTCTGGAAAGTCGCGGAGATACAGCCAAAAGCAGTTCATGGTGGTGAAGGGCTGGCGTACAAGGTCATCGTCCCAGTCAATCCTTGACAGGAACTCGATTTCGTAAGCAGTATATATACCCATGTGGACTTAGAGGGATGGAGGTATATGAGTCACTTTTTTTCTAAGACCAGTCCACGGCGATGTAGTGTTCTGCAGACTTATCAGCAAATATGTGTATGTTGTCTACTTCTACAAGTTCATAGTCAAATTGGCCTCCAACCCCGCGTCGAACAAACTTCTTTGCACTAACCCTACACCCTGGGAAGAGGTCACGAAGGGCTAGAAGCACTTCCTCTGTATTCTTAGAATAGACCTCGCTACTGTAATAGGTTTGATACATGCCACACTGGTGCATGTATGAGGTCTCAGTTGTAGTGGATGCCTTGTCGACGGCCTGTGCGTAGATCAACTTGACCAGGGTTTGAACCTGGAACCGACGAACATCCTCGTCCTTCTTGGCCTTCAGCCCACGCATAGTGTCAACTGACATAGGGATCATGTGGGACTGATTAGAGGTAAGGGGGTATGTTCATTTTTTGGCCCTTTGGTCCTTTGGCCCTTGGCCCTTTGGCCCTTGGCCCCCAGAAAAAATGAAGAGAATCTTAGGGCAGACTAAGGTCCCCATGAGGACGTATAAGGTAAGGGATACAGGTGTCTTCTCCTCGAGATTCGATGAGGTCAAGGCCGCTGTTAGAGAGAATCCAGAGTGCCTGAACTCCACACATCTATCCTACCTTCGGGCCACCCAGCCCCTGGCCCATGCCCTCTTTGCACGACATCCACGGAGTATCGTTAAATTCCTCCTTGATTCAGGGGCAAAGGCTACCATGCAGGATGTGAACGCTACTACATGTTGGATCCGCAAAAGGATGATTATGCAACACATGCCGAAGATTACCGAGGAGGCGTACAAACAGTACTACGTCTACAACTCGTGTGGGGCACCGAGGAAGGAGCAAGATTGGTTTGCTGCCTACACCAAAAATCGCCTCATCTTCAAGCTCACCATTACCCCTGAGCTTCTGAAGAGGGCAGAGGAGGTGAGCTATACCCCGCCGATTCCTGTTAAAGGTGGGGTCGTGCCTGGGCGGCAAGGCTACTTGGATGCACTTGCGTCTGCATCTGCGTCTGCCTTGGGGCTACGTCTTACGACCAGTCAATCACTACACCCCTCTTGAGGATCCTGTTTGTTGCGTCAACGTCAACCCACGCTTCCTGATACGTGACAGTACAGTCTGGAAACTTTCGCTGGAAAGCGGCGACGAAATCATCGTTTGTTAGCACGGTGATCGACTGATGCCGTGGGTTATGTCTATTATTATCGGGCTCGAACATATAAGAGGTTTTCCCCTGTGCTGCAGACTCCTGTATAGGATTAACATGGATTGCAACACGTTGGTCAGCTTGATCCCTCATACGTTGCTCTGCCTCCCTCTTACGTTGCTCTGGCAAACCCTGGAGAAAGGCACGGGTAAAAGTTTGGCTCATGGCGGGACTGGTAGTGACATAACAGTCCCGTTCAATTTTTTCCTGTAGTCCACCTAATTAAAGGACAAAACCTCAGCCCGTCCCTTTCCATCCGTAAGAAAGGAACCCCAGCTGTCCACAATCGCCCTGAGCTCCGTGGCCACACCACCGTTCAGCGACATGTATAGCGTCGGCCTGTCCGCCGTGGTGAAGTTTATACTCCCATCCGCCTGTCTGGCCGAGTATTTTTGTGGAGATACGTACCCAAGGCCCCAGTTCATCGTATAGATTTCCTTCTGGGAGTCAATCTCCTCTTTTGCAAAGTTGGTGACATCTCTCCAGATCGAGGGTTGCCAGTTCGCCTCCCTCGTCCTCCCTGCTACGACAAGTCCAAGGGTTGAAAAGCTTGTGAGCTTCCACAGACGATTTGCCTTAATGTCATCTAGAGTACGGAAAAACCACATGAGGCGGTCAGAGGGATGACATGCATCTATCCTTCTGTTAACACCCACTGAAGCACTATCATTTGCCGTCTGGGTGAAGACATTTTCATAGACTGCGGTAAAAGGGATCTCCGTGGGAGTGGAGCGAAGGGCATCCTTTGACACATTATTGAGAAAGATGTGTTGCGTTTCCAGCTGGACCTTCAGAGGGGCTAGGGCGGACCTGTCGAGCGATGTAAAAGGGATTGTTTGCGTGGCCGAAGTTACCTGCATCTGGAGGCCCCACGGGACCGGCTTGTCCTGAGTTACAGCAGACGTCTCCACAAGGTCCTCGATCTTCCTCACCTTACAGCGGAGCTTGTATGTGTGCGAGCTTGTAGCCACGAGGGGAAAGCCCTTATCACCCGAGTTACAGCCGATTGTAGGAAGACGTAGACGGAGCGTGCCCGGCATGGCATTTGCTCCAATTGACGCTACAGACCCATCGTGTGTCCCCGTCTCTTCATCCACAAGTAAACTATCCGCATAGGATCCCTTGATCTGTGCGGTGGCCCACAGGTAGTCGCCACTGAATTCCTGTAGCACAGTATTGTCTTGATAGAGGTATATCTTCTCAAATAAAAAATAGGCTATCCCGTTCACATAGCCATACGTTGCACCGGCCAGGTCAGAGATCTGCGTGTTGCTAAAGGTGCGTTGAGTACTAGGAGGGAGCCATGTGGGGAGATTAATGACGAGGGTCATCGAATCGAGCACGTCGCCCACGATATCGATGGGAAACTCAATCATCTTTCCGAAGTCAGTACCCGACGTCGGAGGAATTCGGCGTATCTCTCGTACGATCTGTTCCTGCTGAGCGTATGACGTGTCAAAGGGATTGACAGACTTCGGACCGTCTTCATAGAAGTATGCATCTTTTTTCCCACGACACATGAGTTCGTAGAGTGAGCCTTCTGAGGTGGCAATAAGACTCATCTGTTGTACTGTAAATATTACTTCTTCCCTTCAGACCCAGGGAGCAGATCAACAAGCACCCGAGTTACTCCCAGGAGGACAAAGGAAGAATAGGATACCTGGCTCTGGGATGCCACCGTCAGTAAACTTTGACATACCGGACTCCCCGTCGTGATAAGCCCCTGGACGAATCCCCAGACCCCCTCAGAAACACACATTGTGCTATATGCCTTCATTGCCCCGTAATGGACTGAATAGGCGAGAAGACCACTTAGGACACCACGGCTGATCGCCTCCATAGAGTATACTATTATGTTTTCTTTATATAGTATGAAGCTCGTGGATTATGCTTCAGGATTAATAAATGCTGCAGTAGGGCGTCAAACTGAAGGATTCACAGATATGACATCTATCTTAGGATCGCTGCAGAGTCTGTATTCTTCTCTTCCCCTCTTACTGATCTTTCACCTGAGCTCAATGATCGTCTATGGCCTGGGGGCGGCCAGGCTATCGTATTGCTACCAGATGAATACTAACCCGAATGCAACCCTCTTTTACTTATATGTAGTACTGGCCTTCGTCTTCTCGCCCGTGTACTACCCCTTCTACGGTATCTTCTTGAATCCTCTGTGTTATACGGTTAAACGCTAGGTCGACTTCTTACCACTCTTTAACACATATATAGGTTCAGTTCCAGCAAACTTTGGAAGTGTCATGTGAGCGACTCTTCCAAAGGTACGAAAGGGAATAGTGTAAACACCAGGTTCCCCTGACTTGATCCAGGCATCGAGGTGGACCTTCGTCTGGATATATTCATCGGAATCCTTCTCAACCCCGATCTCAAGTATCTTACGGAGAATGGTTACGGAATCAGACACACGCTCGGCGAAGGGCTTGGGGCTTGACATACTCTGTAAAAAAATGGCCGTAGCCTTTATGTCTTTGGTATGTTTTTGTCTTTTGTCTTTTTGGCACTCAGGCCGTGTACTTCAGGCCGAACACTACACTCCTACGTGTCTTGGGAGTATTCCAGTAAAGTACGAAGATGAGGTTATCCCCGCAACGGAAGTCCTCGAGGTTGTCCAGCATCTTCCCGCCTACACATAGCGTGTCGCTCGTGGGGCAGATAGTCTCTTTCGTCTTGTTAACGATAACCAGCTCCAGGTCAGTGTAGTGGGCGAATCGACCTACAACGCGGCCGTGCATCGTCACCGGCGTCACAGAGGCGCACGTTGTCCAGTCGATATCGTTCGTCCAGTCGACCTCGTGCGTCTCGCTCCCCAAGGTTACAAACGACTTGAGGCCGAACTCGTCATAGATGGCCTGAATCTTCTGCTGCAGGGTGAGGTCGGGCTGAGCGTCGATGCCCTCGGCAAATGCCCTGACCCTCTGCTTCATGCCGGCGGTGGCCTTCGGTAGGGTGACGGTCATGGAGCCCGCGACCACGTAGGGCAGGGAGGAGACCCAGTGCTCGACGCTGTCGAACATCTCCTTAGGTGCCAGCTGCAGCACCCCGTCCTTCGTGACGACGGCCTTGACCTTCTGGAGGCCAGGCGTGTCCGCAAGAATGTAGGCCACAGTGAGCTTGGTCTGGCAGGGGTAGGTCACAGGGCTGGCTGCCTCAGGGGTGGTGTCCTCAGGCGTCGTGAGGAAGGTCGTCAGCTGACGCACCTCCTCTGCCTGGGGCCAGGGGAACAGGGGGAGCAGGACTGTGCTCTTGGAGTCAGGCATGGCGACCAGCACGGTGCCCTCGGGCTTGTGCGGGTAGTCAGAGTAAGACCCACTGACCTCGTGCAGCTCCTGCCAATCCTGGTCGATCCGCTTTTTGAGGCACCAGTGCTGGTCCACAAGCTGATCGTGATAGGTGGCAGCAGCAGCCCATGTGTCGTGCGCCTCATTCCATTGGTCGTCACTGGGGTGCGTATCGTTCATGCCGTCCTTGAACCACCACTCTGCACTCTTCAGAGCTGCGTAGGACTTGTAGATCTTCTTCTCCAGGACGGCCAGGGGCTGAGTCTGCTCGGCCACGTAGGCGGCCAAGAGGTCGTTCCAGTAGGGCTTGGTAGACAGAACCTCGTAGGCCTTACCGCAGCCGAGGGCAATCACCTCACGGATGGTCTTCTGCTCGTTGGAGCCATTGTTTGCCACGTAGGTGGTGGAGTCAAGGGAGGGCATGCTGAGTGGGACTGCTAAGTGGGCCTGACCCGCCGTTCACTTTTTTTCTTAAAGAGGAGGCGGATGCGCAGGTATAAGATGTAAAAGGCTGTGCGGAAGTCCATGGAGGACGTGTGAGAGGATACACGGGATAGTTCATTTTTTCGAACAAAAAAGTTTAGCCCCTGTCTTTTTGTCCTTTTGTCTTTTGTCTTCTGTCTTAGCTCATATAGGTAGCCTCCAGCACGTCGATCATGCGGTAGGCGTAATTCTGCGTGTACTCGAAATGCTCTCGCATAAGTCTTGCCTTCTCCCTCTGCTCTGGGGTCCAGGCGTTGACCCCGTGTTCCTGCGTACGCTCTGTGCACTCGCGCCTGAACTGCTCGTAGATAGCGTACTCTGCCTTAGCCATGTCAAAGGCGTGGGAAATGGCCCCTGTGAGCCTGTCCTGTGTAGGGAAGCTGTCAAAGAGAGGAGTTAGCCCTCCCTTGCTTCGGTAGGCCTCGATGAAGAGCTTGCGTTGCACGATGTCGCCCGTGTAGAAGATCTCAATGAGCTTGCCAACAGGCTCGTAGAAGTTGTGCAAGATGTAGCCGATGCTCTCAGCAAAGTAGGGCTGTAACTCCTCATTGCACTCCTTTTGCTCCCGCTCATTCTTCTGCATCAGGGTGAGCGCCTGGCTACGCAACTGGTCGAGAAGCGGGTGGGCGGGGACGACGCCAGGCACCATAGGATTCTCCATCTTGTTCTCGACAAGGAACTTGGTAATTGTAGCCATAAGCTTGAGGTAGGACATTTTGTTGGTGGGGACTGAGTATGAGCTGAGCTGAGACTTCAATTTTTTGGAATACTAGCTACCGTGCTTTAATGGCTACACGGCATGCAGGCATAAAAGGGGAGACCGTGCGGGCACTTGGAGTCAAAGGGTGTGCCGAGTGCTGAGAAGATAGCCTTAGCATCAACTGATGTTGTGGCAGCAGTTAAGCCCTTACACTTAGCACACTGGCAGACAAAGGGCTTATGCGCTAGAACCTCGTCAACCTTTGCACGAATCCTCTTCATATACGCATCCTGTGTGCCGGCGTCAAGGCGGGACTTGTGGCAATTGCCACATGGACAGGTATCGACCTGGTGAGTGTAGTTAGACATTGGGACTCGATTAGCCATGGAACGAGTGGTCAATTTTTTCAAAAAAAGGGGTTTTGGTTTTGTTTTGCCCCTGTGTCTTTGTGTCTTTCTGTCTTTTGTATTTTGTCTTTTGTCTTTTGTCTTTTGTCTAACTCATGAAGGTAGTCTCCAGCACATCCAGCATGTGGTAAGCGTAGTTGTGCGTGTACTCAAACTGCTCCCGCATCAGTCTCGCCTTCTCCCTCTCCTTTGGTGTCCACGCGACTCCCGAAGCAGGATGCTCCTTTGCGCGCTCGCTGCACTCGCGCCTGAACTGCTCGTAGACGGAGTACTCTGCCTTGGCCATGTCAAAGGCATGGGAGATCGCAACTGTGAGCCTGTCCTGTTTAGGGAAGGTGTTAAAGAGGGGGACGAGGCCATTCTTCCTTCGGTAGGCCTCGATGAAGAGAATGCTGGCGAGAATGTCGCCTTTGTAGAAGATCTCGAGAAGCTTACTTACTGGCTCGCAGAAGTCTGCCTTGATATAGGCAATCGTCTTCTCGTAGTAGGCCTTGGCGTCCTTGCGCTCGGCGGGGATCTGCTCCTGCTCGCCCTCCCACTTGTGGAGGAGGGAGTATGCCTTGCCGAGGAGATGCTGGAGAAGGACGTAGCTCGGAATGACATCTGGCACGAAGGGGTTCTCCATGTCATTCTCCTTGAAGAAGCCCTCGAGGGTGGCAATGAGCTTGAGGTAGGACATTTGTGGTGGGGGGACTTTCTGTGACTGGACAGCGGGAGTTCAATTTTTCTATGAAAAGAGGGGAGGCTGGTCTTCGCCTAATGGCTACACGGCATACAGGCATAGAACGGAAGACCATGGGGGCACTTGGAGTCAAAGGGTGTGCCCATCGCAGCAAAGATCGCCTTAGCATCTTCTAACTGCTTACCGTGGGACTCCTTACTCACCGCGGCCTTGTTGGCCGTGAACCCCTTACAATTCGCACACTGGCAAACGAAGGGCTTGTGTTCCTGCTTATCCTTGAGTACCTCATTCACCTTAGCACGAATCCTCTTCTCATATGCATCTTGAGTCCCAGAGTCGACGCGAGACTTGTGACAGTTTCCACAGGCACATGTATCAACATTATGGCTATATTTGTACTCGTTTGAGCCTGTAGGGGACAGGGTCTCAGGACGACAGGCACACACCTTTCGGTCGCAGTTAGACATCGGACCTTCTTAGGATCTGATCGCTTGTTCAACTTTTTGCAGAATGCAGAAGACATAAGATATAAGACAGAAAAAAGGTCATTGCCTTTTGTATTTGTGTTAAATGGTTTTGTTTGCTTTCTGCTTTCTGCTTTCTGCTTTCGGCCTCTCGGCTCATGTCCACTTTACTCATAGCCTCGCCACGTGGTTCTCCACCCAGGTCACGCCCCTCTCCAGGTAGTCCTGGTCGCCGTCCTCCTTGAACTTGTTCCGCAGGTGCTGCAGGTGGCGCCTCCTGTGGTTCTCCTTGTACTGCTGTTTGGAGAGGCCCACCACTGCCGCCGAGAACGACTCATAGCCCGCGGGGACGTTGCCCGCGATGGTAGAGAGGCGTGCGACCTCCTGGCGGTTCTTCTCCAGCAGGCCATTCAGGCGGCGGATCTCGACGGCTCGCCCATCCTCCATCTCCTGGCGCATGGCCGTAATCTTAGTCCTCAGCTGCTGTATCTCCACTCTCTTGGCATCCTGGGTCGCCTTGTCCTGCGTGTACTCCATCTCGCGCTTCAGGACGTCCAGGCGCTGGCGCATGTCCTCCACGGCTGCCTTCTTCTCCTGGTCGATGCCCTCGCCGCGGGAGTTCTCCACGGCCGTCAGGCTCTTGCGCAGGGTCACAGCCTCTGCCTCGAGGAGTAGGCGGTCGGCACCGGCAATGGCACGGGCCAGGGGGACGTCAACGGAAGAGGCGGTCTCCTTGAAGTAGTTGTTGACCCAGCCACTCGCCTTGTCGCGGAGGATGTCGTTGACGGTGAAGATGTGCTTGTCCTCGGGCTCGGTGGCGCGCACCTGGTCGGCGATCTCGGCAGTCACAGCGAAGTTCATTTGGTTCGGTGGGGGGACTAAGCAGGGGATAGGGCTGGGGTTCATTTTTTTTCGAAGAGGCAGGCATTACTGTAAGAGGGTGTGTATGAAAAAGTTTATTGGGCTTTGTGTTTTGTGTTTTGTGTTTTGTGTTTTGTGTTTTGTGTTTTGTGTTTTGTGTTTTGTGTTTTGTTGCTCCTTTTCTTTAGCGCAGCCTGGTGACGCTGCGGACCACGAACACTGCAGAGGTGGGATCCGCAATGTCGTTGTAGCCCACGTAGAGGCGGTTGACCGTCTTGCCCACATCAGTCTTGGGCAGGTTGGCCGTCTTCTTGCCGCCCTTCATCGCCATCACCTGGTCATAGCGCAGCACCTCGGGGCCCTTGGTCGTAGACGTCTGGTAGAAGCCGTCCTTGAGGCCGGGCCTGTGGATGCCCTTTGCGATTGCCTTGGCAGCCTCGAAGGTGGCACACTCAGTCCAGACAGCATCGTAGTCGTCATCGTTCTTCTTCTCGCGTGCGGCGGGCTGGGCCGCAGTCATGCTCCCCCCACCGCCGCCAGCGGGAGTCGCATAGGAGCGCATGACGGGCATCTCGTGGGCGCCTGCGCGGGCGGCCTGCACCCGCTGGCCAGCCATCTTCTTGTCGAGGCGGCTCACAGGGATGTCCGTGAGGGGCGGCGGGCAGCCAGCGATCACCTCGCGCCAAAACCCCAGGTAGTTGGTCACGGTCTGCTCGCTGGAGTAGATGATGGTCTGCTTGCTCTTACCATAGCCGCAGGCACGGCCCAGGAGGCTCTGCAGGTTGGTGTCGTCCTTGCCGCCGACGCGGTCATAGAGCACGCCGACGTGGGTGTCGTCCATGGTCTTGGAGGCGTAGAACATGTTCTTGAGGAGGATGAAGGTGTGGCGCTCTGGGGCGACCTCAAGCAGTGCGTTGATGTCGTCCATCTTCACGGAGGACGAATCGTCGCTCACCTCAGGCCTCTCCTTGGAGTCCCAGGGGATGACGTCACAGCCAGGAAAGGCCTCCGTGAGTACTGCACATGCCTGGGCCTGCTTGCCGTGGCTCGGGCGGATGATGTGGTAGAGGGGCGTGGGAAAGGCCTCCACCACGCGCTTCAGCCCAGCCACTGCGGGTGCGTTGGCCTTGCCGCTCACGACCAGGTTCTGCGTGGGGCGAATGCGCCCAGCCACGGAGAGGGTCTCCACGGACTGGTACTCCTTGCTGGTCTGAAGGCGGACCACGCGTGCCGCAATGGGGCAGCCGGCGTCGCTCATGACTACGCCCTTGGCCGGGTCTGTTGCACTGATGGTAAGAAAACGCACGTTGCACTCGTCCCACCTCTCGCGGGGGCAGAGGCGTGCCACCTCCGCATAGACCATGCCAGGCCTGTTGCCCGTGGAAGAGGCAATGTGGCTCTCGTCAAGGACAATCAGCACATTGGACAGGATGCCACCAGCAGCCAGAGAGTGGAGTGCGGCGATGATCTTGGGCAGACCACCGCTGTGCTGGACGCCAGTGCGCACGCCCAGGGGGAGGCGGTCCCTGGTCTGCTTCAGCCACGCATTGTCGCTCATGCCAGTGATGATGAACATGCGGTCGGGCGTGATGCGGAGCAGCCTGGCGTTGGCGAGCATGAGGCGGATGAGGGCCGTGACGACGCCAGTCTTTCCTGCCTGCATCTCTGCCGCCAGGTGGACCCATGCACGCTGGGCCTGGGCCACGAAGAAGTAGAGGAAGCACTGCATGGCTGCAAGGAACTGGGGCTCGTGCGAGTCCTCAGATGCCTCTGCCTCGGCGGCAGACCAGCCGAACTCGGGGATCCAGGGCGTCGTGCTAAAGCCGGCCCTGGTCATCTGGAGCTCTGCGTCGGAAAGTGCGCCTGCGAAGCTCTGAGTTGCCATGTTGCGTGTGCTTCCTGTTGGTGGGGGACTTATAGCTTGTATAGGAGGGGCCATTCATTTTTTTCCGAAGAGTTGAAGGGGCTATAAGAGGCTTCCATGCAAGGGATAGTACTGTAAAAAAAGGTGTTGTGTTTTGTTTTGCTTCGTTTGGCCGTATTTATGGCTTAGATGCTGCCCGCCTTCGTGATCTGGGTCGGCACATTATAGTAGTCCTCTGACTGGATGATGGTCCGCATGAGGCCCACCGTCTCGTCGTACTCTGCGGGGCTCAGGCCCGCAGCGTCGAGGATCTTCTGGCGCAGAGGGTGTGCCTCGTACTCGGGCATGCCCTTCAGGCACAGAGCGTATGCCCATGCACCGCCCCTGACCTTGTTGAGCGCCGTGACGATGGTGTAGGCCATCATCTTCTTGTCCTCTGGAAGCCTGTCGTAGAAGAAGCGGTGGGGGTACCTCTCCTCGAAGTCGCTCCAGTAGTCGATGGCGTGGACGTAGAGACCCGTGGCCAGCTTATCGCCCATGGTATAGGCGTCGTACTTACTCGTGCACTGGCCAATCGCCCAGTGGCGCAGGGCCATCTGCATCTCATGGTAAGAGGAGGAGTTAGCCACGGCGTCGGCGTGCACGCCTGCCTTTGCGCGCATCTCTGCGTAGCCATACCAGTACTGCTTCATCGTCTTCGGGTGGGGACTTATATGATGCTGCCATTGCTGCGTCACTTTTTACATTGGCAAGAGGGCCTAGGGCTAGGGCCAAACACAAAAAAGGTTGTTCTTTTTTGTTGTATTGTTGTATTTGTCTTTTGTCCTTTGTCCTTACTCGCTCTTCCACTCGCCCAGGTCCTCGTCCCACTCGGGCATCTCCGCACCCAGCTCGCCCGCCTTCTCGCCCTTGACGTAGATGTTACCGAGCTCCTTGTGGCGCAGGTAGACGTTCTCGCCCAGGGTGACCTCCTCGTACTCCTTTGCAAAGGCCGCCAGCTTGGCTGCCTCCTTGGCCGTCAGGGGCTTGGCCGCCACAATGGCTGGGGGCTCTGGTGCTGCTGCCTTGGGCTCTGGTGCGGCTGCCTTGGGCTCTGGTGCGGCTGCCTTGGGCTCTGGTGCTGCTGCTGCAGGGGCCTTGGGCTGTGCCGCCGCCTTGGGGGCCGCAGGGCTCTTCTTCACCTTTACCGCGGCGGGCGGCGCAGGCGATGCTGCAGAGCTGGAGGACCCCTGGTGCTGCAGACGCACCTCCTCGCGGAACCTGTTGAGGGCCCTCTGCGTGTAGGTCAGCTTCTCGCCAGGGCCCGCCACGTAGGGCGCAAGACCTGCCTCCTCCTCGGCGATGGCCTGCAGCCGCAGGCGCTCGTTGCGTGCGGCCGTGGTAGAGACGCCGCCCTTGGTACGGCGGGTGTACTCGGTCCACACTGCCGTGATCTCGAGGCCTGCTGCCTTGCGGGCGGCCCTGAAGGCCTTCAGGCCAGCAGGGGTCTCGGGGTACTCAGAGCGAATGACCCCCAGCTCGGCGGACATCTCCACCTCCAGGGCAGCACGGGCAGCGTTCATTGCAACAAGACCAGCGGAGGCCATGGTATAGTGTGTAGGGTGGGGGACCAGCTATAGAGCCTCTTGGCTACTTCACTTTTTATTACAGGTTGAATGGGGACCTCTTTTGGGGTCAAAGAGGGGTCTTCACTTTTTAGCTTAGATTGACAAAAAGACCTCAAAAGACCTCTATTGGGGTGTAAAAAGACCTCTAAAAGACCTCGAAAGAGCCCCTCTTACCCTTTGCCCGCCGTGGGCGGGCGTCAACCTAAGGTAAAAATTGAACTGGCAGGAGGCCTCCATAGCAACGTGGGGTGGAAGAGAACTAGAGCACAACGAGGCAGCAGGCCTGGACAGCCCATCAGTGGGGCGGTGCTCGGACGAAGTCAAAGGACGAAGTCAAAGGGCTGGAATACGGACGTGCAAGAGGAAGGGGTGTGCATGACGCTGGCTGTGGGCCAGGCAGTGGCTGGCTTTGACCAGACGCTGTGGACCTGCGAGGATGGGGCAGATCCGAAGAGTCAATTCTTACGTGGGCTGGAATACGGACGTGCTAGAGGAGGGGGTGTGCATGACGCTGGTCTGAAAGACCAGGCAGTGTCTGGCTTTGACCAGACGCTGTGGGCCTGCGAGCGAGGGGCAGCTCCGAAGAAGAATTTCAGGTAGGACGGAGAGGTAGGCGTATCGGGTTAGCCCGTCGTCCTATCAGGTGTATCGGACGTGTCATGCGCAAGCACCCTGTAACACTGCACAGCAGGGCAGGGAGGTGGGACACGACGGGTGGGTGCGAAAGGCGGGGTCTTTACCCTATGGGGCACTCATCAACCCTCTGCGGCCTAGGCACGCAGAGGTAGAGTGGAAGAAGCGTAGGAGGCGCTTTGTGGACGGCTGCGTGCAGTCAGGGGGAACAACCGCAAGAGACCCGAAGAGGGAGACGTGGGCGGGCGTGTTAGACGAAGCAGCTGAGCCTAGCCGCTGCTGGGGAAGGTCAATGGCCAATCGGGGCTGGCGGACACGACGTGGGCGGGTATTTCTACCCTACCTTCAATGGGAGCCCAGGTGTGCGAGGTAGGGGCACATCAGAGGAAGGTCCTCTTTTTATGGCTTGGAGCGTTAAAAAAAATGAACAACCTATGGCGTGTGTAATAGGTCCCCATGACACTCAGCGAGGTCCTTATCGCGCTCTCACGCCTCTCGCCCTGGCACGCCGACCGTGCACGCCGCCTCTTCACCTGCGGTTGCCCCAAGCAGACGGTCATCGACATCTGCCGCATGGCGTCCCCTGCCGAGAGGGACGGTCGCCTTAGCGACGAGGAGCAGAAGCTCTTTCTCGAGGAGATGGCCATCGGCCAGGACGCCACGCCTATGGAGAAGGTCCAAGCGGACCTGGCCCACGCCCACCGTGTCATTCAGCGGATGGAGTCAAGGGAGAAGTGGTTCGCCGAGAGGATCGAGCAGCTGGAGGTCTTCGGTAAAAGGGTGGCTGGGGAGCTGGCGGAGGCGAGGGCCTCTTGCGAGGGAAACGCAGAGGGCGGTGTCACGCCCAAGCTGACGCTCCAGCTCGGCGACGTCTCCCTGCCTGACCACGAGCGTCTTGCAGAGAATATCCACAGAGCCGTCCTGAACGAGGATGGCCTACAGCCTGGCATGACCCCTCGTGCCCCTCTTCTGCCCATCCCCACCCATTCCCTGCAAAAGGCGGTCTCATGGAGCGACCTGGCCTCTTCAGAGGCCTTTCCCTCTTGCTGTGCAAAGCCCCAAGACCCTCACAAGGCCTGCATGCTCGTGGGGACAGGAGGGATCACCTGCCCCTACTGTGACGGGAAGTGCACGTGTGACTATGGGGAAATGGAGATGGATGCCATCAGGGAGAAGCACGGGCTCGGCCCTATGGGGGACGAGACGCCGTTCCTCTTACCATGCCCAGGCTTGTTGGGGGACGCAGCATTTAGCTGCTCTCCCTTCATCAGGGACCTGTACAAGGCCGGCCTCTTTCACTGCGAGCCCTCTTCGAGGCCCGAGGAGCTAGGAAAAAAATGAAGTGGATAGCCCCTCCTAATCCAAGTCCCCCACCAAACCTTCCTTTTACACCAAACATCAACCATGTCTGCAAACGCCTGCGCAATCTGCTTCGAGGACATTGAGGTGGCCAAGACCGGCCGCACGACCCTCTCGTGCTCCCACGAGTTCCACTACTCCTGCCTGACCCGCTGGTTCATCTCCGCCATTGACGCCGACGGCAACCCCTCATGCCCCTGCTGCCGTAAGGAGATGGACGGGCTGGAGAACTACCCCGAGTATGAGGGGGCTTCTGAGGACGAGGACGACGAGGAGGACGAGGACGACGAGGACGAGGACGAGGAGGAGGACCCCATCTTCTTCACCTACTCCCAGCTCAAGGCCTTCATCCGCTTCAAGGGAGGCTCGGGCATCAGCATGGGCTACTGGATCAGCCTCCGCAACCTCATCGCTCTCCCGCGCCAGGTCTGCTTCCCCTCCATTGGTGAGCTGAACGACGTGCTGACTGACCACGGTGCGGCCCCCATCGGTGCCGCAGAGTACGACACCTGGGACGAGCACCTCCCCTTCAACCCCTACAACAACCGCCAGCCCCTGCAGCTGCCAAACTGCGAGAACACCAGGGTGCACCTGATGAGCGACGGTGCCTGGGCAACGGCGTTCGCAAACCCCGAGGAGGACACGGGCATCACTGTTTCCCTGCCAAAGGATGAGGCTGGCGCCGCAGGCACCGTGGCCCACCTCCTGGCCAAGAAGATCCAGAGGGCATGGAAGAAGACCCAGCCCATCACCCTGGAGGCCCTGGAGATGCAGCTCATGGGCACGGCGTAGGTGCAGAACAAAAGACACAAAGACAAAAAGAACAAAGACAAAAAGAACAAAGCTCTTCCACCCTCTCACAAGAGAAACACCATCTTTTCATACGTGTGTTAAAGGGGGTCTGCTATTCTCGTTCATATGGAAGCTGATACCATCGTACAGTCTGTTATAAAGAAATTCCAAGACCGTTCAGCACTTGGACAGAAGAAGTACGGAACTACACTCGACAGAACGGATCTGAAGACCTTAGATTGGATACAGCATGCACAAGAGGAACTTATGGATGGTATTCTGTATCTGGAAAGACTAAAGAAGGAAATGAACCCTGAAAAAAAATGAAGTCCACTTGCCCTCGAAGTAAACGTCCCCCCACCCAAAATGGCCCGTGAGATTCTGCCCCCGTGGAGCGAGTACCGTAAGACCCTTGGCGTTGAGGACAAGGAGGAGCCCCAGACCTTCGGCTGGATGCTCGACACCCGCTTCGCCACCGACCTCACTGAGGCAAAGCACGGCCTGGCCACCATCAAGGGTGGTGCCGAGTTCCTCAAGTCTCATGTCCGCTCGCTAGATGGCTTGGTGCACCCCACCATGTTCGACATCTACACCTCCTTCGGCCCCCACCACAGCGCCGCGTCGACTTCCCTGTTAGCCAACACCTACAAGGCCCTCCTGAACGACTGGGACGGCTTTGTCCTGGCAACCAAGGACAGGGAGAAGCGCAAGGTCAGCCGCTACGACGAGCGGCAGATCCACTACTCGGACTATGACGACTTCCTCGTCTCGGCCAAGAAGGGTGGTGCGAGCCACGCGACGCTCTGCGACACGTTCCGCAAGAAGTTCAGCACCCGCTACGACAACGAGCGCCTCCTGCAGATCTTCAAGGGCCTCAGGCAGGAGGAGAGCCAGGAGTTTGTGGCAATCATGAAGGAGGAGGCGACTAAGCGCCTGGACGATGACATTGAGACCCTCACCTTCCTCTACAAGTGCCCCATCAGGTGGTTCTTACAGCCCTACCAGCTGGTGGTGTCTGCCGCGCACATGGAGAAGATGCGCGCCATCTATCCTGACTACGAGGCTCACTTCGAGACGGTCATGGCCGCCCGTGCCGAGTGGGACAAGAGGCCCTCACCCGAGACAAAGCCCTCGGCCATCTTCTTCAAGGTGTTCGACGCACCTGACATGACGCCCGAGCAGATCCAGGAGATGACCAAGTTCTACCCTGACTACGCCCAGCACATCGAGGGCATCAAGAGCGGAAGGGCGACGCAGATGCAGGAGCAACTCCTGGGCAAGATGTTCGTCGCCAAGCCCGTTTCCGCCGCTGAGGCGGCAGCAGAGAAGGCTGACAAGGCCTGGCGCGTCTTCAACCAGGCCAAGGCCGCCGCAGAGAAGGCCCAGAGAGAGGCTGAGGTAGCCATGGCAGAGGCCGAGGCTGCAAAGAAGGATGCCATGCCCGTGAAGGCGTAAGTACAAAAAAAGACAAAACCAAAGCTCTTGAACTACACCATCTTTTTCTTTTGCCCGAAGTAAGTGCCGCCTCTGGCGAGCCGTGAGGGTGGGCGGGCAAGAGGTCTCAGAAAAAATTGAAGCCTGGAACCAAGTCAATGCAAAGTCCCCCCTCCAGAAGCAAAATGGGACACAGCCACAGCCACGACCTCCAGCTCGTCGATCTGTCCCCCGAAGACTACAAGCTCTTTCTCGACGAAGAGTACACCGTCGTTCGCACCGACGGCACCATTGAACCTGGGTGGAAGATCCGCGACAACAGCCACTACTGCATGAACAGTGAGCCTATGTACGCTCACAACCGCCGTGCAAGTGTGACCCGAGGGGCAGACAACGCGACCGCCTACAAGTTCTTCATGGTCTACGACCTGTGCGACAAGTCCTGTTACAGTGGGGCTCACAACACCCCCTGCGGGCACGTCTGCGGCTGGCGTGCATGTTACCCTGGCAAGCGTGCCTTCTGGCCGACGAGGTGCAAGGAACAGGATGAGAAGGCCACCTGGTGGGCCTGGGCTGACGAGCGCCTGGCCTACCTTGAGCAGAAGCTACAGACCGCTAAGGCCGAAGAGAAGATGGCCCATGCCGTCGAGGTAGCCTCGTTCGAGAGGCGAATGGCGCGCCTTGAGCAGAAGTGACGGACCGCTAAGGTCAAGTAAACAAAAAACAAAACAAAGACCTCTTCCACTACTTTTTCGTGTAACTACCATTACACGAAACAGTAGCAGCTCCTGGTTTCGATCCAGGGACTTATGGGTTATGAGCCCATCGCAATTCCTCTTTGCTAAGCTGCTAAAGAGAATATACGCTACCTCTTTATATTGCCCCGTATTAAAATTGAATCTCCACCCCTCCCTGTTACAGGTCCTCCCATGTCCTGCGAAGCCCGTACCCTAGGCCCAGCCTCTGCCCTCCCAGGCTTCCACACGACCAAGTCATGCAGCCAGGTCGCAAAGAAGCGGCTAATCATCGCAGAGGACCCGCACCGCTCATGCGACGACTGCTTCAGGCGGTACACCACGGGCACCGACTGGTACGGCTGGTTCGACGGGCCGTTCCCGCCCAAGGCCCCTGTCGTTGGCTCTGAGGCCTTCTACGCGAACCTGAAGAAGCCAATCGTGGCTCTGACTCTTCCTGCCCAGAAGGCACCCCTAGGCAGCTGTGGGACCTGCTGGCGTACCAGCTTTGAGCGGTCCGAGTGCCAGGTGTGCCACACGGAGGTCTGCAGGGCCTGTGCATCTGTGTCGCCCAAGGGAGACAGGGGAGATTTCTGTAAAAGGTGTGTTCCGAAGCTCCCGCTCCCTGTACCTAAGGCGGAGCCCGAGGAGCAAGAGGTGGAGGCCCTGACTGCCCAGGTAGCACAGATGGTTATCGAAGAGCCAAAGCCAAAGCCAAAGTCCAAGCCCAAGACCCTCGACTACCCTATCCGCGAGGACATCGCCTCCCTCTCCCTCGACGAGCTGAAGGCTCTTCACGTGCCCCTCGTCGCTTGGATGAAAGAGAACCAGACCAAGTACCCCCGTCTCATCATCCCCTATTACCGTTACAGGATGAAGCTTGAGGCCCAGATCCTCCAAAAAAAATGAACTCCTGGCACTGTCCCTAGCTAAGTCCCCCTACCATGCCCATCTCTGCATTCTCCCAAATCTCCCTGTCGCAGATCTTCCAGGAGCTCCCCTCGCTGGTGAACACTCATGGCCTGTTCGTCGAGGTCAATGGGTTTAGCCATGCAGCGTCTTACGTGGGCGACATCACCTTCAGGGTGACCACCTACAGTGGGCCGAATGGCCGCCTCAAGGAGAGCCGCCTGCAGAGGAAGATGGCTGGCCTACGTGCCACCCCTAGCCCCTGCAGTTTCTGCCCTTTGCCCACAAGTGGCCCGCCCACGGCGGGCAAAGGTTCTGCCGCGACGCCACAGATCCTCGCACCAGACACCTGCCCCCTGTGCCTGACGGACTCGGCGACACCAGGCTGGATCAAGGAGACCACCATGGTCAACGTGAGGGTCCACCACTCGGGCAAGATTGAAGCCACTTCTTCGCACGCAGAGATCCTCACGGCTTTCCTGCAGCCCCTCTTCACTGGACAGGTCAAGTACTACGAGGAGCACCACGAGAACATCGAGCGAGTGGCTGCCGAGGCAGCAAAGGCAAAGGAGGAACGGCTCCTGAGGCAGAGGCGTAACGCTGTAGACGAACGGGAGTAATGCGGATAAAGCCTACGGCTTAAGAAAATCAGTTAAATAAGAAAAGATGTGTGGAATATGGGCCTACGTATCGAGAGGCTCATCCTCTTGCCCCAACTACACAAAGGGCGTTGAAACCCTAAAAGCCCGCGGGCCTGAAACCACCTTTGTGGGAGAATACACACACGGGATCTGGGCCTTTACCCGCCTAGCCATCAATGGATTAAATGACGAGGGCATGCAACCCTTTTTTTTGCCCGATAATTCTGTGGGATGGATGTGTAACGGTGAGATATACAATGCCATCATGCTTGAGCGGGAGTACAATATGCCGGTTCGGTCCGGCTCTGACTGCGAGACAATAGGTCACCTCTACTGTATCTTTGACGTCTACGAGGCAGGGGTTGTTCCCTTTGTGCAGAAGCTCGATGGTGAGTTTGCCTTTGTCTTACGCGATGAGGAGCTCCAGGCTACCATCGTGGCGAGAGATCCCTATGGAGTACGGCCCCTGTTCTGGGGAGAGGGGGTGAACGGTGGGCTCTTCTTCGGTAGTGAACGCAAGTCGATCCAAGACTATGTTACAGAGACCTTTGCCTTTCCTCCTGGCGAGGTATGGACGATCACCGATGGGGCCATCAAGAAGGAGAGGTACCACACGAATCCCTGTGTAAAGCTGCCTCTGAGCGTTGATCCTGCACCCCTGGTTCGTGCTGCACTAGAAGAAGCTGTGTTAAAGAGGGTGATGGCAAGTGAGCGTCCCGTGGCGGCTCTTCTTAGTGGCGGGCTCGACTCCTCCCTGGTGTGTGCCATTGCCCAGCGAGTCCTCACCAATTTCGGTCGTCCTCCTCTGCAGACGTTCAGCATCGGCATGGAGGGGAGCACCGATCTCGAGTATGCACGCAAGGTAGCAAAGCACATTCGCTCAGTGCACACGGAGATTAGCGTCACCGCCGACCAGATGTTCTCTGTGATTCCTCGGGTGATTCACGACATTGAGTCCTATGATATCACCACGGTGCGTGCATCCGTGGGGAATTGGCTCTGTGGCCAGTACATTCGGCAGAATACTGCATGTAAGGTGGTGCTCAATGGAGATGGATCAGATGAGGTGTGGGGGTCGTACAAGTATTTCCGTCGTGCACCGTCAAATGACCAGTTTGACCTGGAATGCGTGCGTCTGTTAGATGAGATTCATCTCTATGATGTGCTCCGCTCGGATCGCTCGATCAGTTGCCATGGCCTCGAGCCTAGGACACCATTTCTCGACAAGGCCTTTGTGGCCCTTGCCCTGAGTGTTCCCACAGACAAGAGGCGGAATGACAAGCAGCTTCTACGCGAGGCGTTCGTCGGCGATTGGTTACCCGATGAGGTGCTGTGGAGAGAGAAGGAGGCCTTTTCCGATGGAGTGAGCTCGGTGGAAAAGTCATGGTTCCAGGAGATTAAGGATCGAGTAAAAGATGTGAGGTGCTGCCTTTCCCCGCCGCGGGCGGGCCATGCAACTCCTCAGCCCCTCACCGCAGAGGCTCGGTGGTATAGGAGCGTCTTTAATGAGCACTTTCCCAATATTGGTGACCCGTGGCCCTATTGGATGCCCCGCTGGTCGCCTGAAACGAACGATCCTAGTGCCCGTACCCTGGTTGAAAAAAAATGATTGGATTAGCCGGTTGTCGAAGTTAGTCCACCAGAATGCGATGCCAGGCTCGCTTAATGACGTATGACAGTCAATACAAGATAGGAACTAGGTTGGCGTTTAAGGTCAGCATCTGCACCACTCCAGCGGATGGAACCCTGTGCGAGGGGTGTTTGCGTAGGCCGACAGATCGAGGGAAGCATGAGCCGCGTCTACATGGCCTTCTGACTGAGCCGATCCCAGAAGATTCCCATATCTACGGAGGGTCCTGGTACTGGAAGCAGGTTGAGAAATTTGGGGAACCTTCTGACGAATGGCTTGCATCAGCAAAGGCAGCACAGGCTGCAGCGGAGGAGTGGGTTGAAGGGGCTTGGGCTGTGGAAGCTAGGGAAGCCAGGGAAGCCAGGGATAAACAGGGAGAGAATACAGAAGACAGGGAAATGGGTTCTGCCTCCCAGAAGCAGAAGCAGAAGCAGAAGGCTAAGCCGAAAGTCAACCCCGCTGAGGTTGTACCACTCACAAAGCTCTTTCCGCCCAAGATTACTCCTGTGTATAAGGAGGTTCCGAAGTCGATTGTAACGATGCCCATTGACTACCGTACCATTGTTAAAGGGGTTCACAATGGCGTTCCTGTCTGGGTTCTCCCTAATGGCAAGATGATGGATATGGACGAGCAGGGGGAGCCGAGGGGGTTTATATAAAGGGGAGTAGCACATATATACTATGGAGTTCACACCTGCCTTTTTTGACGAGGCATCCGCTGCGTGGAAGATGAATAAGAAGAGGGTGGGTCAGATGTACGTGTACGTATGTTCTGCCCATGGATGTAACAGGAAGGCCCTGGAGTTTTGTGATGCACACACGCCTGTGGCCGAGAAAAAATTGACACACGGATACAACCTACGGAGTAGGTCCCACCATGCCCCAGTGCAGCGAGTTTATAATAACAGAGCGTCAGTGTACACGTGATGCCGTCGAAGGGACATTGTGTGCAGCTCACCATGCCAAGCATCTGAAGAGAGAGCAGGACGCTGGTCCTGTTCGTCAAGGCGGATGTTCAGCAATTCTTGTGAATGGCAACCGCTGCAAGTCCTTTGCAGCAGAGGGAGCAACTATCTGCTCGATGCATGCCCGAGTTGCCGAGAATAAGATACGGAACCGTGAGGCTATGGTCGCGCAGAATAGAATTATTGATGAGCGTTCTCAAACCTTCATCAATGATGGTGTAACATGGAGACTCTGTCTGCAAATTCTTCTTACTGAGTGGCGGGAGCATCTTCTCCCAGAACGAGTCCTGTGGATCACAACGAGGAAGGTTCTGGAAGCACAAGGAGGCAGAGAAGATGAGATGCACGCTTTCTATGCACAAATTCGCTGGATGGTTGTCCTTCCGTATCAACAGCCTCCTGAAGCACAGGCACAAGCACAAGCACAAGCACAAGCACAAGCAGTCAGCGACCTGCAGCGTATTGCGACCGACACGCAGAATGTGCACACGAGGGAGGTGGCTTCGCAAACCCAGAAGATGACAGACATCCTCCTCTCACAAGTGGTTCCAGATGGCCAGAAGACCCTACAGCTGGTTACCGTGAAGTTAGCCAAGTACTGTAAGATAGATAGCATGAGTAACTTCCTTGCCACTCTAGCCGACATGAACCTCTGGTACGAGAAGCCCACATGTATCAGAGAGGGAGATGCCTTGTACCGTAACATGTTGAACGCTGTAGTTGCCAAGATAGAGGCATCTGACAAGAAAAAGGACCTCTACCGACGTGCGTATGAGGAGGCCACCGAGTCAGTGGGGATGTGTTGCCAGGGACACCTCAGCCGCCTGGTCAATATCTTTAGCGGATTTGATTCAGAGTTTACGAGTCCTGCGTCTGCCAAGGAACTGTTACAGGATAAAATGGCACGGATCGCTGCAGGCAACTCATCGATAGAAGAGAAGATTGCAAGTGCACAGGACACCTTGGCTGAACTGGAGATTCCGCGAGAGGAGTGGAATGCATGGATTGAAGCCCTGTAAAATGTCTTGCTATACTAGATGAGCATTATCCTTGGTATACTCGCAATTATTATATTATCCGGCTTAGTCCTTTTTTTGATCAGTAGGACCTACCAGCCTCCTTCCCTTTCAACCCCTTTCAGTCAAACCCAAACGTCGAAGACACCCTCTTCTTCTTCTCCTTCTCCTTCCACTGCATCATCGAATACATCCTCTCCCTCTCCATATTCGAGTCCTAGCCCTAGCCCTAGCCCTAGCCCGAGCCCGAGCCCGAGTCCTAGCCCGAGCCCGAGTCCTAGCCCCAGTACAAGCACTAGCTCATCATCTAGCCCTGCATCAGTATTATCTGGCAAGTAAGAAGATGGAGGTCTCGACCAATCAAGAACCTAACAAGGTTAAACAGTACTATAATCGTACACGAGCAAATAACCAGGCAGAGAAGAAAGCGAAGAATCTCAAGGCAGCCCTCGCATCTCTGAAACCTATCAGGGGATACCGTACAAGGCTTCGTAGCCCCTTACATCCTGCACGTGAGAGAAATGAAGAAGAAGAAAAAAGATTAAAGAATCTAAAACCTAAGGTAAATACAAATAACGATCCTTACAATCATCTTACCGATGAAGAAAGAGCCCTTCTAAATCAGGCAAGGGGTGTAGGCGGCAGACGTACAAGAAGGCATAGAGCCAGGAGACATAAATAAGCCATGGACGAGCTAACCGAACAGTACCTGGGAATGCTACAAGATTCTTCTGAATGTGTAAAAGTATATGCTTCACACATTCAGAAGTTAGAGGAAAAGATACGAGACCTGCAAAACGAAGTCAAGGCGGGTCAAGAAAAGCTACTTTACTTCATGGCGAAGGATTCCTTTTCAGTGAGTCGCCACGACTTTAGCACATGCTTTATCACTGTAAAAAATAGGAGGGAAACTGATGTGGAATGGACTCTGTTCCAGGACACCTTCCGCTTCAAGCTACAGATTGAGGTGTACAAGTGGATTGACTCGCTGACGTAGGCAAGTGCTTTGCTGACGTAGGCAACTGCTTTGCTGACTTAGCCAAAGAAGGCACCTTCACAGGAGTTACATACTGAACGATAGTATCGGGCATCGGTGGGCAGACAAACCCTTCATCTAGCTCGTAGATAGGTGGTCTAGGAAAACCATTGAATTCACTACTCGTGACTGAGGTGTAGGCACCCATGCGAGGAAAGAGGAGCCAGTCTCCTTCCATGAGTTCCTCTGTAGACTCGGTCATTGCAATCATATCTACGCTATCACAGGTTCGGCCAAAGAGGACTGCTGGTGTCTGCTTCCGCTCGCCCTCTCCAATCCTGATCCATTTCGGTTCTGCACAGTCAAAGGGAATGCAGGAGAACTGTCCATACAGACTTTCGTCCAGAGTATATCTGTACCCTGGACTACCGTCAGGCATCCCCTTCTTCCCAATCACCTTGACGAACAGTGCGTGGCTTCCCTCGGAGAAGAATCGCCCAGGCTCAGCAATCATCTTCACCTGAGGATTTAGCATAAATGCCTTAGTAATTGCACACGCTGCCCTATAAAAGCCTGGTTGGGTAAAGCCACCTCCAATATCAATTGTCGTCGAAGGATGTCCCCAAGCCTTCAGGATAGCTAGGGACTGCGAGGACTGCAGAATAGCCCGACTATACTGACTGGCATCGGAACATCCAGAACCCACGTGAAAGCTGATTCCTGTGAGTGGCAGCCCCTTGGTCTTGGCATATTCACTAATGAAGCCTACATGATGGAGGGGAGAACCAAATTTCCTGCTAAAGGGGACTACACTGTTTGTATCATCGACCCTGATACGTAGGAGTGCATCCCCCTTCCACCTCTCCTCTGCAAGTTTGTCGATCTCTTCCATGGAATCAATAACCGTTGTCTTAATTCCTAGGCGATTTGCGTAACTAATATCATCTCTCCCCTTACAGGGATTTGCGTATACAATGTCATCGACAGGAGAACCTACGCTCAGCACTGCCTCAATTTCTCTCATACTGGCACAGTCAAAGGCTACCCCCTCCGCATGTAGCCAGTTCAGGAGACGAGGGGAGTGATTAGACTTGACAGCGTAATAGGGTTTAATATAGGGTAGACGATCCTTCCAGAGCTCGACTGATGCTCGGATGTCTGCTCTCGACGTCACGTAAAAGCTGCCGGGGTTCCCCTTGATAGCGTTAGTCGCTCGTAAAACAAGGTCGGTTAATTTCTTCAGTGTATATTAACACTAAACAAAAAGAGTTTAGACCGGGGGTTTTACTCAAGCACAGTGCACTCGAGGAGAAGGGTAAAGTCCTTGCCATTAAAGTCAACTATCTGAAAGAATTCATCCCTGAACTCCACTTGAATAGTGGTCAGGCGTCCAATTGGCTGTTGGAGACTGTAAGAGATAGGTGAAAAGGTTTCCTTATTCAGAAACTTATATCCATTTACCTCAGTATCTAAGTAGATTATTGCAAAGGGGGACCGTCTCCCTGCTCCACGACTGATACAGGAGAGATCAAGAGAATTTTGGAAGTTCATGTATAAGTAGAGCCTCGTAAGGTTAGCGTATAGATTCATTGGATAGGGGGAAATAATCATTCCATCTTGGTTATTCGAATAATCAGACATATCGAATCCGAGGAGAAGTGCAGGTGTCCTCTGCTCAAGAAGTGCACCGTTTAAGGTATCTATAACATCGGGATTCTGGGTGGAAAAAAATAAGAGTTGGAAAGGCTGGTAATACACGTCTTGGATGATGACTATATTTCCTAGAGAACCCTTCTGTACAATATACGTGCTCTGAGATCCTGCTGAAAGCAGTTGTGCCACTTCTTGGAGGAGTAATTCTTCAGAATAGTATCCAGGAGGAAGGGTGATGATTCTCGATGCCCCTGACTCGACGAAGGTGAACTTGTTATTGTTTGAATTAATATTTGTCGGCCTTGCAGGTATTGTCCCTCCAATCAGTTCAATGGACCGAATATCCTTGATTGGAGATGCTAGAATGTACTGAAAAGGATTCGACTTGATGAGATTCATGTAGTTCCTGTCACGGCTGTTTAACTCGAGGAGGATGGTCTTCTGTTTCCTTGCAGCGAGGGGCCGCTCCTTGATGAGGACGGTCTGTCCGCTTGTCTGGGTTATGTCCGTCGACATTCTATTTGTCCTTCTGGCTTTTCTTTAACCACGTGAGGAAGGCACGGCATTTCTCAGGATAATAGGAACCCGAGTCGCCAGGCTGTCTACTCTCGGCTCTTAGCTTCTCGGAAGCGAGGGCATGCAGGGCCTTCTCCCTTGGTGTAAGAGTGGCCTGCCATTCCTTGAGACGATCCATGTTGGACTTGGGTTCGTAGGGTGGTGGGGGAACAACTTTTATTCGGCCGTTCGGGTCAGAAAAAAATGAATATGCTCCTATGAGTCTAGGAAGTCCCCTCATGGCACTTGTGCAATTGCCTGATGATATTCTCAGACATGTTCTCTTCCCCTTGGTCGCCAAGGCCGAACGCTTCGAACTAAATCAGGCCCTACCGAGAAGCCACAGGGTGGTGGGGAAGTTGGGTAAAATGGTGCTGGAGTTTGAACTATTGTTCACTACCGTGAAGATGAAACGTACCGTTCTTGCATGTGTCACAATGGATGACATTCCTGTTAAACGGGAGGCCATACTTGAGTGGCTTCGTGATTATAAGAGGTATTCCCTCCTCTTCCAGTACAGTCATAAGATCCGCTGTAGCTTCGTTCAGCGGATAAACTTCTTAATCGACCACGACCCGCCTACACATAAGACAGAGGCCTATGTCACTGAGATGAAACGGCTACGCGATGAGATATTTGCTGCAATGATTCGAGACTATCCATATAAGTGGGAGATGGTCCATAACAACGGGAATCTTCCATCGTATAAGTAGATGGGGTCTCCTCTGGCATCATTTCATAAGGGGGATGTTATACGGGGAAAGAATAAGATGGCGTCCTATTCATACACCTTAGAAGAAGCACCAGGCACCGGGTTTGCCGAGGGATTTACTCCGTATAAGACACCTGGGGAAATGCTGGCTCTCGGTGTGTTCAGTGGAAAGTATCTGAATGATTGCAGGGGAGAATTTCCCAAGGAATGGTTTGCCGATGCTGAAGCTGAAGGCAAGCTCTCCCCCGAGAAGGCTGATGTAGAGATAAATTTTTTCAAGACTGACTCTCGTCTTCCTCTCTCAGAGTGGAAGAAGGCAGGCTGGGTTCCTGCATCTGGATCTGGGCGGCGGGTAACCGTAAGACGAAAGAAGTACGCCCTTCTCGCTGATCCGAAGAAGAATCCTGATGAGCGAGGGTGGTTCCAGTGGTATTGCAGGTACTGGATGGGCCGACGACTCCCTGAGCTAGATGCAGTACAGATCCAGAGATGGAAGAATTTTCGTAGACATTACGGGGCAGTGAAGAAGGCATGTAAGGCGAAGGACCTTGCGTGTCGCCCCAGACAGAGACAGGCACTCTTACAGTGGGCGTGGAAGTATGATATCTAGGTATACAGGAAATTTAGGTATACACTGAAAGGATCGTAAAGCCCAGACCGAATAATACACCTCCCCACAGGGTATCGAGGACAGCAACCTTCAGGGGATACTTGTCGAACATAGCCAGGGTGGTGAAATCATACACAGCATATACACAAGCACCAGAGGCTGCCGCTGCAGCCGCAGACTTCTGCTGAACCAGGAGGTATCCTAGAGCAAGATAAACAGGAATGGCTGCCCATCCCTTGACACGCAGAGGGGAACCCTGAATGTCTGCAACTGTCTTCTGAAAGGTAGCCCCCTGTAACAGGAGCCAGGGGATATCGAGGATGAGGATAATGAGGGAAGCGAGAAGAATTTTGCTAATTGGCTGCATTCTGCGTCTAGATATACTAGATAAAGTATATCTACAAGCAAAGGGTCATGCGTATAGAGTCCCTCGACGTCCCCTTCCGTGGTCACCGAACGCTCGTCGTCGGTTCAGTGGAACTCGCCCTACAGAGATTTTCTCTTCTTGAATCCTCTTCCGCCTACAAGGGGAAAAACATCTTAGTGATCCAGGAGGGACAGGAGGTAGCTCTAGGACATCCTCTTATCTTTCGTAAACGCTGGGATGTAACCTTTCGTATTAAAGATACCTTTGACATGCAACTCTTGGCAACCTATGTCTCTAATGCACCCAAGCCTTCTCGTGTCTTCTGGCTAACCGTGAGGAATTCTGGAGATATCCCGAGGGCACTCTGGTCACGATGGAATCACGATATAAGTTTAATCGGCTGTTCAGAGGTAGGTAGTATCGGTGGGTGTGAATGGGAACGTATTCTCTTTCCCCTTGGATACGCTGTCGAAAAGGTGGAACGGGTCCTTCATGGACGAGGGAGTGGTATCGTGGCTCTGTTAAAGGATTTGAAGGAGCACTGGACGGAACTTCTTGACGCAAAGGCAGCTGTGGCCTGGGTATCCTCGACGAATAGTATTCACTGGTACGACCCAGCAGAGAACGTCTACGATGCTCCGCTCTATACAAAGGAAGAGGCTGCTGCTGTTCTTCATTCACTAGCCTCATGGATTCTCACATGATGACCATAAAACTACATCATTTACTTCGACAAAAGTCGTTGTGGGGTAGAGAATAGGATGGGCTAACACGGACGGGGGATACGTCTGACGAGGAGTTTTCATACACACCGGTATGTACTTAGGTAGAGATTCATCAAAGGTTTCCAGATAAAGTCCCGTGCACCTGATGTCAAGTAGTTTCTTCCGAAGGTGAAGGGTGGCCATATCTTCCTCGTGAAATGATCTTCTGAGGCGGTACTCATTCGGATGAATCGGCATTGGATAGGGGAGCCATCCGCGGTCGGACTGTTGCAGGAGGTGGAAGGTCTTCTTCCTTGGACGGAAGATAGCAATATGTCTACATAAAAACCTGTCTACAGGCATCTATGTGTACATGTCGTACGGCTTTGAACTGCTCAGTTGAGCAAGGCATTTACTTCTTGAACAGCTTGAACGTGCCCTTCTTCGGCTTGTAGCCGGCCTTCACCAGGTTCTTGAACGCCTTCTTCCCGAGGGCGTGCTTCTTCCTGCTGATAATGCGGCCCTTGTGCTTCATCAGATCCTTCTTGGTCAGGCCGCCGGAAGTCTTCTGGGCCGTTCCGTGCCAAACGCATGCCTTGGTTCCGACCTTGCGAGTAGTTCTAGCTGCCATTCTACAGTAGGCATCTATTTTCTGCTTCTGCTTCTCGACTTCTTAGACTTCTTCGATCTGCAGCTGCGGCTACGGCGACCACCGCTAGAGACTTTTGCGGCTGCATTCGCTGCATTCTTAGCTGCTCTTGCTGCCGCATTTGCCGCTTGTGCTGCACGCTGTGCGGGCGTAGGCATAAGGTAACTTTGAACAGCTCCCATCTGACTATTTGGCATATTATTTTCTAGAACGTCTAGACTTCTTTGCCTTTTTTGTCTTCCTGGATTTATGAAGGCGTCTGCGACCACCTTGGGCGACCGTGGCAGGGGCTTGGTTTACTGTAGGAGACGGGGTATTTACTCTGTTGGACCCACCAAGGCTCCCAGCGGGGCTGGGAGGGGGGCCAGGAGGAGTTACTTTCGGAAGCATAGGGGTCGCAGGAAGATTTCTGCCTAAACTATTAGGACCCTTTGCTTCCGCAGGTTGTGCATTCGGTGTCTTAGCAAAAACGTTACCCATCTACTTAGACCTACGTTTTGTGTAACAGTTCTTATAGGGTCTGCACGATGCCCTCTCAGTGAAGCCCATCCTTTTACACGGCCTCTTCTTACAATAGGTCTTACTGAATCTTCTTGGGAACGCATATGCTTTTGCCTTTGCCTTCGGCATTTCTACTATACTATATTCATCTTAGATTCCCATCATATGGGGATACTAGGAACAGTGTCGGGTATATTATTTTTAGACCGGCGGGCATTTCAAACCGGCACTAAAAGTAAGAGAGAATGGGAAAGCATCATACCGAAGACTATAAATTATCTGCCGTCAAGTATGCTTTACGAACAAATTATATTTATCATACTTACTTAGAGCAGGTTTTATATAAGCATATAGTAGTGATGGAATTTTGGGAAAAAACACAATATAAAAAATGGTATTTATCTCATAGAAGGTTCTCTTTTACATCAAGGCATTTAATTGAATTATATGAGGAAGATAAACAGATTCCAGATAGTATTTTCAAGCCCTTCTTAAAATCATTAGATTGCCACTCCAAAGGTGAAGAAAAACGAATTTTTAATACTATATCTGTTCCTGAAACTTTATTTGATGAACATAGTCATATTATACTGACAAAAATATATACAAATGAAGAAAAATATAATTTGTGTAAATCTTTACTAGTACATATGAAAGATGAAGAAGCATTTCTTAAATCTCATATTGAAAACACACAAATGCCGGTTTGAAATGCCCGCCGGTCTAATTATGGCTCTGGTCTAAACGGGTGAAACTATTTCTCGTAGAGAATGTGTTTCAGGAGAGGTGGTCCAAGCAGTCCTATAGGAAGCTGTTATTCATCCACTGCGGGCCTCCCGCTTTCTGTAACAGGGGCTGAGTTGACTGCTACAGGGACTGTCACTACGTCTACCATTCGTAGCGTCACGGCTCCTGCTCCTGCTCCTGCAGAGGCGACTGTAGTCTCTTCCGTCGAGGCACCTGTAGTCTCTTCCGTCGAGGCACCTGTGGTCTCATTAGAGGTACCCGTGATCTCTTGTGTCGAGGCACCTGTGGTCTCATTAGAGGTACCCGTGGTCTCTTCAGATGCACCTGTGGTTTCTTCAGAGGCACCTGTGGTTTCTTCAGAGGCACCTGTGGTTTCTTCAGAGGCACCCGTGGTCTCTTTAGAGGCACCTGTCTCCTCGGTTATCTCATGTATACCCTCAGAGGTAGCAGAGGCAGTAAGAGGGTTGCTGAGAACGGCAGTAAGGGAGGCAATGGCAGAGGTACTTCCCTCTGTAGAAGCAAGTCCCTCCGTTGAAGTGACTCCTGAAGCGTCTGCATCAGAGGCAATTGCATCTACATCTGCTGAGGCTGAGGCTGAGGCTGAGGCTGAGGCTGAGTCAGAGGAAGGGCAGTGTGACATGCCCTTGGCCGACGGCGAGTCTGCCGGTATGGAGGACGAGGAGGCAAGCTTGGGAGAGCGGGGTTTGAACCAGGACACGACAGACATAACCCTGGTCAGGATGGGTTCCATGAGTTGTGTAAACGGGGATGAGTTACGCATGATTCTAAGTATACAAAACAATAACGAGTGCCTAACTATCCGTGATGCCTGTGTACTTTATAGCGACCTTAAGGAAATGATCGACCAGTTTGATAGCAAGGTAAAGATGCTACAGGATGAAAAGATCAACAGATACGTCGATAGTTGGCACGTGTTCTATGCTAAATCGATTATTATTGTAAGTTCTGGCTTCGCCTACGCCTGGCTTGCAGCCACCCTCCATAGCTGGTCTTAGACCGCAAAGGGGCAAAGGCTAAATCCTCAGATACAGACTCTCCGCCAGAATACTGTCCTGTAGCACCATTGCCCGTCCCTCGTCAAGAAACTTCAGCATCTCCACATTCGAGTTCAGTGTAGCCAAGGCCTGCAGCTCCTCAAGGATCGCCGCAAGCTTCAGGATAGCCTTCTGTACAGCACCCTCGAACAGCCCATACGTGTGAGCTAGGCTCGCCAGGCTGTGCTCTCCCGTGATCCAAATCTGCATCGGCTCCACCCACTCCTCATTCAGATCCCAGTACCCGTTATACATTACCCCATGTGTCCTCTCCAGATCATAGCCTTTCTTCGCCTTCTCACGAATAAAGTCTATGTGCTCGGCCACTGCCCCCTCAACAGATGCCCGAGTTGTCTCATCCTTCGCCTCCCCCAGGAAGAGTGCCAGAACAGTCAGGACATCGTGGATCGTACAGTGGGTCAGATGTTCATTTAAGAAGAGCATATACTCTGTTAGTAGGAATGGATGACCCTCGTTACACTCCGAAGACAGACGACCCCTATCAGTCAGACAATATGTACCGTCCTTACGATCTACGTATTGAAATTCCTCAAGAATCCGAAAGCGTTGACCGACCTCTGGTAAAGCTGTCAAAGAAAGCTCCTGGCTCATCCTCGCAGTCAGCGAGCCACGCAAAGCTCGCTTCTTCTCGTCAATCTGAGCATACTCCTGATACTTCTCAAAGACAGAACCCCAAATCGAGTCCTTATGATCCTGCTTCCAATTCTCATACTCTCGCATGGCTTGCTTCCTTTTTGCGTTGTGACTGTTTGCGATCGTCTCCTCGAAGCCTCGCTTCGCAGAACACACAGATAGCTCCTCTTCCGAGAAGTGTAGAGAATCCTGTTTCTTCTGAAGCTCAGCGATATCCTTCTCCATGACTCGTTCCTCCTCCTGCTCGAGTGCCCTCCAATACGAATCACCTAGCATTGTATTCACGGGTACGGATCCATTGAGTGCTTTGAGGAGGAAGGAATACTCAAACTGCATCCTCGACTGGAAACTGCTCGCCCGCCCAGTGAGCATCGACTGGACCTGGAAGACATCGAGCGGATCCTTGTCAGGGATGTACAGAACCAGGCCCTTGTCGTCCTTCCCACGACGCCCTGCCCTCCCTGCCATTTGGATATACTCTGAAGACAGGAGGGGGCGAAAGGCAGCGTCCGTGAACTTCTGGAGCGACGTGAAGATCACCGTCTTCGTGGGCATATTAATGCCAACGGCGAAGGTCTCTGTGGCGAACAGAAGCTTGACGTATCCCTTGCTAAAGAGGATTTCCAGAATCTCCTTTAGGAACGGAAGAAGCCCACTATGATGAAAGGCAATACCACGAAGAGCGAGAGCACGCAGGGTGTGCATCTGCGGACTCTTCTCCAGGAGAGACTTGTACCGAGACAAGTGGAAATCCCAGATGTGTGCCACTGCTGCAGAATCCGAGGAATCCAGGAAGGTGTGCGGGACTCGAGCGGCCAGAGACTCGCACTTGGCTCGTGAGAAGACAAAGGCGAGGGCCGGCAGACCATTGTGCGTCTGTAGCCAGGCCAGGGTCTCGTGAAGGGTATGGTCAAAACTCTTGATGTGTACCTTTCCAGAGATAGCCCCCTCAGTACCCGCACGACGCTCATTCTTCACCTTCTCGACAAACTTGTCCTTAGCCGTCAGGTCACCCTTTCGCTCAGCCAGCCATGCCCTATAGACATCAGGAAGGAACTCTTCCTTTGGCGTGTAAATGGTCAGCGGCTTTCCATCCGAGATCACCGCGTGCTCTAGAGGAACTGCCCTCCACTGCGTACTGATGAGCCAGAGAGGGACCTGCTTGAGATTCGCTAGCCAGTTCGCAAAGATCTGGGGGCTCGACAGGGTAGCCGACAGAAGGATGAGGTGAACCGTGGGTGGGAGCAGGATCAGGGTCTCCTCCCACACATGCCCCCTGTCCTTATCGTTGATGTAGTGAACCTCGTCGAAAACCACGGAATCCAGCCCGTCCATACTCAGGAGAGACGTGGCACCAACAGACTCTGTGAGAGAGCCCTTCTTGAACAGCAGGTTCCGCAGAATCTCGGTAGTCATGATGACGATCTGGGCGTTCGGAATGAACTTGATGTCGCCTGTCATGATGCCCACTGTTACATCGGGAAAGAGGTGCTTCAGGTCATGGTACTTCTGATTGCTGAGGGACTTGATGGGAGTCGTGTAGAACACTCGGCCGCCCCGCTGGAGACTCTTGGCGATCTGGTACTCACCCACAAAGGTCTTCCCTGACCCTGTCTTAGCTGTAACAAGGACGTTCTCACCCTGCTCGATCGCCTGGATGGCGAACTGCTGGAATCGATCGGGCTGGTACTTGGTCACCAGGGCGGGATATGCGGGAGGGGTAGGAAGAGGCTCATCGTCGGTAACGATACGGAGAAAGGACATTTGGGGTCGGACTAGTATATATCACCACGGCCTAATCAACTTTTTATGTGCTCATAGCACTAGCTTGTTAAACATGCCTGGATTGGATGCAAAAATAGCCAAGGCAAAGGCTGCCAAGGAAAAATAGACGCAGAAGGCCTGTGACGGATTCTTAGCAAATCCATGCACTAAGGTCTCTATGCATCCCCAAATACCTACCCACCACAGGATAACCAATAGAGATAATGCTATAACTTGAATTCCCATTTATAGGGGAGTAGAATTTACCTTGCGGCCTTAGGCGTATAATACACTAGCTCGTCGCCTGAAACAGAACCCCACATGGCATCGTTCTCTGTATAAATCTTCCCATCTAGGTTGAACTCCCAATGAAGTGTCATTCCGTCACCTGAACCCATTCGGTAAGAGCGAACGAATTGGCCCACATGGGTATATGTCATGACCCCCTTGACGTTCTGACACTTTGTATAGGCAACCCCCTCCTGCAACTTAGCACGATTGCAGCGTTCCTCCATCGAAGGAATCAGCTTAGCCAACACTTTATCCCAAGGACTAGCATCACAAGAGGAATTGCTCATAGGACTTATTCGATTGACTCATGTTACATTCAACTTTTGACTTTGTCAGAAGGGATCAGCACGAAAGACAATCCGCTCCTTCCAATGGGGTAGACTCCTATTCTCATACCAGGTCACCTTGTACTTCTCACCCTCAACAACCTTGGCCTTCACTGTAATACATCGCTTCCACTCGGGAATCCAGACTCGCTTCTCTGAGACAGCGACACCCTCAACCCCTTTGACAGGACCAGAGAGAACCTCCATGAAGAACAAGTCACGTGTAAAGGCCTTCTCCTGCTTCTGTCTCCTGTTCAACTCGGCAACCAGAGGAGCAATATCAACGGCAAAAGGGGGGTCTGCGGGGCTAAGTATGTCCTTAATGTACCTCTGATTCACCAGGTCACAGTATCTGCGAATAGGAGAAGTTGCGTAGGCATAGGCCTCCTTGTCGAGGCCAGCGTGAGTAACATCGGCGTCTCGTGCATCGACGTACTCTGCCGCGTACATCCCCATGAAGGAGAAGCCAGTCTGATTTACCTTGCCGAGGAGCTCCTTCTTCTTTGCCGAGTGTCTCCTCAGGATGCCCTTGCCCTTCTCTCGTAAGAGAGCGCCAGCACGTGTGTTATAGAGGATCATCAGGGACTGTACCCAGATATGGGCATCCGCCTGATCATCGGGACTGCTCAACTGGATCGATAGATTGCGGAGAGCTGTGAGCTCAGGGATAGTGTCGACAAGCGAGCTCGCCTCGTCGTAGGTGAAGGACCTGTCGCAATGAATGAGCGTCTTTGTCCAGTGAAGATCCTCAATGCGTCCCTCGGTCCACGTGAAGGCGAGGGAGAGAGCGGGCTTTAGACTTTGGCTTTGCCCTTTGTGGGCAAATAAAGGGTCAGAGGGCAGTAGGGTTGCTGATTGCTCAGAGATGGCGGGGGGAAACATAGGGGCCAGGGCCTTCCCCTCAAGGGAGTAAAAGGTGGTTGCTCGGCGTCTAGCCACCTCATCTGTTGCGGAGGCTGCAGGAATCCAGGCGTCGACATCTGAGATATGGATGTAGACCTTCCACCTGCCGTCCGTCTTTTTGAAGGTGAAGGCGTCATCAACATCCTTGCATCCTGGGGGATCAATATGGAAGGTGAAGCCCTCCACGGTCTCCCTGTCGTCTGGCACGAATGAAGTGGGGGGAGACGGGATAATCTTCCTGAGCTCCTTATTACTGTCATAGGCGTAACTCATAAGAAGCATGGCCTTTTCACTGTGCTCACTGGGCTGCCCGAGGAGCTGGACAATGGACCCCTTGGGCATCTGGCTTGGACCTTTTGCCTGAATCGGTTCAATGATGGCATGGATGTTTGTGCTGAAGTCACGCATAGATGAGGCTACCGCGAAGGGGGCCCAACGTCTGTCATAGGGAATGAAACGGAAGAGGGGATGACCATGACTACTCAGTCCATAGCGGACCTTGGAGGTGAGCTCCAGAGTGCCTGAGATCCATTGCATTGTGGGGAGAAGGGACTTGGCTTGGGTCTATGAGGATACTTCACTTTTTCTAAGCCGAACAGGGGTAGTCTGGGCCCAGGAAAAAAATTGAAGGCCGCCCGCCGCCCCCTGGACAGTCCCACACCCATGGACTCCAAGGAACCCAAGGCCCGTTTCACCTACATCCGCACCGCCGACACTGTCCAGTGCCCCCACTGTGACTATGTGCGTCCTATCAAGAACATCTCTTCCGTTCATGAGCACATCAAGGCCAAGCACTCTGGTACCTTCAAGCACAAGTGCAAGCACTGTCCCTATGAGTCCGCTGTCAAACAGAACCTAGACAGTCACATTCTGTCTAGGCACCCTGAGCATTCAGAGAAGAAGCAAAAGGAGTTCGTCTGCCCTGCCGACTGCCCTTATGCCGCAAACACTCGGGGTCAGCTGCGTAGTCATTATTTGCTGAAGCACTTGACGAACGAGGTGAACGCTATCTTAGGAACATCGCAAAACGGGCAGATCATCTGCACGTGTTGCGGAGCTGATTTCAAGAGTAAGCCGGCATTCGTCTATCATGTGGTCAGCTGTCTCCCGCCCGAGGTTCTCGCGGACGAGGAGGTTCGCCAGGGACTGGGGCTGGGCCCAGTTCAGGGTCACACAGAGCCCTTGCCCTTGGCTGCGGAAGAGGTCGCAGAGGCAGTGTCATAAATCTCCTCAGGGCGTACTGTTCTCATTTTACTTACGTCAATAACGAGTTGATACACATTGTACCCTAGTGCTGCAAAGGCTGCTAAGGCAAGTATCTCAAAGGCCCACCTCGGTGTATTGTAGTCGTTTTTTCCTATATAGACAAGCAGTGGTCCCACGAAAATAATGTGCATGATATTCACCCAGAGAAAGGGAGACTTCTCCTTCCAGCGAATAACTGCCTTGTACAAGTGATACACAATGATGACCAGACCTAGAACAGTCAGACCATGATAGACCCACGGAGGCACCAGGCCCCGAAAGAAGGCAACGTAAAAGAGAAGGGGAAAGACGACAAAGATATGAAAGATATATAACGGCAGCCCACTCATCTCAACCTTGGAAAGAAAAACTTCATCGAAAGAAAAACTTCTGTAACATGGCTTCCGCGTGTTCCAAGGCCCCCTCCATCCACGCCTGCTTCATACTGTAACTCTCCCCACATACGTACACGTCGGGGAGACGTACAGGAAAGGGTCTCATGATATCGACTGATTCCTTCTCAGGATCGTAAGATCCAGGCGTCCAGTATGTACAGCCATCCGCCCAGTAGTAGGATTTCGTATAGAGGGGATTAGGAATCGTCTTCAGGGGGAACGACTTACGTATCTGGTCAAGAAGGGCCTTGGCAAGAATAGCCTTCGACTTGGTATGCCAAAAGTCGGTGTCATCGGCATCCGTGTAGGAAGTCATGATAACCCCTTTTGCTGAGTTAATGGGGATGATGTGCCTGAGAGGAGCCTTGGTAACAATGCGTGGCATATCTTGAAACCAGACCTTTCCTTGGGGACCCTGTCCCTTGGGAAAGACAGAATAGATCCGAAGAAGAGGAGTCATCTTAAGATGTTTGAGGATGGGGTAGGTCGAGAAGGGCCTAATCTTCTTCAAAGCGTTCGAGTGGACAGCAAAGATAATCTTCTTTGCCGTAAACGTCTTCATACCATGAGGAGTCATGCAGTGAAGATGCATTGGAAAGAGATCTAGTGTACCGAACCCTGTTACACGACAGTCTGTATTCACCTTGATTCCTCTGGCTGCCAGCTGAGCTACCATACCGTCTATGATAGCCGACAGGCCCTCCTTGATTCCGTAAAAGGATTCTGATGCAGAGAATTCTCTAGGAAAGGCCCTATCTGCCCTCAGTGTGGTGAGTTCAGACCGATAGGGGAAGTAGGAAATCAGTTCGTCGACTACGGCAGGAGAGTAGAGTTTCTTCAGGATCTCATACATTGTATAATGACCAAGTGTCGTCTTGGGTATCTTAGACGTAATATCCTTTATCGATGATGTCACGAGATTCCAGATATTCTCTTTCAGCTCAGTTCCTTCGAGGTACGATGAGTCGGAGGAAATGGGGAAGCGTGTCAGACCATACTTGTTACAGTAGGCGGAAATCATCTTATGCGACTTGGGAATACGGCCTGCCCCTGCCTCCCATTGCATCCCCTCGTGATGTATAGTATCAACACGCCCCCCTGGCTTGGAATAGGAATCGAGAATCATGATTTTTTGATGAGGGTACTTCTCGGAAATACGTAAGGCGCAGTGTAGGCCTGCGAGGCCTGCACCCACGACTATGACATCCATCTATTCTTCTACGCCGATTCCTTTAACCATTCCAGAAGCTTCACTGGATTCGACGTCTGATTGGGGCCGACGACGGCACCAGGCTTGAGGAGAACGAAGTTAGGGATACTGCGTACACCACAGTACCCAGGGGTGTAGTTATTTTCATCGACATCGCACTTGTATACGGTGTACCCAGTCAGCGATTCAGCGATAGACTCCCAATCAAAACCACGGCAGGGGCCACACCAGGTCGCCGTGAAGTAGACGAGTGCCGGCTTTTCAGCTAGCTGGGGGGACACACGGAGGGCCTCAAACTCTTCTTGTGTTAGGAGGGGAGTCATCTTTTCCTTGAAAGAGGCCATTTCTACTTACACCGAGGAGTAATCCGCCTGCTAAAACCGCACCGATGACGCCGAGGGAGAGAGAGTCGGTCGGTTGAGCGGGGGAACCACCACGCTGGACAAAGCCGCCTTTTTGGAGTGGCGATCGATTGTTTCCAGATGCAACTCCTGCTTCAGCATTTTTCTTATTCGGTACACCTGCGTTTCCTTCACCAGTAGTATTAGGCCCCTTTGCAAGCCCTGTTTTTCCCCTAAGGGCTTCCGCTTGTGCCTTTAACAGATCAGCTTCTGCCTTTTTCTTTTCAGCATCTGCCTCAATTGTTCCTACAGTTGCCTGAGTTGCTGCTGCCCCAGCCTTAACCGTTGCCGCAAGGCTTCCAGCAGCCGTCATAGCTGCACCGCCTAATCCTGCAGCAGGTACCATCTCACTAGCCTTTCCCATAATCCCTCCAAGTTCTTTAGCGAGTTCAACTGGTGTCTCTACCAAATTAGGTACTTCCTTTGTTTCTACTACCTTAGCCATTTGTAAAAAGCTACTTTGACCATTTACTTCAAAGCCAAAATTTAACATCCTATAAAATAATGGCCTGTATACACCACCTATAAAGAAGTCTAGTGGGTTTAGTATTGCTTGTATTGCATTAAAAAAGAATGTGAGAAACATCAGGGGGTCAAATATATGTAACACTGCACTCCACATATCTCCAGCAATGGCAGACGATACTGGTCCAATAGGTGCAAAAAGGAGAAATAGGAAAACCCATAATGAGTGTGTAAAAGGGTTTTCGATAACCTTATTTTCATTTAATACCAATGGTGTTTTTTCAGGAGATTTAGAAAAAATACCTAGAATCATTGATAATAGTCTTTTTACTAAATTAGATACTCTATCAGCTAATGGAAGATCACCTGTTTCTTTCTCTTTCTCCTTTGGCAGAGCAGTCGACACCGATGGGCTAGGCGAAGCCTTTGCTGTTCCATCACCACCTCTCTGAGTTGCAGATCGAGCTGCAGCAGCTGCCACCTTAGCAGAACCCCCAGTCCACATTCCCACTGCAACAGCGTATTGAACCAGGAAGGGAGAACCGAGGCCGTGTAGATTCAGATCATCTACACTTGTAAATGCCAATTGTATTAAATCATAAAACCACCAGTATCCCATCGTCAGAGAGTTTACGATTATAAATAAGACAGCAAGTATAGGTGCACGTAACATAACATAATGTAATCCGAAGCTGCCAAAGAAAAGAGTAAAAAAGAACATTCCCCATTTACTGAATACAGGAGCATTCCACACATCGATGTGAGATCCTGCAATTGCTTCCTGAATCAGGGTTGGAGCCTTCATTGGGGTATGAGCATTAGGTATTACTGGTTCTATTGCAGGAGCAGGAGCAGGAGCAGGAGCAGGAGCAGGTGCAGGATCAGGTCGACCATTCGACGCCATTGATATTATACACGAAATAAAATCCCACCAAATCCATCCACGATGCGCAGAACATTGTGATTCAGGGCATAGATACGTGCATTTGCCGTACCCCTCTTCGGTGTGACCAGCGTATTTAGTTCAAGCTGCAGAGTCATGGTATTCAGTCGACTCGCATTCATTGATCCATTAGGCTGAATATCCTCTGGTCGGAAACAGAAGGAATAGGAATAGACGTAATCATTTATAGGAACCACGGTATGATACTGAAAGGGCTGAGCCAGACGGAAATAATCAGCCATTCGTATATCAAAGCGATCGTATCCCTCAATGCGTAAAAGTGCGGTCGAAATGAGATTCTGATAAGATGGTGACGTTTCTCCAATCGAATAATTCGTATAGTTAAAGTACTGATTTGCATTCACGGCCACATCTCTCTGTATCACCCAATACAGTTCACGGATTGGATTATTAAATTCCATCGGAATTTGAATTGTCTGTGCACTGACATCTATAGGATAAGATGACGTATACTGCACCTGCTCGATTAAATATTCGTGAGAATTCGACACGAACCTCCTTCTCTCCTCCAGATCGAGATGGATGTAATCCCCATATAACTGAAGTGACGTAATACTGACAGGTTTCGCCGTCTGGTCACAGGGGGTAGCCGTAGGATTATCATTAATGAACAGCTTATTCAGGGAACGGAGAGTAATATTCAACCTCACGGGATGATACTGAAGGGCAAGAAGGGGTAGGTACATCCCCGGGTTTTTGCAAAACCAGAAGCGGAGAGGGACTTGCAGGGTGAGCGGCCCATATAAGCCAACCATTGCACCTGAGGCATTTCCCTGACTAGCACCCTGTACCTTACCAATCATTGCATTCCATGCCTGCTGCTTGTCAGCAGTAACGGTATAGTTCGACCATAGTTCCATCCATTCCCCCGTCTGTTTATCAATCTCCTGTTCACCGATCTCAAAGGTAAGTTCCTGCAGGAGTGCGTGACCAATTGCATTTGTGTAAGAGAGAGGAAGACCGGTTACTGAATCTGTCAACGCCGGGAGCGTTATCTCTAGCCACAGGGGGCCAAGGAGATCTCCCTTCTTAGGGATCAGGCAGGTAAGGCGACGACCAAAGTCCGGTTGGGTGTCAAAGGGAATGCTGGACGATTCAATGGAAAAATTTGTATATCTGCGATATACCATCTTGAACCAGGTTACTTGAGGGTTTCCTGTGAGAAAGACATCTTGTTTTCCATTTGCTACTAATTGAAGCAGTCCTCCTCCCTGCGTCATCTGATGTGTCTATTGATTCTCGTTTAGCACCTTATCTGCGAAATACAACCAACGAAGTGCGAGGAACAAAGTGCGAGAAAAACCTCATATAAAAAAGCAGACACCGATAGAAGATGTCTAGAAACGTCCCGTTTCTTGATGTTGATACAATTACATTACGAAAAATCTTCGCCCTTGGTCCTTCCAATTCAAGATACCCTCCTTTACAGTTCCTCGTGACCGATGGTACTGGAGGAACCAATTGGTTGAACCTAACCGGTCCAACAGGCTTTCTAAGCAGTTTTACAGGCCCAACGGGCCCACCCGGGTATACAGGGCCACTCGGCCCTACTGGCCCGACATCAACTGTAACTGGGACAACAGGGCCAATCGGATATATGGGGCCAACTGGGTCTACTGGACAAACCGGTCTACGGGGGGTGACAGGGCCCGTGGGTGTAACAGGCCCGCAGGGTATACCCGGACAGACAGGACCACGAGGTGTCACAGGATCACAGGGTACCAAAGGCCCAACCTCAACAGTAACTGGAGTCACTGGGCCTCAGGGGCCAACGGGTGCAACAGGCCCTCAAGGTCCCATATCAACCATCACCGGTCCCACGGGCCCACAGGGATTTTTAGGACCCCGTGGTCCTGATGGACCACAGGGTATACAAGGAATTCAAGGATCTCAGGGGCCTTCGGGGCAAGTGGGAGCTACAGGAATTCCCCTTCTTATCCCTTATCCGTGGCCCCCTGCAACCGGTACAACAGGCACAATCAATATCAATGATGCCCTTACAGCATTAAATAATAACCTCACCTTAACGCCCGGAACAATTCAGACGGTGCTCAATTCAGACCATATCTATCCCTATGATGTTCTGTGGACTTCATCGAACAACACTGTATTTTTTACAGACATAGTTAACAAAACCCTAGGCTATTCAATGAACGGAGATATTGCGGGATCAATACCACCAGTATGTGCTAATCCAACATGTCTAGCGTACAATACCGTTAATTCAACCCTGTATATAACCTCGGGTACTCAGATTTATTCTTCAGTTGTGACCTTTGGTGCTGCTGCGATTACAGCAAACTTCCAGGCCTATGCTGGTAGGGGGCCTGCTGGATTATCGAATGGGGCGTCTAGCAGAGCCTTATTTAACAATGTACAGGGAATTGCAGTAAGCAGTGATAATACAGTATATGTGGCAGACACTGGAAATTACTGTATTCGTAGAATCAGTCCTGGCGGAACCGTATCCACTCTAGTAGGAACTGGAGTATCAGGATGGGTAGATGGAACATCAAACGTTGCACAATTTATTAACCCAACCTTTATCACCTTAGATCCTGGGCAGCAAAATCTCTATGTGGCTGATTCGACCGCTATACGCATGGTTGAATTAACTCATTATAATGTAACCACAATTGCAGGATCGGCAACCAAATCATCGGCCATCATCGATGGAGTTGGTTCTGCTGCACAATTCTCTAACATTGGTGGCCTAGTGGCAGACTCAACAAATACTATCTATGTCATTGATACGGGCACAATGACCTTGCGGAAAATAAAGTATACAAATTCCCTGTACCAGGTGAACACCATATCTGGGCTGAATTCTCTTACGATTTCTGATAAGACTATTCTGACGACTGGCAATTTTCAGGTGGCAAACTTTAACGTACCACGTGGCATAACGATTGACAATGCATCGACCTTGTATATTGCTGATACAAATCATAAGGCAATTCGTTCGATAACTGCATCTACCTTCACGTCGCAGTCACTGCACGTGAACACCCTTACAGCGGGACTTATACAAACGACGGTCTCAGCAAATGGTCTTGTCTTTGGTGACCCATCGGGTACCTTTTACAGTTCATCACCGAACATTACCTACAATGCAGCTGCAGGTACCCTACTTGTGAATGGTATTGCCCTGAGCTCTGACGCCCGCTACAAGGAGAATATTGTACCCATGTCTAACTCACTGTCGAACATAGATAGTATAACACCGGTATCGTATACAAGAAATGACGAGTCGACAGGAAGAAGGCATCTAGGATTTATCGCCCAGGAGATGGAGACCGTGTATCCTGAAGTCGTACACACTGATTATGAGGGGATGAAGAGTATTGCGTATGCAAATCTGACAGCAGTTCTTGTAGATTCAGTACAAGAGTTACACAGAGATGTGAGAACCCTGCGTGCCGAGGCGAGGAACCTGCGGGAAGAGATAAAGGAGCTACGTGCAGAGGCGACGGAGATACGCGACGAGGTTGCCAGGCTTCGAGATGTTGTACAACCCTAGCGGGTCGAAAAAATTGATGTATATGACATGGCTACATGATGTCTCCGCCCATGTTGTCAATTCTCCACGATGGTTCTCGCCTATGTAGCATGGGTGCAAAGGAATTGACTAAGATTCCTATTTGGAAAGGGAATCGTATAATTGACTCGGCACATGTACAAAAGATCAAGGATGGTATTCGTGGCAATGTGCAGAAGCTGGAGTTCAGTTACAGGGTTGCAAGGATCACAGAGACAGATGCAGGAGGCAACGATGTGACAATGTCATATGTGATTGATGGTCAGCACAGACACAAGGTACTCTGTGACCACTTTGAGAATCTCTGTGAGCCAGACTTTCCTGTCTTCGTTCTCGAGAAGGATATGAACAGTGAGGCAGAGATCATTTCCTATTTCAATGAAGTAAACTGCCAAAAGCCTATTGAATGGAAATCAGACCCCATTGTCCTTGCAAATGACTACATTACACAGCTTATGGCCGAGTTTAACTTTGGGGCAAAAAAGCTTATCCGCCAGGGGTCAACTAAGCGACCCTATCTGTCGGTTGATGCGGTGCGAGATGCCTTCTTCGCGTGCAAGGATATGTTAAAAGAGGGAGATGCGACAGCCTTTGTTAGGCGGGTACTTGAGCATAATGCTAATCGCCTGAAGTGTGCTGATATGGCTATACTAGCAGCTAAAAAGGTAAATGCTGAACAAATCCAGAAGGCAGCTGACCTTCGATTTATGCTTGCTGTGGACAAGAACCTTCCCTGGGTGAAAGAGTGTTTGCGGGGCTAGGAGACCCTTTGGTCTCACATCCAAGAAAGGATGTACCTATTGGTTCGAGGATCGTATGCGAGGTCACACTCTGGGAAGAGCTTCTGCACCTTTAGCTTTACCTCCTCGCTAATAACTTCACAGTGCTTAGTAAGAAAGGGATCGCCATACATATCACACCCGTAAAAGGGCTCAGTATAATACGTCTTGCCCTCCTTAGCTGCCTCCAGCACCTTATTCTCTACGTGTGTCACTATACCGTTGATATACTGATTTAGCTTATAGTCATCCTCGTACTTCTTCAGCCCACGAAGGAAGGAGCGGGTGTACTGGGCTTGGGCGAAGGTGAACGCAAGGACACACAGGAGGAGAAACATCTGGACTTCCTAGGGATGATGTCAGCGGTGTCAATTTTTTCTTTGCCCGTAGGGCTAAACAGCTACCCCTATATTACGATAGGGTTATGGCAGACATATGCGATACATGTTGTTCAGAATTTACAGTACAGTTACGTAAACAACTGTGCTGTCCATACTGCGAGTATAAGTCTTGTGTACATTGTGTTAAAAGGTATCTACTATCTTCCGCAACGGATCCGCACTGCATGAGTTGTCGGCGTGAGTGGAACGATGACTTCCTCGACCTGAGCTTCACCAAGTCCTTTCGCACCGGCCTGTACAAGAAGCATCGCGAGGATGTCCTCATGGAGAGAGAGCTAGCCATTCTTCCCACTCGACAGGGTCGTGTTGAGGCAACTCTGAAGATGAGGGCAAACATGGAGACGCTGACGCAGTATACCGAGGAGCTGAACAAGCTGGAGCTTGCCCGCAAGAAACTCTTCGTCCAGTATTCCACTGTCCGTTCCCAGGTCATCCGCTATACAGCTGAGGCCGACGGGCGTGAGCCGCCAGCGTGGACCCTGGCGCCAGGGGAGGCGAGGACCTCAGATCGAGCCAAGTTCATCATGAAGTGTCCATCATCGGAATGTCGTGGCTTCCTAAGTACAGCATATAAATGTGGAACATGCCAGATGTGGGCGTGCCCTGATTGTCTCGTGATGAAGGGCGAGGAGAAAGATGCAGAGCATACATGTGACCCAGGTCAAAAGGAATCCGTTGCACTCATTATCAAGGAGTCAAAGGGGTGCCCGAAATGTGGACAGAGGATATCGAAGATCGATGGCTGCGATCAGATGTGGTGTACTGACTGTCACACAGCATTCTCCTGGACGACCGGGCAGATTGTGAACGGGGTGGTGCACAATCCCCACTACTACGAATTTCTCCGCAAGGAGGGGAACGGCGTAGCTCCTCGTAACATCGGGGATGTCCCCTGTGGAGGCATTCCTGGCTATACGAGGATTCATCGCCTCCTCAGGCCTACTGGATCAAATGGCGGTGTGGCATACTCTGAACAGTCGCGAATCATTATTGCTATACACCGTATTGCATCAGAAATTCAGGATCAGCGTATAGCAAACTATCAGGGCCGGTTCAACGTGAACGATAATGGTGACCTGGGAGTGAGGTATCTCATGAAGGAGGTGTCAAAGGAGGATATGAAGGCCGAGCTGGCAAAGAGAGAGATGAAGAGAAATAAGCATGCTGCCATTCGGGCAGTCCTAGAGATGTTCGTCAATACGAGCATTATTCTTCTGAACGCCTTGTGTGATGGCGATGAATCCGAGCTTCCTGAAAGGGTGCGTGTCTGCCTAGAGTCATTCACGAATCTGAAAAAGTACGTGAATGATACTCTCATGAACATTAGCCGTATGAAGCAGTGTTCTGTGCCGCAGATCACAGCGGCATGGCATTGGAGTGCCTTTAACAAAGTAACTCCGAAACCGAGGGGCCGTACTGTAACAGTAGAGGTCACTGCCCCTGTCGAGGCTGAGGAATAGACATATCTATCTTACTTCTCCTTCTTGGCGTCACGCATGGCCATCTTCAGCGTGTAGCTCTTGCCCCTGGTGCTTCTGCCCTTCTTGAAGTGCTTCATCACCTTCTCGTTCCACGCCTTCAGAGCAGGAGATAGCTTACGCTTAGTCGTACGCTTGTTTGCCATTTCTACAGGGGATATATATTTTATTGACTTACTGCCTGTACTCCTACTGACTGTCTGTAAGGCCAAGTTTCCCCATGCCCCAGCTACGAGACTGTTTAATCAAGTCTTCTGTTACAGGGATGCTGTACGCACGGAAGTCAAACATGCCCCCCTTGAATAGCTCATCCTTATTCGAGTACTGTGTGGCTGTCTTCCAGTTGCTCCTACCCAGGTAACAATTGGTCATCATCCCTGTCGATGGTAGGCAGCCATCGGCCTTGGTATAGACTAAGGTGCCATCAACATATACATTAAGTGCCGGACGAAACGCATCCGTTGAATCGGTTGTTATAGCAATATGCATCCACTGTTTCAGTGGAATCACATTGTTCACCGTAATCCTCATCTTACGACTCGTCTTATCCCAGACCTCGTAGATGAGTGTCGCCTTGTCGGAAGGAACTGACTCAGCGGGCTTCACCGTGCTGGGGCCCAACTTACGGGGAAACACCTCGATGCCCTTACACTCAAATTCATTCACATTCGCATCCGTGGTTTTCATTAAATTCTGTGGAGTCGTCTCGGGAACTTCCTGCTGTCCAGACGGTCCTGTCGGAACGGTTGATTCATTCACATCTTGTAGTCCATAATCCCCCTTCCCAAGAATGCCAAGGAAGACATTGTCCTTCCCAGCCCCATTGCCAAAGTCGAAGATCTTTGCATTATTTGTAAACTCATCGAATCTCACCCAAACCATCCAGCTGCGAAGAGCACGCAGGGGAACACCCGTACCCAGGGTCAGGCCATCGCCGTCAAAGAGACGAAGGTACTGCCCCCCGTTAAAGGTGAGTCCCATGTCACCCCCAGGCATCTCGTCAATCGTCAGTGAGCCCGCTGTCTGCACATTTACAGCACCCAAGGTATCCTCCATCGAGTTCGCAAAGCGTAACCACAGTTCACATCCCTCGTAAAAGGAGAGGAGCTGTGTCACTTCAGGAGGAGGGTTAGGATCAACGACATCTCTCGAGTCAAAGCCAGTATCGGTCGCCCTTACACAGAGCGGCTGATAGGTGGAGTCACGGTCAAGTAAGATACGACAGTAATCCGCCCGTCCATCTTTATTGATATCATTCATATAATCATCCTTGGATATCCTAAACCCCTTGCTCACGGAAGCTGTCCGAAAGGAAATGGAGTCCAGATTTTCTGTTCCTGCTAGGGCACACGCAAAGAAGAGATCATCAGATCCCTTCTTCGCAACCATACGACAGAAATCATATGCCACACCCAGACGGCTCACGTCAGCATACCCATGAAAGTATCTGGGATCTCGGATGCAGGCAGAATCTTCATCCATGGGACCGACGTCGGCACGGGGAGAGGCGAAGGTACTCCAGAAAGATGTTTGAGGTAGCACAGAAAATCCCTCAGTAACTGCTCGAGGAAGGAATACCTCGGAGAATGCGATTAACGCAAGAAGGGATAGTGTTATGTAAAATATAAGTGTGAACGAATCCACGTACATTCGGGATTGCTTCTAATGTTTGTATTAGTAGATATGTCAGCCTTGGACGAAGGGACAAAGAAGCCCCTGGCCGAAGGCTCGTATGGATGTATCTATCATGAAGAGGATGCACCACCATGCAAGTCAGACCGGGCAAAGGGCAAGGGAGATAAGAGAAAGGTGAGAAAGCTTCTCGAGAAAGAGGATGCCAAGGTTGAACTAAGCATATCGAAGCTCATCCATAGTATACCTCTCTGGGAGTACTATTTCGTGACCCAAGAGAAAACCGGCTGTACAGAGACAAACTTCAGAAAGGCCCGTCCCATGTACGAGGGGTACTGTAAGATATTCAAGAAGACACAGAATAAAAACCTAGTTGAACTCGAATCTCCTTACCGAGGAATATCACTGAGGAACCTCCGTATCACAGAATCCTTTCTCTTCGTGGAATCCTTGAAACACATGCTCACTGCCCTCTCCCTCTTACACAAACAGGGCATATGTCACTTTGACATCCATGCAGGGAATATCTTAGAGGAGAACGGGTTCCTCCGCTTAATTGACTTCGGTAGTGCATTCAAGAGTGATTACATCGACAAGGAAGTCATCCACAGACACAGTTATATGTTTACCTCTGACTTTCCTACACAGCCACCTGAACTGTCGATCCAAAATGGAATCTATCACAATCTCTCTGTCGAGTATTGTATCGACGAGCTTTTGGAGAACAGAGAAGTATTTCGCAATGGACTTCCATATACGGGTATAACAACCTTTTATGTCAAGTCTAAATTATCGCTGATTGGTAACTATATAGGAACAACAGAGGCGGAATGGGTGGCCTTTTACAAGAAGCATTGGAAGAAGTTTGATACCTGGTCTGTGGGCGTTGTCTTCTTTAATATCTTGAAGCAGTGCATGTTACTTCCCTCGTTCCAGCCGGTCTGGAAGAAACATCAGACTCTGATCACGACAGTACTACGCGGATGCCTTGAGCCCCACCCTACTTGCCGGTTCTCTTCCGAAGAAGCCTTGTCTTATTTCTCCTCTGACGCAGTAGTGCAGGTGAAGGAAGCCGAAACGAGACCCTTCTCGTTCTTCTGAAGCGTCCGCTCAAACGTCTACCTCCCTTTGGAACGGCAGCATGGACAACCGACCGAGAAATACAGAAATATCCGCAAAAGTGTGTATAGTTTAGCTTATCGGGCTTATCGGAATAATTAAAATTGGCTCTGCGAACATCAGCAATTCTATGTCCCTGGGCATCCCTATCTGTCGCAGGCCCTTGGCCTCCCTTGTGAGAAAAATACCCTTTTGCATCCTCATTGTTCTCAACAAGAACATGATAATCACGCTTAGTATCAATAATAAATGCAATCTTCGATGTCCCATTAGGGCAACGTTCATCGTACTTAACGGGAATATACTGACCCTCAGTATACTTCCCCATCGCCGAATATTTCCCGTCGCCATATAAACGGGCAATTAAATTAGGGCATGTTTTTTCAACCATGGGAGTCCAGTCTGATGCCTCCCCTGGTTGATGAGTGTTACAGATCTTATCCTTCTTGCATTTATCTGCAAGGACATCTGATAGTATATTCAAGGCATAGGCGAAACAATTGTGTACCGATTGATATCCAGGTCGATTCCACAGTTCGGGTCTGTAGGGAGGCTCGAACCCATTGAGAGATGCCTTGAGTCTGGCCTCACCTGCTTCCATATGGTCCTTGCAAAAGGCTTCCTTTCCCTGCGGGGCATTTGGACATGTGTCGAACTGACACAGGGCATCCCCATTGTCAATAATAACCAGAGGTTCTAAATCATCTAGAGGATTGTTGTGCGTGGGCTTGTGATTGGGCCTGTGCGTTGGGTTGTGCGTCTGCCTCAGGGAGCCTTCTGAGGGTTGTTCCGTTTGCAAAGGTGCCCGCCGAGGACCCATTTACAGGTGCTATAGATAATTCTCTGAGCGGTGTAGGAGGGACAAGCGAATCCGATACACCTGTGGCATTTTGCTCGGTAACCTTATAATATTCTTCCTCAATATGTTTCATTCGTATTTTTTCAAGAATGCTGCAAATATAAATATATTGATTTATATGTGTGGGCTCCTGGCCAGGAGTGTACTGTCCACTAAACTTCCCTGAGAGCTGTACATACTGCCAGACCTCGCTAACAATGTGCTGATAGCAGGTATGTAACATGTAGTACTTTTTATCTATCTTCATGAGATTCATGAGACCGTTACAGATTGTAACAAAGAGAGAGATGACCCATACTGACCAATACACTCTTACACCTATATTTGCAGTATCTGTTGTCACATTTCCATTGACGTACTGGGCCGACAGGAGGGCGGGGACAATCAAGGATCCCACAGTGGTTGTTGTGCGGAGACTGTGAAAGCTTATGGAATAGATACGAGTACGAAATCCATATTCACGCAAGAGGCCATTTACCCGCAACTGTAAGATACGTTTTTGACTCTGGCTGAGGGTTGTGTTAGAGATAGCTTCATCAATAGCTTGGATTTCCCGTTTTACTGTTTGTTCAACGGACTGTAGAGAACTTGGTACTAGTCTGGGCGACAGATCAGATATTTCAGGAGAGACACGAATAGCCTCCATCTAAAAATTGACTAACATTTGGCTTGCAGAAAAAGTCCGAGGAATGTATCACGTGGCCATTCATACGAAGACGAGCGACTCCTCGTGGGCGGCTGTCCCTAGCAATACGCTCGTCCAACGCTTGGGTGATAGCATGAGGTGGATAGCAACATTTAAGATTGCCGGCGAAGAGCATCGGATTGCCCTAGGAAGCCCCGATGGGACTACAGGGATGCAGTTGGGTCTACCTGAGTGGTTTATCGAGGCTACTGGCGTTACCCCAGGTGAGGAGATCATTGTCCACTTTCAGCCATGCGAGGGAATGACTTCCGCGAAGAAGCTGACCTTTAAGAGCCTGGAGCCTCTTCCTGACTGGCTCGATGTGCGGGATGTGCTAGAGGAGCCGCTATCACAGCTGGGTGTTATTAAGCAAGGACAGATACTTCCAGTACCAGTCCTTGATTCAGTTGTCCTTATTCTAGAGTCAGCTGAGCCTGCGGATGAATTCCTCTTCCTTGACGGAGAAGACATTGAGATTGATGTGCTGATGGACCAGCCTGAGCCACAGGCGTTTGAGCCCATGACTCCTCCTCTGGAGGGACTGGTTGATCAGAATGTTGTTCAAGAATCGACTGGATCTAATGAGAACTTCTCCTTCCTGCCTCCAACGGTCCCTCAACCCCATGTCCCAGCTGCTAGAGGAGTTATCCCCTTCTCTGGAAAGGGACGTACCCTAGGCACGGGTCAGGTCGTATGGAACTCATAGGCCTAGAAATCCAAAGAATCCTCCTGCATTCTTCTTCTGTGTCGTGTTCCTACGTACAGCATTATTTGCCGCCTTCTTCGCAGCATTATTCGCCGCTCTTTTTGCGTTATTTGTTAGACTGCGTGTAACATTTTGCTGCGGTAGCGGTAGGGGTGCCGGTGCCGGTCGCACATTTGCCAGATCACCTAGAATCTTTTTTGTGTTAAAGGCCTGTATTACATTCAGGTCAAGGGAGAAGTCCTTGATTAGGTGCTTGATCGTACGCACCACCTGGTCTAGGGTACGCTGAAGGTCCTCTCTCTGCACAGAATAGGCAGAGTCATTTACCATCTCAGTAAGGGCCTTCTTCAGGTGAAGCATGCCATATAAGGTACTCATAGCATACGAATACTGGATATCAGGATCTTCCACAGAGACAATGCGCCCAACATGTTTTAATTCATGTTCGGCCCATTTCATTACACTCATGGTAGTAAGCTTATACTTTCTTTCGGTTGCCATTCTACTTGGATTACATCTTTCCTTTGGCAAAGACCTTCCATAGGCTGCTAAAGTGTTTGGCGTACCGCTTCAGAGGATCCTTTGACTTCCTGGCTGTTGTCCTTCTTCCTTTGACTGCCTTCGATCTCGACCTAGTGCCAGCTCTTCTAGTGCCAGCTGTCGACCTCATACCGCCCCTTGGAGCAGCAGCAAAGAATGCAGCTTGCTCTTCAGGAGTCAATCCGTAGGGGTTGATAGGTTTACCGTATCCACCCATCACATTCGCCTTAGTAACTCCTTGATCAATGAGAGCCTGAACCTTTGCGTTCAACTGCTTTGGGCTCTCATTCACACGAAACGCAGGAGACTCAGGAGCATATGCAGGAGACTGGGGAGCATATGCGGGAGACTGGGGAGCATATGCAGGAGACTGGGGAATAGGAGTGGCTGGGCCGTACTGAGGAGTCGCCGGACCAAACTGAGGAGTGGCCGGACCAAACTGAGGAGTGGCCGGACCAAACTGAGGAGTGGCCGGACCAAACTGAGGAGTACGACCACCTTCTCCTAAGGCGGGGGCTATCACCTGAGGGGCCCGAATGGTCAGAGGCTGAGCCTGAGGCTGAGGCTTTCCAGCCTGGTATTCATCCCTCAGCTCCTTGATATACTGGTAGAAATCGGGAGGTATGCCAAGTCCAATCGCCTTGAATATGGGTGTCAGTAAGATAGGGCGGCTAAAGATAAAGGCATTCGGAACCGGTCCTGTCGGAAGAGAAATCTCCTTTCCATAGGTCTCATCCGAATACATCCTCGCCTTCAGTAAATACTTTCTCAGGGACGCTTGAATATCCTTTCTCTTTGCCGGTGCTCCATTGCTATCAATCGGTAACACGTTGACCTTGTATGCAGGGGCAATAACCTGCGGCATCACATAGAACCCCGTACGCATGTCAAAGGACATTGCACCACCCCCGTAAAAGGGAAGACGCAGTCCATATCGCATGACATTGTTCAGGTAACGTGTCACATTCTCTTCGACCGTACGCTGCCCGCCCACAGTGGGCTTACCTCCTGTGCGGATTCTGTCAAAGGAGAAGTGCCCACTGATCATATCCACCGTACCTTTTGCCGTAATTGTGGCGAGCGGGAGGTACAGAAGATTATCCCTCTTTGCCTGCTTAGCGATGAGAGCCATGGCCTGCATGTCAGAGGAGCATATCTGGTGAAGGCTGGTGTCCTCGGGTGCAGTAGCGTAGGGATACAGGACAATCTCGGGAAATCCTGCACGAGGGAGAGCCCCCTTTTCCGTCTTTGTTGCATCGACGTAGACTGACGCAGCAAGAAGACTCCCCACACCAGGCTGCCGACGCTCAAGACCCTTCAGGTACGGACCCATCGACGGCTTCAGGTCAACCTGCTCATCCTCTAACTTCGGCTCAATGGAATCAAGGTTGGCAATGGCCATCCATCCACGAGTGCCTGAACGTCTCTGATAGGCCGGCGAGAGGCAGTTGTCATAGGAGAGTTGCTTCACCGCATCCTCAGTCAGTTCAACACACGACTCCTTGAAGTTCGAGCAACGCTGAATAGGCGAGCTACCACTGTAGCGTTTTCCCTCACCACGAACCATGGGAGAGGGGCGAATCATGCAAATCACATTGACATCCTTTACTAAGACGACCACTTGGACGGCATCAAAAAGAGGACCGACGTTGTGGGCACCGAAGCAGACAAGGGGGTGAGCGTAGAAGAAGACATTGTGGGTTGGCTTCAGGCACATGGTAGATGAACCCCCCATAACGGATGGGACACCCAGGAAGTCCGTGTAAAAGGAAAGAGGATTTTCCGTAGGAAGACGAATTCCTCTGAATAGGACAGTCCCCGCTGGGAGGGTGACAAGGCTGACCTTATCACCAGACTCATAATCCTTTATCCTAGTTACAGTTGAGTAAAAGGGTCCTGCGGCGGACATCTACTAAGTGTCGATCTTATCCGATCATCCGTCTATTGCCCTCAGACTTATATGACTGATAAAATCCTTCAATAGCCTTTTCGAAATTAACTGCCGGACGAAAAGCGATAGGACGCCTTGACCGAATGTAGTCGACAGCCTCCTGTGGTTTCATATTCTTAAGAGTAATCAAGAACATCGCCACGGATGCAGCTGATCTCTGCATCCCTGCGGCACAATGCACTAGGATGGGTTGACCCTTCTTATATTCGTTGATCATCTTGTAGACTATCTCATACGACCAGAGCTCAAGGTTGCGTATTTCCTCATCCTTGAGATTGTCGTCCACCGGTATACGGTATTTGGTTGCAATAGACGGGTGAAAGGCAATATCTTTCGTGCAGTTAAACACACATGCAATACGGTGTTCGGCGAGCCAGTTTCGGTTCAATGCAGCCTTATGACTGCCTATCCAAATTCCTGGAATGATCTCGTCGGCCGGATTTGCTTTTTCAAACTCTCCTTGCATTCTACCTACGTGAGCAGTTCAATAAATCATTTCATCCGAAGGAGTAGTGATGGTGCTGCTTATGCTCCTGCTCCTGCTGCAGCTGGTCACATCCACCTTGATTTGTCCATCAGGGTCATTTACTGCCACCACAACGTCATATATTCTTCAAACAAATACAGCTGGAAACTATGCAGCTAGTTTAAACTGTAAACAAACTGTTACAAGTGCTACTGGATATATACTAGTGAGCTTTGTTGGATTTACAACAGAAGGATGTTGTGATTTCCTACGTATAGGAACAGCAGCAGGGAATGTCTTTACAGGGTCTGGTTCTGTAGTTCCCTCTCCCCAGGTGGTTGCAGTCCCTGCAACAATTGCATTCACATCAGACAGTGACACGGAATTGACAGGTATTACGATGTCCATTGTATCCTATATCCCAACCTCGACCCCTGTGGCTACTTTTTCTTCCATATCATCCCCATCATCATCAGCTACAGCGAAGCCATCGCCTTCCCTAGCATCACTATCAGCGTCGACAAGTACATCCATAACTAGCACACATAGTACGACACATACACCAAGTCAATCAGGTTTATCTTCAGGCACAGTGTCAGAATCTCAGTGTAGTAGTGCATCCCAGTATATCACTAGTTCCACCACGGTTACTAATTCTGGAACAGTAACCGTGACTGCTAGGTATAGTGGCAGTGTAACTGGTTCGGGTAGTCAATCAACTTCTCCTTCCGTAACCCAGACGTTTACTGGATCTCCCTCAGGTTCACTAAGTGTAAGTGGCTCTCCATCGGGAACCTTAAGTCAATCCCCTTCTCCTCAAACAGCCTCTGCTTCTGTTACAGGGTCTGTCTCGGCATCAGGGTCCTTGACGAGATCTCAGAGTGTAACACGATCAATAAGTCAAACGGGGTGTTCAACAGGAACGATATCGGTCACTCGTACTGTAAGCAATACTGCTTGTTCCACCGTTAGCCGATCGACGAGTAGTACGATAAGTGTTACTGCAAGTACGGGGAGTACTGTACATGGCTCTGCGACAGCGGCCTTCTCTTCTTCAGGATCTGGAACGGGCTCGGGCTCAGTAACAGGGTCTACATCGGGCTCTGGTTCCGTCAGTGGGTCTGTCTCTGTAAGTACTTCACACTCAACTAGTTCTTCAGGGTCAGTGACTGCTTCAGGATCTGTCAGTGGATCAGGATCTGTGAGTGGTTCGGGGTCTGCGACTGCTTCAGGATCTGTGAGTGGTTCGGGGTCTGTAACAGGGTCGCCCTCGGTCAGTAGTTCACCCTCGGCCAGTGGTTCACCTTCGGCAAGTAGCTCACCCTCTGTAACAGGATCCGCTTCAGGCTCGCAAACGCAAACACAGACGAGAACAACCCGCCCATCGCTGACAGTAAGCCGAACTGTCATAAGTCCAACAGGAAGATCCACGCATTCTATCTCGCCTTCAAGAAGTATGTCGTTTACGTATTCTGCAACACCACTCCCTAGTCCAACATCTTCGGCTCCCCCCACGGCAACTGCTACAAGCATACCAGGGGCCATACCAACTCTCCCTGACCTGACCCATATGTCACTCGACGGTCTGTCAAATCTCTTTGTATCTTTCTCGGCCTTCAGTCCTCTGGAAATTAAGGGTGCCCTCAATACTCTCACAAGTGCCGCCCTGCAAAAGGGGAACGGGTCCTTCGCCATTCAGACCCCCGCCTTTGCCCTCGAAAGCAAGACACTCAGCCCTGAACCTCTCGTCCTTCCACGACTGACTCTACCATCCCTAGGCCTTCCTTCCGGTTCTTTTGCAAGCACAATTCAATGGACAACAAATCCCTATGACCAATCCTCTAATCCAGTGATGTCCGTATCCGCATTCAGTCAAAATGCAACTGAACTGCCCATTCATTCTCTTTCAACACCCTTCACCACAAAATGGACCGTTGAACCTACGGTCTATACGTTCTTCTGTGACCAAAACATTGTACTGCTTAATAAAAGCTCCACCTTCGAGTCTGCTCCAAATGTTACACGTAAAGGCTCAACCTGGACCGTTCCCTGTGGATCCTTCTTTACCAATGTCTCCTGCCCTGTGCAAACCTATACCTGCCCTCCTGTCGATTGTGTATACTGGAACAAAAGTCTTTCGACGTGGAGTTCCGATGGATGTGTAAAAGAGGTGGTAGGGAAAGACATTCTCTGCCACTGTACCCATATGACTGATTTCAGTGTACGCCTCCAGGGAGTCGCATCAGAGAATGCGAAGGTGTTTGCTATTGCCAGTTCCGTATATTCGGAACAGGGTCTCGTGCTCTATGCAAAGTGGTATGGAATCTTTGGATCTCTCGCTCTGCTCACAATAGTCCTCTTTACCATTGGAACATGGCTCGACTTTCCTATTCGCCGCCTCTATGTCGATTGGCTCATGAAGACTAAGAAGTTCAGGCCTATACTTGAACGTACTCCTCTTACTCCCATATATCGATACAACAATTCATCATCTCTACAGAGATACTGTTCGATTGAACCGACGACCACGATTGAAGCAAGGCCCCAGTTTAATCCCTGTCGCCGCATGTGTATTCAGCACTCCTACTTACAGAGTTTACTCCGTTACGATCCCAGGTTGAGCCGTTCCTTCCGTATTCTCTTCCTTATCCTCATGCAATTCCATTCCCTCTTCGTGACCGCCCTTCTCTATGGCTTCTCCTTCGGCTCCAAGGATGGGCTGAACCCCTCTGACACAATTCTCTTATCTCTTCTCACATCTCTTGTGACTGTCCCCTGTGTTCGCTTTGGTCTCCAGTTCATGAATAGTGTAGGCTTGAAAGAGTTCCAGTACCAGTTTCCCATGTTATATGATGAATATATGCGGCGGGTAGAGTTTGAAGAGATTGCCGAACCCTTGTATGCCGCTTTAAAGGACAAGGACAAAAAGGAAATCGTATCGGTAGACGATGCAGATGTCACAGGCGAAGCTGAAGATCAAGTAGAAGAGAGCTTTGTTCTACGTCTCATCCGATGGATGGTACCGTGTACTAAGCGAGAGAAGCCAGAGGGTGTAAAAGAGGAAAGATCAGTCATCCTAAAGAAGTTGGCTGCCTGTGTGCAGAAAGAGTATCCTAAGTTCTTCACCTACGGAGTCTCGTGGGACATTCTTCCCTGCCACACCGTGCATGGATGGGTCTTCCTCCTCGCTACCTTTGGCTGGATCGCCTGGTGCCTTCAGTATCTTCTTCTCTTCGCTGCATCTCATGCTTCTGACGTCGGCGATGGTATCCTGACAAGCTATGCATCTTCTGAAGTCGTCACTGTCTTTCTCACACAACCCTTCTCCGTGCTTCTGACAACGGGAGTCTTAGTTGTCCTCCACAAGTTCAAGGGAAATCTCCCGTGGCCTCTCTCTGTCCTCGGCTCAGTATCAACAAAGAACTCCATTCCTTCGATGTATTATTTTGGCAATCCATTAAATCATCATACCTATACCGTTCTCAGCTCAGAATTCGCTCATATGATTTTCTTAGATATACCCTCGAAGGCATCGGGTGTAGATCTCTACTCTATTGCCCCTATCAAGTCGATCCTTTCGAGTATAAATGGTGAAGAAGAAGTCCCTGATCGACGCATAGAGGACCTGTATTATTCGATGGTCGACTACTATGTAAAAACTCGGAGTTGAGAAGGGTCTAAACCCTCTTGCAATGTAACTCTAAAGTATGAAGCTTTGTCTGATTCTGATGATAAAGAACGAAGAGAAGATTCTTCTTCGGTGTCTTCAGTCCATGGAGGGGATTGTTGATATGTACTGTATCTTAGATACGGGTTCTACAGATTCATCTATGGCAATTGCAAAACAGTTCCTAGAGACTCATCCAGGCTGTGTAACAGAGGAGCCGTGGCAGAACTTCGGCTACAACCGCACCGTCTCCTTTCAGCGTGCCCAGGAGTTCTGTCGCAACGGTGGCTGGGATCTCAGCACCACCTACGGTATCCTAGTTGATGCCGACATGGTGTTTGTCTGTGGAAACCTGAAGGAGAAGACCCTGGGTGCTGTTGGGTACAAGGCCCTGCAGAAGAACGGGAATCTCGAGTACATGAACGCCCGCCTTCTTCGCATGGACTTCAACTGGAGGTGTGTAGGAGTGACGCACGAGTACTGGGACGGACCAACGGATCAGTTAGAGAAGGAGGCTTGTTACATTGATGACAAGAATGACGGTGGGTGTAAGTCTGATAAGTTCACTCGTGACCGTTCCTTACTGGAGGCTGGACTGGCGGCTGAGCCTGATAATGTTCGCTATACCTTCTATCTTGCCCAGACCTACAGTTGCTTGAATATGATTGATGAGGCTATTGCTAAATATAAGAGGAGGATTGAACAGGGTGGGTGGTTTGAAGAGGTCTGGTATTCCTACTACTCGATTGGCGACCTGTATAAGAGGAAGGGCGATGTGATTGAGTTCGAGGCATGGATGCTACGTGCCCATGCATTCAGAAAGGAGAGGGCTGAGTCTGTGTATAAGCTCGCCCAGCATTTTCGTGCAGTGGGCGAACACTATAAGGCCTATCATTACATTCAGATCGGTCAGAAGACTCCCTATCCCGATGACAGCCTGTTTATTGAGGCGAATGTATACAGAGGCCTCTTTGACTATGAGGCCAGTATTATCGAGTACTACACCCACGACGATAAGCGGGTAGGTCTGCGGAGTTCCTTTCGGTACCTGATGAGGGGAATCGAGTTCCGTGAAAATGTTGTACAGAACCTCCACTACTACATGAAGCCCATAGCGGAGAGGAGTGAGAGGATACGGTTAGATATGCCCTTTGAGGGATATACTCCTTCGGCCATTTCTATTGACCACTACCCCACGGCGAATGTACGGTTCATCAATTACTGGATGGAGGGTGGAGACTATAAGACGGCTGGGGGTCCGGTGGATACTCAGAATGCATACATGAACCTTGAGACTGGAGCGTGTGTGCAAAAGATGAGTCAGGACTCAATTGTCGCAACCAAGTCTTCCACGCCCGTCCAGGGTCTGGAGGATGTTCGACTGTATAGGGATGCGGGCGTGCTTCGTTGCGTAGCAACATCTGTGCGTGAATACGATGGGTCTCGTGTAGCCCAGGTAGACGCTGAGTATGAGTCGACCACGGGTTCATACAAGAACTTTCGTGTAATCACCTCGCCCCACGGAAGGCCATGTGAGAAGAACTGGATTCCTCTTCCTGACACGGGCATGTTCATCTATGACTGGTCTCCGCTGAGGATTGGCTCTCTACAGGGCGATTCCCTGAGGATCCAGATTACTCATGAGACGCCGCCCCTGTTCCAGCTCTTCCGTGGATCGGCAGTCATTCAGACTGCAGCGGGCTGGCTAGCACTCGTGCATTTTGTCGAGTACTCTAAGCCGAGGAAGTATTATCACTGCCTCGTGGAGCTAGATTCTGGATACAAGCCAAAGAGAGTGTCTCTGCCCTTCGTCTTCTTCTCACCCTCTGTGGAGTATTGCATCTCCTTTCGCAAGGTTGATGCATGGTATATATTCTACGTAAGCCAGATGGATGCTAATCCGTCAAAGGTGGTCATACGGGAGAACGCCTTTGAGTGGTTTGCAGTGTAGATCGGTCAAAAAAATTGAACAACGGTGCCTGTCCCCAGGGAAATCCCCAAAGGCAGAGATGCACCCCCGTTGTTTGACTGAGAAGGATTTCCCTGCAGTGGAGGAGCTCTTTCAGGCTACCTTCCCTCATACACCAAATGGCGACTTCCTCATTTCCTGGGAGTTTAGGTCAAAGGAGAATTCTATGGGCATCTTTAATGCCAAGGGTCTAATGGGCTTTGTCATTGCCTCTTACCACCCCTCGTCGGGCAGCAGTCTCTACATCGACTACTTCGCCTTGAGGCCAGAGTATCGCGGCTCTGGACTTGGTACAAACTTCCTGTTACAGCTTGTCACAGATGCATTTGACTCAAATGGGAGCATCCATCTGTACCCTGAGAGGAAGGAGCTGGTTCCGTGGTATGAGAGAAATGGATTTCGTAAGACCCATGGTGGGTATTACGTATTCCACTCATATAAGACTAGGGCACAGACTCGGGTGCACCAGATGCTGGGCTTAGCTTAGCGTCTGGCCCCTAGACCCAAAGGAGCGAGTCCATCGGAATTCTAACAATCACGGGGTCACAATCATTTTGAGATGCAATGCAGATCAGCACGTTATCTAGTATAACAATACCCAGAGTGTACTCGATATGATTTTTTACAAAGTAATAGGGGACAGTGTAGCTCACCTGATACAGAGGGTCAAGGCGGACAAGCATATGGTAGTATTTTCTAGGACATGTTTCCACAACACAGTGTACCATGGTATATAAGAATCCCTTATGAAAGACTAGGGTCGATGAGCCTCTTACATGCTGGAAGAAGGAAGGAGTTTCTACGGTGTGCTCCTTATGGAAGTGACCATCTGTAACCCTCCCTATGGTGAGAGGATGCCAGGAGTAGATAAAGCGCGAATCATCTTCGTAGGCTCTGTTAAAGGGAATCCAGTTCTTCTCGACATGGTTATTGTTAGGAGAGTACATATGACTGAGGTCTCTGAGATGTTTCCTCTCAGTATCGTAGACCCCTTGAATCTCTTGGATCAACCCGTTGTGAGAGTATTCACATGTCGTCCCAGAAAAGTGGATCTGCGACCCCTTACGAAAAAGACGAATATCTTCAATGCCGTGGATGTGTCTATCATGCAGCGGAGAGCAATCAGGGGTGATTTCTTCAAGGGGGCTGAAGGTCGAGAAGTCCTTTGTTCTGCAAAAGAAGTTTCTCGTCCTGAGATGATGGTGCGGGCTGAGGTCGCCCCCTTCTGACATTAGGTAGGACCCGTTGTCCTGGATCCTATAATTGACGTATCTGACGTTAAGAAGAAACTCATCCCCTAGTGAGAGAATCGACGTCGATGTGGGAAGAAAGTCATCAATCGGCCCTACAGGGAAGGGAGCTATGCTTGACTGGAAGGCTGAGATGTAGTAAAAGATATTCGCATACTCAATGTTTTGGAACTTCGAATAGGAACGGACAATATCGAGAAGAGCCTGGTCTCTCGGAACTCCCACGTAGTAGCTAAGAATACTCCTCTCGTAGGCACATTGAGCATTATCTTCATTTATAGGCTGGAGTGCATGCCAAGCCTCGTGATTTTTCCCTTGAAGGCGGAGGCTTTGGACCTGGTCCATCTTTTGTCTGTTTATAGGAACTGTTTAGATAAGAGTATAATTCGACCCATATATATTATACAGAATCTTGATGTCAGTCATACCCGTGATAGATGTACAATTAGAATTAGTTACATTTCCTCCTGGCACAACCACTTTGATTGGAATACCAGTTGTGTTTTGAATTAGGGTAGCCTTAGGCAGATTTAGTATTTTTGTAATTCTATTGTAAGTTTGATCAGTATATAATATTGAATTATCTAGGACGTTGTAAGCAAATCCATTGTAAAATGTATAATTAGATGTTCCTACGGGACGAGCATAATTACCAGAAACAGTGAGTACACCATAGTGTCCTTCACGTAAATCTATACGTCGTATAGAATAATTACTTCCATCTATAAAATACAGAAATCTATTTATAGGATCAATAACAGGATATTTAGGAGAAAACAGATTTACTGAAGTTCCTGTGCCATCACCATTCCACGCGGTTAAACTATTTCCAACAAGAACTGTGTTTATATTCGATGCTATATTATATGCTGCCACTACATTGCTTGCACCAGAAATAGTATAGTATAAGGTAGTCGCAGTAGAATTTATGCATATTCCAGTAATAACACCACTCACTGTGCCATAACTATTCACTGTTGTCCAATTAGTTGTATCTACTCTCAATATTACTGAACTAAGTGCACGTGAAACATAGAGATATCTATTTGTATAATCCATGCATATTGCTAAAGTTTGATCAACTGCATTTGTAGAAGTTGTTACTGTATAAGTACTTAGATTAATTATACGAATACTTGTAGTAGTGTATGATCCAGCATATAAGAATGAGCCAGTTGAATTTATTGCAAATGATGTAATATCTACAAATGATGCGTTACTTCCTGTTCCATTTGCAGACCCAGAAGCACCACTTCCAGCTATAGTGCTTACTACTCCTCCACTAATCATGCGAATTCGATAATTATTACTATCCCATATATATATATTAGAATTTACTGGATTTATTGCTAATACAGAAGGACTGTTAAACTTTGCAATTCCCACCGATCCATCGAGATATCCTACAATTCCATTAGTAATACTAATATCCTTATATGTATCTGTATTAATATTCGAAAATGTGTACGTCGTTGGGGGGTAGGTTATAGGTATTTGTACGATTGCTGAGTTATTGAAATAATTTGTCACGGTATAGAGGGAGTTTGAATATAAACTCAGAGTTTGTGGTGTATTACGCGTATAATTTGCTAAGTCTGGTGTATCAAGAAAGCCAGCTACAGTTGATCCTGCAATGAATCTAGCCACTCCAGATGCTATATCTAGACTTCTAACTTGTGGATTTGAGAGTTCGCCAGTATATAGGGTTCCCCCACTAATAGCTAATGCGAAAGGACCATTAAAGGTGGGTAAAGGACCATTATCTGAAGCGGCAATTGAGCCTGCAAGGGTACTAAGAGAATAATTTGATAGATCTAATTTACGTATCCTATTATTACCACTATCTGTAATATAGGCATTTGATCCTGGAGAATCGAGAAGAATATAATTAGGAGATACTAATTGTGCGGCGGAACCTATTCCATTTGTGTAGCCTGCAGAAGAACCAGCGAGGAGGCTGGTTAATTGATTTGAAAGAACAACCTGACGAATCTTTGTATTTCCTGTATCTGCAATAAAGAGTGTCTCCCCAGCTGGATCAATGCAAATGCCCACAGGATTAGAAAAGAGTGCAGAAGACCCTATTCCTTCTGCATAACCCCCCTTAGTTACACTAGCTGTAGGTAAGCTATTATCAAATAAAGGGAATGATGCATTATAGTCAGCAATAATAGTATCCAAGGTTATAGGATAATTATAAATACGTACTTCACCAATTTCACCAGTTACAAATTCACCAAGATCCCAGCGACGTCCAATTAGGTATTCTTGCCCTGAATCAGGAGAAGTATTTCCATATTGTTTAGTTCCAATGAGAGTACAGTTGACATATGTGGATAAATTTGTTCCATCCCATTTGCATACTATATTTGTCCATACATTATTTATTAAGGATATTGAATTACCAAATTTTATCATTCCTGAATTATAAAATCCACTCGTTAATCCACTGCCTCCACTTAAACCTGAAAGATTATATCCTAAAATTAAGTTATCATTATTACTTGCAATTTTTTGTGTTATAATACATGGAGAAGTATTAGTACCATATGTTCCCACATTTTTATACCATACACTTAAGGTCCAACTATTACCAACTGCAACATTAGGCAAGATCCAGCTAGTTGAACCATTTAAAATAATACCATTGCCATTCATATTCTTTTTAATAGAACCTATTTCTATGTTTGCATTACGCCCATATATAGATTCATCATACCATATACCGGAGCCTTTATAATTAACAGCCTTTAACAAAAGCATAAGAGAAGGAATACTAGGAGTATTTGTATACAAACCAAAGCCGCTTCCTGATAGAATAGAATATATAGTAGAATTCTTACTTGTTAAGCCAAGTATTCCACCAGAGGATTCGCTGCCTTTAATTTCTCTAAGCGCCCATGTTACTCCTCTATCAAAACTAACATATACTGACGCATTATAACCACCTACCTTTTGCAGAGAAACAGCAATTGATATTTCATCAAACGAAACGCTAACAATTCCCCATTGTCCCGTACTTGGTAAGGCAGTAACTGCAGAAAATGTTGAACCAGCATTAGTACTCATATATAAGGGTGCACCAGATACAGCAACAAATACTAATTGACCATTAGATGAGCAAGAAACATTATATGTTGACTTATTTGTTATAAAGATTTGAGTCCAGGTAGACCCATAATTAGTGCTACTATAGACCCCATTCAGTTGATCACCATAATACATTATAGAGCCATCACCTGACATAGCGATAGAGACAGTAGTTGATATGGTAAAAGGGGGACTACTCCATGTATTTCCATAATTTGTACTAAATGCTAGATTATTCGTAGCCAACGATACAAATACTACAGCACCGTTTTCAGAGCAACATAATAGATATTTTGTTCCATTGCTTGGAGGCTGGGTAGGCACATTTGAAAATGTGTTTCCTAAAGTAGTACTTTGAAATAATCCATTACTATTTGCTGCATATATATATGAAGATGTAGACGATGTACATAGTGTATTAAAAAAGTAAGGAGTTAAATTTTGTAGAGTCCATGTAACAGCATTACTGCTTATACGAATTCCACCATTTATATCATTTATAATTATATTACTAGAGATAATCCTAGATAAGCATGTATATCCTATAAAAGGGGCTACACTTCCTCCTCCCCCAGCAACAATGCTTGTTGTTGCATTAGAAAGACAGATCTGTCGAATAAGATTATTACCTGAATCATTTATATATAAGTTGATGTTTGAATAATCTATACATATTCCTCTAGGAGCATTAAATTTGGCAGGATTAGGGGTAATTGTATAAATATATTCAGCGGGTCTATGTGAATAGTAGGGATGAGACGCATCTAAGGGGAGGCCCCATTTATTTGTAAGATACCATTCAACCATCTGCCGTTGAGAGTCTGTAGGAATTGTATTATATACTAGAACCTCACCGAAGATAGAATCAGAAGATGAATTCCCTCTATCTGGTCTCCCCGTTATGCAAAAAATATTACCTGAATCTCTCTGTATTCCTGTAAATGATGTATTACTTGTTTGTAGTATACCATTTGAATATAGATAGAAGAAATTCGACTGAAGTGTTTGATTAAATATCATTGTTAAAAGATATGGAGTTTCAGTATTATTATATGGCTGAAATCCTGTTAATTGCTGCGAATTATTAATTAAATTAATTTCTCCATATACAGTATTATATTCAATTCCCAGTGGATGTGGTGTATTACCTTGATTTGCAGCGGTTGATCCTCTATAAAGAATTGCTGATTCGGATGGTGCTGAAGCTAGAAAGTTAAATACAGCAAATACAGTTATATATTTAGAAAATGTTCCCGTTGGAATCGCCGCCACAGGATTCGCGCCGTTTGATAAACCTATCCCACTATGCCCATTTAAATAATATGCTACATAATAGTTTAAATTATTAGGATTTAAGTTTGATGTATTATATCCATTGCCTGATTTATCTATCCAAGAGTATATGCTAGATCCATCCTGTGGTACAGTACCATTCCCATATGGGTCTAATGCATCCAACCAGAGCTGGAGGCCTGAAATACTTGTGGGAATTATATTTGGAACCGATGTAGATGTGCTTGTTGCATCAGAGTATCCCTGTGTACTTCCAGCAATAGTAGTATTTGTATTATTTGACAAGGCTATACGTTTAATCATATTATTGCCAGTATCTGAAATATATAGATACATATTTAATGGATCAACTATCATTCCACCAGCATTCGAAAAACTATCACTTATTTGTCTTACAATCCCATCGGGCGTTATCTTTCTTATATACTTTGTATCTGCTACATATATATTTCCAGAATAATCTAGACATAGACTACTTATATTCGAAAACATAGATATATAGGAATATGTATAAAAGGGGGTTACTCCATTTATATTTGTTACGATGCTTAACGAACCTGCATAAGTTGTAACATTAAGATTTAGATTAATATTACGTATAGCATTATTTCCATTATCTGCAACAAATATATTTGAGCCATAAAGGGTTAGCCCCATAGGAATATTCAAACGGGCATTGGCCAATGTATCATCCTTATAACCAGCTATTCCTCCTGTAATAGTATTAACAATTCTTAAAATAGAGTTAGCAGTAAATCCTGACCTATTTGGACAATACAATACACTTTCTTCCAGATTTGTTGCCATTGAATATGCACCTATGCGACCGATTCCTAGGGTAGTTACCTGTAACGTCTTTGGATCAATTGAACGAATATAGGGATAACTATCACCATTATCATTAAACCCAGCTGCATTATCATTCACATAAAGATATCCAGATCCTCCAACAGCCAATGCTGCTGGACGAAAGAAAGACGCTGAAAGACCAATTCCATCACTCCTATGTTGGCTACCTGAACCAGCATACGTTGTTACATTTGAAGTAAGTAAATTTACAATACGGATCCTAGAATTTCCATCATCAGATATGAATAAATTACTGCCAGATACATCTAATGCCAATGCATTAGGGTAATTAAATCTGGCGTTTATTCCAGTACCATCCGCAAACCCATTTTGATTTGTACCTACAAAGGGTACTACACTAGCATTAGATAAGTTTATCTTATAAATAGTATGATTGTATTCTGTTACATATATATACGATTCTGTACTATCTAATGTAGGTGAATAGGAAAGCTGATTAGGAAAATTAGCAAACAGTAAGCCATTTTTATATAATCCTATGCTTCTTATCATAGTATATATATTTCCTTGTGAATCTATCGCAACTCCATCCATATTACGTTCGAGACCCGATTGAGTGGGAAACGGTATACTAACTACTACTTGTTGCACAGCTGTTACAAGATTAACAGACACTACAATATTATTAGTATTATCAACCACATAAAGCTTTGAAGGATCTATTTTATTAAATCCAACATTTACATAATTACCACCAGGATAAGTATTGCGAATACTATTGTCTATATTAAATTCATATGCAGAAGCAATATATGGATTACCCTCATATATAATAGAATTATTTATAGAGTCACTAGCATATATTAATCCGTTTGAATTCATAAGAATTCCAGTCGGCCCTGAAAGAGTAGTGGACGAACTCCCACTAGCTCCCTGTGTACCCATATATGTTGATAAAAAATAGGTAGAGGTATTCATCTTGCGAATAAGATAATTTGAATAATCGGCAATAATTAACTTTGACGAGTTACTATCGAGTGCTAATCCCCGCGGGCTGTTTAATTGTGAATATACACTTGAAGCATCCAACCATCCAGGAAGGCCATTTGATCCAGCTACGATAGAAAGGTTTGATGTAGCAAATGTGTACTTCTTTATTACATGATTGCCTGTATCAGAAATATATATATTCGATGTGTCTAGTGTAATTCCTTGAGGACCTGATAAGCCTGTTATGATGGTTGTAACATTAGATGTGAGGAGGTTTAGCTTTCTTATCGAATTATTCCCTGTATCAGCAATATATAGATTAGAACCATATTTATCAAGACACATATCATATGGTTGGTTAAATGAGGCTCCTATACCTATACCATCTCCATTTCCAGGGAAGTTTCCTGCAAAGGTAGTAACTAGACCCACAGGAGTTATTTTACGAATTAGATTTATTGTACATATATATATATTTGAATCATTAGAGTTATATATAACGCACGTGGGAGAGACTAAACCAGCTATAGGGGGAGTAAATATGGGAGCAGGTGCATTTGAACTAGCAAACTGGGCAGTAGAATTCAGGGAAATAATATTTGATGTTGGCGAGCCATCGAGGGGTATACGTTGAATGCTAATATCATTTGTTAGAGAAGTATATAAAGTATTTGTATACATATCAACCAAGGGGGTATTCATTACAGAATCAAGATTTGATGCAATTATACGTGCAGTTGTTGCGGCAACCGAATAAGAATATACTTTACCTGTGGATGTTGTGGAATAAAGATATATATTCTTAGGATCAGTAGAGAAAGATGATAGTTTTCCATCATTTGAGAAAATAGAAGAAGTATATATATTAGAAGAAGAAGCATTAATATTAGGAAACCTGAGAATATTTGACTGTGTTCCTGATTGATATGTATAAAAATAGCCAATATTTGCATATACCCTAGACCCCTGTGGCACGGTCCATGTATAAACTCCAGTTAATATGCCATTAGAAGTATTTACTTTATACTTTGTAATCTGACTTAAAAAGGAAATAAACATATATCCTAGGGGATCGAGTGCCATATGATATATTGCTGTTGTGAATCCAAGATTAGATAACGTCTTTGTAGATAGATTATAAGAATAAATATAATTTGATGGTGTTGAATAACTTATATTACTATCAGAGTATAAGTAAGCCCATCCAGAAGGATGAACTATTAGTTGTGTAAAGGCAATATTAGAGAATATATCATATATATTTTGGGAATTGGCTACCACAGGATAAGAAGTTGATTCCGCTTTTATCATAAATAAGGTATTTGCTGATTCATTGCTTGAGTTTAAATATGTTATAGGAGTGACAGTTCCTGGCTGTGGCATAAGGGTCTTTGTTTTAAGAGGGGATGTGAGAGATGGCATACTTAGAATATTTGACTGATAAGAAATATTTGGATTATATATATATGGAGAGGTAACCCCTCCAAGAACATAGGAAATATCTAGGTCTGTATATTGAATGTTACCAGCTGTTCCTTGACTACCTGTATTCCCTGTGTACCCTTGTGCACCAGTATATCCTTGGAGACCAGTGTAACCAGTATTTCCTTGAGCTCCAGTATTAGCAGGATTACCATAATTGCCAGTGTAGCCCTGTTGCCCCGTAGAGCCTTGGTCACCCCGTGCACCAGTATATCCTTGCACCCCAGTTATACCTGTTGAACCTTGAGAACCAGTGTAACCCCCTTGAGCACCCCAAGCACCAGTATATCCCTTGGCCCCAGTATATCCCTGCACCCCTATTATACCTGTTGAACCTTGAACACCCTTCGTACCAGTATAGCCCTGAACACCAGTATACCCCTGAACCCCAGTCGAACCTTGGGTACCCTGTGCACCAGTATACCCTTGTGTACCCTGTGCACCAGTATACCCTTGCATACCAGTATATCCTTGCGTTCCCTGTGCACCACTATATCCTTGAACACCCTGAGAACCTGTCCACCCTTGAACACCCTGTGCTCCTGTAAATCCCTCAGCCCCCCGTGCCCCTGTGTCTCCCTGAGCTCCTGTATACCCTGTAAACCCCTTAGAACCAGTATATCCTTGTGTTCCCTGTGCACCAGTCCAGCTTTTAGCCCCTTCGACCCCTTGGGTACCTGTCTGACCTACGGCTCCCATATCACCCTGAGTACCCGTTGAGCCTTGACTCCCCTGTGCCCCAGTATAGCCCGTAGGACCTGTAGGACCTGTTTCCCCTGTTAAACCTGTATCACCTGTTGGGCCTCTCGAGCCAGTGGGACCTGTTAAGCCCGTAAAGCCAGTAAAGCCTACGGGACCTGTAGCACCTGTTGGACCTTGTATCCCTTGCACACCCGTTGGCCCCGTCAAGCCCGTAGAACCTGTTGAACCGGTTGAACCGGTGATTGAACTACTATAACCAGTAGGACCTATATACCCTGTAGGACCTGTAAATCCTGTTTGTGTAACAACAACAGATATTTTAGGGGATATAAATGGATCCGTATTTAAGAATACCTGGGGAAATGGCTGATCTGTAATAAAAACTAATTCACCTGAACGAATGTTACTTAGACCATTCGTTGTTCCTTTACGTAATCTATAGTTAACTGTGCCGGTAGAACCTGACATATCTATTGTATATATGGGTATAGAATATTGTGTTATGTACTCTGCACTACGCAATATTCTTTATGTATTTATGCAGATGCAGTATAATTTATTTACTAGATTAAGGTATACGATACCCCAGTATTATATAATGTTAGTACATCAGAGATATTTGGCAAAGATTGTATGATAGGATTTGTTACAGTTGACCCTGTAACTGCAATCGTTACTTGCCGTCCTGTAGTATTCTGTATTTGTGGAGTGAGAGTATTAGAAAATGTAAACGTTGTTGATGGATATGATGTAAATGGAATTTGAACCATTATAGAATTGCTATATAAACTCATCATTGTATACAATGCATTTGAATATACACTTAGGCTTTGTGGAGTATTATAACTAGCATACGATACATAAGGAGTATCAAGGTATCCTGCAATATTCGATCCAACAAAGGTGGTTACATTTGAAGTTGTCAGAGTAATTAGTCGAACCTGAGGATTATTTACTTCTCCTGTATAGAGAATATTTGAATATACTGCAATACCGAAAGGTCCAGTAAAGCTTGCTGCAGTTCCTATTCCATTCGAAGAACCTGCTGTAGCAGAACCTGCAAGAGTACTTACTGTAGCGTTAGAAAGAACTATTCGACGTATTCTATTATTGGTGTAATCAGATATATATAGATTGCTTCCTGCTGAATCTATAATAATACACACTGGAAATCTAAATTGAGCGGCACCAGCAATTCCATCAGCAAATCCTCCAGTAGATCCTGCAAATAGAGTAGATGTCTTAGTTGCAATAACAATCTGTCGAATTAGATTATTTCCTGAATCAGCAACATAGAGTTTTGAACCTATTGAATCTATAGATATTCCCGTGGGCTGGTTAAAATATGCAGACGCCCCCGTACCTTCCTGATATGCTCCTGCCTGAGCCGTTCCAATAAATGTACTAGTAACTGCAGTAGAAAGATTAATTAATCTAATTACATTATTTCCAGAATCAGCCACATAAATATTTGTGTTTGTTCTATCAATACATATTTGCCCAGGTGCATTAAATTGTGCAAGAATTGGACTAATTGTATATGTACTTATAGCAGAACTCCTACCGTAATAGGGGTGTGACACAGGCAATGTAAACCCCCATTTATAGGCAAGATACCCTTCTATCTGTTGTCTCTGCAGTGTTGTAGGTGTAGTATTATACACTAACACCTCTCCAAACACAGAATCATTCCTGTTTCCATTTCCATCTCCTCTGCCTGCTACAAAAAATCTAGTTCCAATATCTTGACCAGATGGAGCAGGGCTAATAGCTATATTACTTCCTAAAATATTACCATTAGAATATAAATACAAGGAAGGTGCTCCTGTTTGTCTATACACTGCATTTATTAATATTGGTGATGTTACTTGAAAAGGATTAAATGCAAGTATATTTCCAGTATTATTGGTAGGATCTGCACCATAATCATATTCAAAATTAGCATATTCAATACCGAAAGGATGTGGTCTATTATTAGCTGGAGCATTTCCAGTTCTGTATAATAGTGGCGCATTTAGATTTGTTGAACCTGTACAATTAAATACAGCAAATATCGTCATCGAATTAGCAAATGTTCCTGCAGGGATAGATGCATATGGACTTGTCCAGCCAGGAAGACTTATTCCACCAATACCATTTTTATATGATGTTTGATAATACATTACATTATAAGGCGTAGAATTGTTAACATTTAAATTTGTTGTATTGTATGCATTACTCGATTTATCTATCCAAGAGGTTAAGGTTGCTCCATTTGCTGGAACTGTGCCATTCCCAAAAGGGTCAGATGCATCTAACCAAAGCTGGAGACCTGGAATGGTGGGAGGAACTGGAGGAGTATATACAGATGTAACTGAGCTAGATGTATCATAATAACCCTGGGTAGACCCAGCAATAACAGTTACAGAATAATTTGATAAGGCAATACGTTTAATAGTATTATTTCCAGTGTCTGATACATATAAATAAGTGTATAAAGGATCAAAGGTAATTCCTTTTGCTGTAGAAAAATTACTAGCAATAGTCGTAACGAATCCACCTGGCGTTACAAATCTTATATATTGTCCATCTGCAACATAGACATTCCCTGAGAGATCTGTGCATAAGGCCCCAATAGATGAAAATAAAGAGTTAAATAAATTTATATACGTTTGAGTTACTCCATCTACATTACGAGTAATAATATTTGACCCTGCATATGTTATAACATTCGAATTTGGAGAAATTAAACGTAAAAGGTAATTTCCTTTATCAGCGACAATAATATTAGACCCCTGAAAGCTTATTCCCAGGGGAGTATTAAATTGGGCCGATAATCCTGTACCATTATTAAATCCCAGATTTGAGCCTGCTAGAACGGCTGTATAGAAACCGAGAGAATTTTGTGAAAAACCATTTCCAGTCGAAGGAAGATATATCGCAGTCTCTGTGAAATTTGTAACAAAATTAGCATACGATAAACCTCCAGGTATACTACATAACGTTTTTACAGTTAAAGTTACAGGGTCTATTGTACGTAGCCAAGCAGCAAAATTAGTATACAGTTCATCCACGAAATACAACAATCCAGAAGTACTCTGTGTTATTCCACATAAATAATAACATCTCGCACTACTTCCAATACCATCTATAGGAGTACTTGACCAGGGAGTATTATATAGCCCAACAATAGTTGTAACATTCGACGTTTGAAGATTTATTTTACGAATAACATAATTATATGTATCGCATACATATAAATTACTTGCAGCATTATCTATACAGATTCCACCTATTTGATAAAAACGTGCATTCGATCCAATACCATCTACATATCCGTTTCCATTTACAGGAGAACCAGCTAGTAGAACAGCAGGACCACTGGGAATAGTAACCTTATATATCTGATGAGAAGTTACTGCATATACATATGTACCAGCTGGATCTACACAGAGCGGAGAAACATTAATTCCTATAGTATTTGTTCCAGTTATGAGAGAACCATTTCGAAATATACCTTGCGTTCTTACAGAAACATATGTATTAGAATTAGAGTCGACTGTAATAGACTGTGCATAACTCGATAAGGTATAAATGTTAGTTGCTGTACTCGTACTTAAATTATATGAGAATACCTTATATGAATTCTGATCACATGCATAAATAATATTAGGAGACGATGGGTTCATGGTAAGAGAATATATACTTGATACACCTGTTATAAGATTATTGGAAGAAGAAAGTATACCTACAGATTTTGCATATAGTATAGCATTATTTCCAGTATCTACTACATATAGAAGTCCATTAGAATCAAGTGTTACTGCAGAAGGTCCGGCTAAATTACTACTTGTAAACCCATTAGAACCAGGCTGACCCATATATATAGTTGTATTCAAGCTTGCCATAGGAAGAGCTCTCACTGTAAAATTCGATGAATCTGCAATATAAAGAATAGAAAAATTGGATGTAATAGCAAGACCCTTGGGATAAAAAAATCGTGCAGCCGAACCTACACCATTAATAGAACCAGATACACCATTTGAACCTACTAAAAAGCTCATATTTGATGTGGTAAGTGAATAAGACTTAATCACGTGGTTTCCTGTATCTGCCACGTAAAGATTTGACGTATCGCATACAACACCCTGCGGGCCAGATAAGCCTGTGGCGAAGGTACTTACATTCGATGTAGCTATCACAAGTTTTCTAATGGAATTATTCCCTAAATCCGCAATATAGAGATTTGAACCCGTTGTATCAACACACACTCTATATGCCACGCTAAAGGTGGCAAGTGAACCAACGCCGTTATTACTTCCTGGAATTCTTCCTGCAATTGTCGTAATTACACCAAGAGGAGTAATACGACGAATTAAAAAGGAAGAACATACATAAATATTTGAATCAACAGGATTATATACAAGTGCAGTTGGACTAGCAAATCCTGCTATATTTGCATTATATGAGGGATTTACAGGAGGGTATAAGGTAACAAGATTAGACGACTGAGTTCCATCTAAGGGTATACGCTGAATGTTGCCTAATGTTGTTAATGATGAATACAATGTAGCTGTATATGTGTCGACGTAGGGAATATTTGTTGCATAATCTAGATTCGATGCAATCAATTTTACAGTCGATGTTGCTAATGAATAAGAATATACATTACCTGTTAATGTTGTGCAATATATATTCTGATCATTAGGATCAGAAGAGAGATATGATAAGCTAGCATCATTCGAAAAGATAGCAGAAGTATATATATTGCAAGCCGTATTACTGAAATTATTAAATCTGAGTACGTTCGAGGTTGTCGCTGTAAGATATGCATATACGTACCCCGCCGTAACATATAGCTTTGATCCAGATGGGACTATCCAACTATAGTTCGATGTAAGTGCTCCTGTAGAAGTATTCACTGTATATTTTACGATTTTATTACTAAAAGATGCAAAGACATTTCCTAAGGGGTCGAGACCCATGTGATTTATTGCTGTAGAAAAGCCGAGGTTAGATAAATTGGATGTAGACATATTAAATGAATAAATATAATTGCATGCTGTAGCATAGTTTACATTGGAATCAGAATAAAGATAGGCCCACCCTGCTGGATGAAGAATCATTTGCGTGAATAATAAATTAGAAAACGTAGCGTATAAATTCTGAGAAGTAACACTTACAGGATAGCTATTTGAGGTATTCTTTATAATAAATAGTGTGTTTGAACCTGAATTACTAGAAGTCAAATATGTAATAGGCGTAGAAGTATATGGCGGCTGTACAATTAGTGATGTAGTTAGATTCGATGCATTGACAATGCCTACTGTTAAGATATTCGATTGATAAACTGCTCCACTATTGAACATTAAATAGGGACTACCATTAATTCCCGTATAGCCTACAATATACGCAGGTCCTGTTATTCCTGTTAAAGGAATAAGTCCTGATGCCGCAGCAGTTCCTTGCGTTCCTGTATCACCGTCGATTCCTTGACTGCCTGTTGCTCCTCGAGAACCTGTATAGCCTTGAGGACCTAATATGCCCGTAGCTCCTTGATTATTAGCAGGACCTGTTGAACCCTGGGCTCCAGTGTATCCCATTCTGCCTAGAGGACCAGTTGACCCCCTATTACTTATACCTGTATCTCCTTGGGCACCGGTATCTCCTGGAGAACCTGTAGAACCTCGGGTACCTGTAGCTCCTGTTGTTCCTCGACCGCTCTTACTACCTGTATATCCTTGAACACCAGTGGATCCCTGAGAACCTTTACCCCCTGTTGCACCTAGAGCCCCATTTATTCCCGTATCTGCCGAAGCTCCTGTGAAGCCCTGTGTACCTGCAGCCCCTGTGACACCATTATATCCTGCTGAACCAGTATATCCTTGAGTCCCTGTAATACCTGTTAAACCTTGTATCCCTGTGCCTCCAGCTTGATTAAAGCCTGTATCTCCTTGAACTCCAGAAGTACCAGTAAATCCTCGTGTGCCTGTCCAACCTGTCGCCCCCTGTGCCCCAGTTGCTCCCGTTGCCCCCCCCTGTGAACCCGTGTAACCTATTGCACCCCTGAACCCTGTTTGTCCTTGGTTACCCGAATACCCTGTTACACCTTGAAGACCTGTATCCCCCGTTGCACCCTGTGCCCCCTTAGAACCTAGCCACCCTACTACTCCTGTAGCGCCTGTTCGACCTTGACTTCCTTGAGAACCGGGGGAACCCGTCAGGCCAGCACCTTGTGCACCCGTTGGTCCCGTAGACCCCTGTGGCCCATAATATCCAGTAAATCCAGTTGATGAAGAAGCTCCCGTGGCGCCGGTATCTCCAGCCATGCCCGCGAACCCTTGAACTCCACTATAGCCTGTTAAACCCACTGAACCTCTAGAACCGGTATCTCCCTGTGAACCTTGAATTCCTGCATATCCCGTAATATCCCGATTTAGAATAGAAGGTGCATTAGATGCTGAAAGAAATTGATTACTATTTGCATTTACTTGAAGTCCTATTGGCTTATTTGACTGATCAACAACACAAACAATTTCACCAGGATATACATTACCCAGTGTAGCCAATGTTCCTGTACGTAATTTAATAGTATACCCAGACACTGCAGGCAGCCCAGACATACTTACTAATTCTTATATACCTTTGTATTCTAATATAACTTCCACGTTGATACATCAGATGTACCTGCATATAAAATTGTCAAAGGAGAATTACCCGTAAGATTAGATGTTGCGCAGAACAAATTACAGCCTGCAGGACCTCCTGGATAGTATGTTGTTCCAGCTGAAATTATACTAATCTGTTGATTAGATGTGCCTATATTTTTCAGATACATATAAAATGGCCAATTTGTAGTTGAATTACTAAATGTTGGAGAAAAGGTATTAGAAAAGACAACAGTACTTCCATAAAAGGTATTTGTTAAAAGTACGGTAGAACTGTAACCTATATAGATGCTAAATGGAACAACTGTTCTATTCAATACAGTAATATTGCATGCTGTTATCGTAGAACCCTGAATCGTAACATTCGATGCATAATACAAAATATTAGAATAAAATACTAGATTTGCCTGAATTACATCTGGTGTAGAAATTATATTAGTAGTCGAGCCTGTAGATCCCTGTGCACCTGTATACCCTTGAAATCCCTGGGCACCTGTAAATCCCTGGGCACCTGTCCATCCTGTTACACCCGCAGAGCCTGTGTCTGCAGAACGACCAGTAATACCTGTTGCACCCTGTGCACCTGTTGCACCTTGGGCACCCGTATCACCTGTTGCACCTTGGGTACCTGTTGCACCTGTTGCGCCTTGAATACCCGTTGAACCTTGAACTCCAGTAAATCCTGTAGAGCCCTGGTTACCGGTTGCACCCTGAGCCCCCGTTGCACCTGTTGCCCCCTGAGCACCTGTATCACCTGTAATACCTTGTATACCAGTTGCCCCCTGTGCCCCCGTCCACCCTGTTGCTCCCTGTATACCCGTATCTCCCTGAACTCCTGTAGAACCTGTCGAGCCTTGTTGACCTGTCCAGCCCGTTGCTCCTTGCGAGCCTGTATCTCCCTGGACCCCAGTAGAACCTGTCGAGCCTCGTGCACCTGTTGCACCTGTTGCTCCTTGTGCACCCGTAGTCCCCGTGGCACCTCCTTCCCCTGTATCCCCTCTGAATCCCTGTGCTCCTGTCTCTCCAATCTTTGCTTGAGGTCCAGTAAATCCCTGTGCTCCTGTCCACCCTGTTGCACCTTGTGCTCCTGTCCACCCTGTAGTACCCTTAGGACCAGTTACCCCTTGTGCACCTGTATATCCAGTTGCTCCCGTCGATCCAGTTTCTCCTTGAACACCTTGAGAACCTTGGACACCTGTTACCCCCTGGTTTCCGGTAGGTCCCTCTAATCCCTGTACACCTCTAGCACCTTGTGGCCCCCCTACTCCTGTTGAACCTTGAGCACCCTGTGCACCGATTTGTCCTTGTATACCTGTTATTCCTTTCGCTCCAGTTGCTCCTTGAGTTCCTTGAGCCCCTTGCGCTCCTTGAGAACCCAGTGCCCCTGTAAAACCCTGAGCACCTGTTGCACCAGTTGAACCCGTTGACCCTGTCAATCCCATTAATGCCTGTGGAGTTTGAATTACATTGGAGCTTGTAAGAGATGAGAAAGCCACCACCGATGATGATATATTTATACGATATTCTCCTGTGTCAGTATTTATACCAAGTTCCCCAGGTAAAAGACTATTACTTGACCATCCAGCAGATGTATTTTTACGAAAAATTACAGCAATGCTAGGATTAGCCATTTCTATACTAGCGTCTTCTATAAAAATAAGACAATACAATCCCTATATAGATATGGCTACACGCTCAAATATAGCAATTCAGTTTCTAAGAAATACCTCATCATCCTGGTCAAATATTTCACGACCATTATCCATTGGCGAACTTGCCATAGAGACAGATACTGGATATATTAAAATTGGTGACGGTATAAATACATTTAGTAGCACTACATATGCCGGATTTGCGTTGACAAATGGTGCAACAGGATTTATTGGAGCCCAGGGGGCACAAGGGATTAGAGGTCCTACGGGGTCCACTGGTGCAACTGGCTCACAGGGAGCTCAGGGATTTCAGGGAGCACAGGGCAATACCGGGTCTCAAGGTTCGACAGGTACAACTGGAGCAACTGGAGCTCAAGGTGCTACAGGTTCTCAAGGTATAACTGGAGCAACCGGTGCCCAAGGTGTTACCGGCTTTACTGGAGCTCAAGGTGCTCAAGGAGACACAGGGACAACAGGAGCAACAGGTGCTACGGGGGCTACGGGGTGGACAGGTGCAAGAGGATTCACTGGAGTCCAAGGTCAAACTGGATGGACTGGGGCACAAGGACTTACAGGGGATCCTGGAGCTGGAGGGTCAACAGGGGTTCAAGGAGTACAAGGTGATACAGGTTCAACGGGAGCACAAGGGGCAACCGGTACGCAGGGTTACACAGGATTCACAGGAGCACAGGGAATAACAGGTTCAACTGGGGCCAAAGGTTCTACTGGGACTCAGGGAAGTAGGGGCTCAACAGGTATACAGGGAAACACTGGAGATACTGGAGCTCAGGGGTTTACAGGATTTACAGGGGCAAGAGGATTCACAGGAACTCAGGGGCAAACAGGGTCAACTGGTCTAAGGGGCTTTACAGGGGCACAAGGTTTTACTGGATGGACTGGAGAAAATGGAGTTACTGGTGACACCGGTGCACAGGGTTCGACAGGAATACAAGGGGCGACTGGTTCCCAGGGTGCAAGAGGATTTACAGGAGCCCAAGGATTTACAGGATATACTGGAGCCCAGGGAATAACAGGCACTCAAGGAAATATTGGATGGACTGGCGCACAAGGGGTAACGGGGGCCACGGGTGCACAAGGATTTACTGGAAGTAGAGGTATTACTGGTTCAACTGGCCTACAAGGATTTACTGGGGCCCAAGGTGCTACAGGAGTATCTTTTTCAAATACAGCAATCGTAGGAATTGGTACAGGAGAGGTTATTCTTACTACAGGAAATAATGCTTTTTCTAGACCAGATTTTATTGCCTCTAACAGCGGAATAACTCTTTCAAATCTAACGATAACATCATCTCTCTCTGCAAATATTAGTGTAACAAACTGTCCTATTCAACTTGCTTCAGGTGGTGTATCTATTAGCCAAACAAATTTGGGATATACATACATTGCACTGACAAATCCTCTTACCTTTACAGCAGCAGGCTGCACGGGAGGATATTTTAATTATGTTAAATGTGGAGCTAGATTTCTAAGCCCTGTACCTGTATCTGTAGGTGCAACAAATGTAGGGTATCTAATGATACCTGATACAAATCAGGGTAATCCAGGTACATCGACCTTGTACTATGATGGAAGTAATTGGTCGTTGAACTAGCTGTGCTAGTTGAACTTTCCTGCGGTCGTTGAACTAGCTGTGCTAGTTGAACTTTCCTGCGGTCGTTGAACTAGCTGTGCTAGTTGAACTTTCCTGCGGTCGTTGAACTAGCTGTGCTAGTTGAACTTTCCTGCGGTCGTTGAACTAGGCGTTAACTACAAAAAAGAAATATAAAGTTTAAAACTTTACCTTTCTTCTTAAATAAGGCTGTATGAAGTTCCTGTATTATAGAGAGTAGCAACATACGATTCATTCACAAGAGAAGGAAGTACCGGATTTGTCACCGTTTGACCCACTACACTTATCGTAATAGGTCTACCTGTTGTATTTTGAATCTGTGTATTAGAGCCAATATTCGAAAAGGTATATGTTGTCGACGGATATGCAGCAAAAGGAATGTTCAGAAGTGCTGGATATGCAGTTGAACCTAGATTCACATTTGCCATTGTGTATAAAGAATTAGAGGTTACACTGAGATTCTGTAGAGAATTTAATGAATTACTTCCTTCTACTATATACATGTTCACATTTGCATTTTGATCTACAATTCGCAAAGCATTTGAGCTATCAGCAATAATAATTGATGAATCTTTAAAAGAAATTCCGAGAGGGGAATTAAACTGGGCATTTGAACCATTTGCATTAGTTAGACCCGATGTTGAGCCTGCATATGTTGCGATAACTTGTAGGGCACCTCCACCGCGTATAATAGGATTTATAGATGTATTTGATGAATTTAAGGATATGCATGCAATAGCTTGAAATGATGAATTAATCCAATATATATTTTGGTTATATGGGCTCACCGCTAGATTTTCACGTCTACCCCCATATGTACTAGGATTTGGATTTATACCTGTACCTGTTCCAGCACTAAATGTACCAGAAAGTGTAGTAACTGCAAATAACCCTGAGACTAATTCTACCTTGCGAAGACCCGCTGATTGATTATAATCTATAAAATACAAGGCTGAATTATCTGTACTTACAGCAAGAGTTGATGCGAAGGTTAATTGTACAGATGTTCCATATCCATCTCCGTTAAAGGTGCGACCACCATTCCCCACAAGGATTGATACATTTGATGTTGCAATATCGATAGATTTTATATAACCTCCCCCAGAATCACAATAATACAGGGTAGTACCTGTAGAATTAATTGCTATTGATGTTATAAACGAATTTAATGTGATAAAAGAGCTATTTGAACCTGTGCTTATTGTGTATTTTTGAATTCCGTAAGTTATAGATTTAGGAGGTTCTGCTGTGCGAGTAAAATATAAATATGTATTTGTGGGGTCTATACATATACCTCTACATGTAATAAATGGAAGTGTTATTGTAGATACTGCTAAGTTGCTAAGATTTACAACTCGAAGATTACTCGATGTTCCTGTCGATTCTATAGCATATAGAGTTGTTCCTGATGAATTAATAACCATAGAGCTAATGTTTGCGAACCCTGCACCTGTCCCCGTCCCATCAGAGTCTGTGGCAGTTCCGTTTCCTGCAATAGTACTTACCGTTCCAGACGAAAAGTTAATCATGCGCAATCGATAGTTTGTATAATCCCATATATATAAATTATTATTCACAGGATTAAAACACATTCCATGTTCAAGACCAGGTGCAAAATTAAACTGTGCCGATGTAAGGGAACCATCTACATATCCTGCTGTATTACTCAATATAGTAGTTTCAGAAATCATATTGGAATACACAGCCATAGGAGAAGCCGTTATTGCCGAGCAACAATAGACAACCGACTCTGATGGATTTACAGCAAATGTATTTGCATAATTAAACATATTGCTGAAGCCTGTTGTCACATTGGAGGTATTTAAATTCATAACACGGAATGACCCATTAGACTGGGATAGCGACTGACTCTGAACATACATGATTCTATTTGTTGCAAGTAAGAGGGATTGGGGCAGATAAAAGGTTGCTGACGCGAATGGGCCATCTACTCCTGTAAAAGGGGTTATCGTATTGCTATATATTCCTGTAAGGATTGATGCATTTGAACGAGTAAAGTTATAGTTGAGGATAACGGAATAATATGGCATACAAAAGTATAGATTACTGGCAGAGGAATCTAAGACAAGTCCTGTAAGATAATAAAAATTAGATGCCACATTGTTTCCAATATTTGATGCTAAGACAGTGATAGCCTTATTAGAGGTATTTACCTTCAGAAGATAATTTAGATAGTGTGAACAATACATAGTTAAATAAACATTTGAACCAGGAGCATCAACTGCTATACCAGTAATATGGGAGAGAGTAGAGCCTGTTCCAGAAATTGGCGTGCCATTCGATAAAAATGGGGTTATACTGTAGTTTGAACCTATTTTCCACTTTGCTAAAAGGTACGCTTCTACTCGCTGTCTCTGTGTATTATCTAAGGCTGTATTATACACGAGCACCTCCCCAAAGATTGAGTCTGGTGGTCCAGCTGAATTTCCGTCTCCTCTCCCTGCAATACAAAATATATTTCCAAGATCCACCGCCGATGGTGCTGGACTAATTGCTATATTACTTCCAATAAGTATACCATTGGAATATAAATAAAAAGAAGGTGAACCGGTTTGAGTATAGACTGCAGAAAGTACAATTGGACTTGTAGCAAGAGAAGGATTATATGACACTAATTTTCCCGTATTAGCAGGAGTAGGCTGATAATCGTATTGAACTCCGCCATTTGTTCCACCATATTCTATGCTAATAGGGTGAGCTCTAGTATTAAGGTTAGCTCCTGAAGAAGCACATCTATACAGGAGTGGACAATTCGCACTCATCGTAGGAAGAGCCTTATATACTGCAAAAATAGTAATAGCATCTGCAAATGTTCCTGTAGGAATGCGAGCTGCTGGATATGCAAAATTGGATAAGACAATGCCACCTAAGTCGTTTTGAAAACTAGCCATATAGTAGTTTGATTTTCCTGCAGCATTTCCAGCGTTTATATTTGATGTACTATATCCATTTCCCGATTTATCTATCCAAGATGCGATTGCAACACCATCTGATGCAATTAGGCCATTTCCATAAGGATCGGTCGCATCTAACCAGAGTTGGAGGCCTGTGATATTATTAGGGAGGGATGGGACAGTAGTTAAATAATTATATTTAAATACCCCATTTACCTTCGTTCCTGCATATACATTTGATACAGAATCAAAGGCAATACACGTTGGAACAGAATTACTGACCGTACCTATATTTGTTAGATTCATAATCCTTGATGATACTGCAGAAGATATATTATAAGAAAACACAGTGCCCACTGTCTGCTCGCATCCATATAATAAATTACAGGATGTATAAGAATTAAATAATACACAAGAAATACTTTTAGATAGGGTAAAGTTATTTGCATTACAAGAGGTGTATGACGAATTTCCAACATAGCGTATAGCATTCGTTCCAGTATCACATATAAAGAGTTGACCGACAGGGCTTACGCCAACTGCTGTAGGGGTGAATAGAGTAGTTGCAGTATTCCCTTGCATTCCAGGTGTACCAATATAAGTAATAATATTAGAACTAGCAATAACATACTGTCTAATTGTATAGTTTGAATAATCTGCAATATAAATCGAGGAATAATTTAAACTGACCGCCAAACCTCTTGGGCTATTTAGACGAGTTGCTGTAACATTCGATCCAACATTATCAACAGACCCAGGTACACCATTACTACCTGCAATGATAGTCATCGCAGATGTTTGAATATTATACTTTTTAATGACATGATTCCCTGTATCAGATACATAGAGATTATTTGAATCGCAGATTACCCCCTGAGGATTCGATAGGCCTGATGCAAAGGTACTTATATTAAACGTAGGTATTAATACATTTGATGTAGGATACGAAATTCCCCATTTATAGGCAAGGTATCCTTCTATCTGTTGTCTCTCTAGGGATGTATGATTAGTATTATAGACTAAAATCTCTCCAAACACGGAATCCCACAGGGAACCATTTCCATCCGCTCGCCCTGCAGGTAAAAATACATTTCCAGTATCTTGGCCAGATGGAGCAGGACTCAGGGAGGTGTTGCTTCCTATAAGGTTACCGTTCGAATATAAATATACGGATGGTGTTCCTGTTTGTCTATATACTGTAGTTAGAAGCATTGGACTTGTAGCAAGAGAAGGATTAAATGATAGTATAGATTGTGTATTATTGGTAGGTGGTGATCCATAATCATAATTAAAGTTAGTATATTCTATACCTGAAGGATGGGGTCGGTTACCAAGCCCACTGTTACTGCTCATTCTTTGTAAGAGGGGTGCATTGGCTACCATTGTAGGAAGAGCCTTAAATACCGCATATACTGTAATAGCATTAGTAAATGTTCCTGAAGGGATAGGAGCTGCTGGAGCTGCATAATTAGTTAAAACTATTCCTCCTAAGCCATTTGCAAAACCATACGTATAGGAAATTGTTTTACCAACAGCAGTACCAGTATTTATATTTGAAGTATTATATGCATTGCCCGATTTATCTATCCAGGAGGATATTGTATCGTAATTAGCTGGAAGCGTACCATTCCCAAAGGGATCCGCCCCATCCAACCAGAGCTGGAGACCTGGAAAGAATGTTGGTATCGAGGAAACAAATAAGCTAATTCGTCGAATGGAAGAATTCCCAGTATCCGCAATATAGAGAGAATATCCAGTAGCATCTATACATATTGCCTTTGGGGAGTTAAATTGGGCGTTTGAACCGTCGACATTACCCGCATTTGATGAACCCGCAAAAACAGACACCGTTCCACTAGGAGTGATTGATTGGATAAGATTTCCATTTAATACATATATATTTGAACTAACTGGATTATATACAACTGATATAGGGCGATGGACATACTGCTGAAGTCTGATAGGGGTTGTAGATGTTCCATTTGTTCCAGTGATAGCAATACTATTTGAGCGAGGAAGGGCGGAGTACAAGGAATTTGCGTAAGAATCTGGTACAGGTGTATAGGTAAATGAATCTAGGTTGGAACCAAGTTGTATATTAACGCCACTTGATACATTATATGAATATATATTGGATGTTGTTGTCGTTGAGTATAAGATAGTATCTCTTGCATTTGCAGAAAAGAATGATAATGTACCTGGGTAGATAGATACGAACGCTGCCCGATTTACTAAAGAATTAGTATATCTATACACATTCGAAGTAGCCCCTGTTAAATAGGCATATACATATCCAAGGGTAGCGTATACTCTCGCCCCAGGAAAGGGGCTCGCAACAGATACATTTGAACTGAGAACTCCTGTTAGCGTATTTACTGTATAGCGAGTTATATTACAGGATGATATAAAGATATTCCCTAGGGGATCAAGAGCCATATGGTAGATTGGACTAGAAAAACCCATATTGCTTAACCCCTGAGAACTAAGGTTTAATGAATATATGTAATTAGATGCAGTAGAATATGTAAGATTACTGTCAGAGTAAAGATATAACCAACCAGAAGGATGGTAAAGGACCTGAGTAAATATGTTCGACTGAAAAGCAGTCAGTAAGACTGGTGTAGCCAATGTAACAGGATATGATGAGCTAGACCCTCCTATCATAAATAGCGTGTTAGAGCCTCCATTACTTGAATTGGTGAATGTAATGGGAGTTACCGTTGATGGCTGATAAAATACCGTAGCCGCAGTAAGGTTACAAGTAACAAGATTTGGCACCGTAAGAAGCTTCGATGTTACAACTACATTCGAGTTATTTGTAAAAATACCTCCAGTATAACCAACTAGAGTTGACGATTGATTTGTTAAGAGAGCTGCTGTATATCCAATGCTGATTCCTTGTGTACCCGTAGTACCTTGTACACCTGTGAATCCTTTCGGATTAAGGGTTGGACCCGTTAACCCCTGGGCACCTGTGAACCCTTGGGCACCCGTTGAACCTTGGACGATACTCGTAATTCCTGTATAACCTTGAGCACCCGTCGCACCTGTTATTCCTTGAGCTCCTATGGGGGGAGGAGCAAATTCAAACCCAGTATATCCCTGGGCACCGGTGGCGCCTTGCAGAGCCTGTGACCCAGTTTGACCCTGAGGACCAGTGGCCCCTTGTAATCCTTGACTACCCGTAGGACCTCTTACAAAGATACCTGTCGACCCCTGGAAAGTCTGTGTCCCTGTTGTTCCTTGGAATCCCTGCGCACCCGTGAAGCCTGTTTGCCCTTGAGGACCTGTATATCCTTTCACTGCCGACTGACCTTGTGCACCGGTCGATCCTTGAGCCCCCTGAGCTCCGGTAAATCCTGTTCGCCCTTGGGGACCTGTGAATCCCTGAAGACCCTGAGTTCCTGTAAATCCCTGAGCACCTGTCCAGCCAGTTGATCCCTTTATTCCTGTGAACCCTTGTGCACCCTCGGCACCCGTAGTGCCTTGTACACCCTGTGCACCCGTAGAAGCTGTAAGGCCATTTATACCGGTTGATCCCTGGGCACCGGTCGAACCCTGGAGTCCTTGTGCCCCCGTAAATCCTATTTGTCCTTGACTTCCAGTGAAACTCATAATGCCAGTTAAACCCTGTGCTCCCTGAGAGCCGGTGGATCCTTTGCTTCCCGTATCTCCATCAATGATTCCTCCTTGTAGACCCATTGGTCCAGTCAATCCTTGGCTACCTATGTATCCTTGTGTACCGGTAAACCCTTGAGCACCTGTAAATCCTTTTTGTCCCGTATGATTATTTAATCCGTTTATACCTGTTAATCCTTGAAAACCTGTTGCTCCCTGAGAACCTCTCAATCCCTGGGTACCTTGACTACCCGTATATGTTAATGTTGCAGCATAAGGACCAGTATTTCCCTGTGCACCACTATATCCCTTAGCACCGGTATATCCCTGAGCACCGGTCGATCCAGTATCTCCAGTACTCCCTTGTGTTCCTCTGATTCCACGAAAGCCACTATCGCCTTTATATCCAGTACTTCCATTTACCCCTGTAGAACCTATCCTACCCTTTGCCCCGGTGATTCCCTGTGTACCTAGATAACCAATTAAAGATGGAATTTCTAAGGCAGAGTTCACTGCATTACTAGCTGTATTTACACGTATTACACCATCACTAGAGATAACGATTTCTCCAGATTTAATTAATGAAAGGTCCGCCACAGTTCCTGTCCTAACTCTCAGGTTAACCCCTGACATATCTATTAATAGTATATAACTCAGCACACGCAATTCCGTAGTATGTAAATATACTATGGATTGTCGGAATATTAGAGTGTTATTATTTCGCTAGAGTAATTAAATTAGTGTATTTGAAGTCCCTCTGTTATAGATAGTTGCTATATAAGATCCATTTATTAAAGAATAAAGAAGGGGATTTGTTACAGTCTGTCCTGCGACACGTATAGTAACAGGTCTCCCTGTTGTATTTTGTATTAGTGTATTTGAACTAAGATTCGAAAATGTGAATGTTGATGGTGCATATGAAGCAAAAGGGATATTTAGAAGAGCAGGGTATGTATTCAGCCCGAGCGTCACACTTGCAATTGCGTAGAAAGAATTAGAAGAAACACTCAGATTCTGCAGAGAATTAAATTGTATGGTTGATGAACTATTATAGGTTGATACATTTGATGATGAATCTATAGCACGTATAAGTAAATTAGAGTTATCTGCAACGAGAAGAGTTGACTGTTTAAAGGAAAGTCCAATGGGACTGTTAAATTTAGCATTTATACCACTACCGTTTTCTAACCCTAATGTCGAACCTGCAAATGGCTGTGTACCAGACGAGGACTTTATGACATTATTTATAGTATCTGATACATATACTGTTCCGTTAGAGTCTACTGCTATACACGAAGGTCCTGCAAATGTAGTTGAAGTATTTCCCGATGTTCCAGCAGTACCCATAAATGTTGTTACAACATAGCTTGGTAAGCTAATCTGCCTTACTGTATAGTTTGAATAATCTGCAACATAGATATTTGCAAATGTTGTATCTATTCCAATTCCACGCGGACTAAAAAAACGTGCGGATGTTCCCGTACCATCAACCGAACCAGATACACCGCTACTACCTGCAATAATAGTCATTGATGAATTTACAAGAAGATACTTACGAATAGTATTGTTTCCTGAATCTGAAACATAGAGAGTGTTGGTATCACATACTATCCCCTGAGGATTTGATAGACCAGATGCAAAGGTAGATACCGTGGCTGTAAAAAAATTAGAATTAATACTTATGGGGGGATTTGTACGGAAATATAGATGAGAAGCAGGTAAAATTAATCCCCATTTGTATGCAAGATATCCTTCTATCTGTTGTCTCTGCAAATTTGTTGGAATTGTATTATATACGAGGACTTCTCCAAATACGGAATCCCAGACACTACCAGCACCATCTCCTCGTCCTGCAATTAAAAATACATTTCCATAATCCATATTTAGAGGAGCTGTCCCAAATGATGTATTACTCCCAACAAGTACACCGTTGGAATATAAATAAAAGGAAGGTGAAGCTGTCTGATTATATACTGCAGAAAGTATAATTGGTGTTGTAGATAAAGTAGGGTTGAATGTAGAAAGAAGAATACTATTATTTGGATATGGTACAGCATCATAGCTAAATTGACCGTATTCTAAGCCTATAGGGCGTGGCCGATTATTAATCCCACCTGTAGTATTTGCTCTGTACAATAGAGGAGCATTGACTAACATAGTAGGAAGAGGCTTAAATACTGCATATATAGTAATATAATTTGCAAATGTTCCTGTGGGAATATTTGCTGCTGGAGCTGCATAATTTGATAAGATAATGCCACCTAAGCTATTTTGAAAATTCGAAAGATATACATTTGATTTTCCTGTTGCATTACCAGCTGTAAGATTTGATGTATTGTATCCATTCCCTGATTTATCTTTCCAAGAGGTTATAATAGCCCCGTTTGCTGGAAGTGTACCATTTCCATTCGGATCAGCCCCATCTAACCAGAGTTGGAGACCTGGGATATTTGTTAAAGAGATTGCTACCTTTCGAATAGAAGAGTTTCCTGTATCTGCAATATAGAGATTAGACCCTGTAGTATCTACACATATTGCCTGTGGGGAATTAAATGATGCATTTGCAGATAGTCCATCTATATTTCCCGCAGATGTATTACCAGCAAAGATATTTACTATTCCATTTGAATTTATTGATTGTATAGTATTTCCTGCACATATATATATAGTAGAATCAATAGGATTATATACTAAAGAGCTTAAGGGTGCAAAATAGGGGGATAAATACATCGATTTAATAAAAGAATATGTCCCATCTAATCCAGTAATTTGAATACTATTTGAATATGAAAGAGAGCTATAGAGAGAGTTTGTATAGGCATCTACTGCAGAAGGGTATGTATAAGAGTCAACATTTGAAGCGATTACTGTACTTACACCTGTAGAAACACTGTATGAGTAAATATTGGAAGTTGTGGTTGTCGAGTAGAGAAACTTATCGGTTGGATGTGCAGAAAAATAGGAAAGTGTCCCAGGATAGCAAGAAAATGCCCTCTGGTTCGATAGAAAGTTAGGATATCTATACACGTTTGAAGTAGATCCTGTTAAATAGGCATAAATATAGCCTGATGTAGCATATATCCTAGCACCAGAAAAAGGACTTATTATAGATGCATTCGAGGTGAGAACTCCTGTAATCGTATTTACTGTGTAGCGTGCTATATTGCATGATGATATAAATATATTTCCAAGAGGATCTAATGTCATATGATAAATTGGCGTAGTAAAAGAGAGATTAGATAAAATAGTTGCGTTAGAATTCATTAGATATATATAATTTGATGGAGTGGAATATAATATATTACTATCAGAGTAGAGATAAAACCAACCAGAGGGGTGAGCTAATACTTGTGAAAAAATATTTGATGTAAAATATCTTATTAAATTTGGATTTGTTATACTAACAGGGTATGATGAAGTAGTATTTTTTATTATAAATATAGTATTTGACCCCCCATTACTTGGACTAGCATATGTCATAGTAGTAATAGATGGGGGTAGAGTAAGTACGGTTGATGCTAATAAGTTACTCGCAACAAGGTTAGGTACAGTAAGAAGATTCGACGTTGCAAATAGATTAATATTATTTGTAAAGATGGCTCCTCCTCCTGTAAAACCAACAAGAGATGCCGTTTGATTTGTTAAAGGGGGTGCTACATATCCAAGATTACTGCCCTGGGCCCCTGTTGGACCCAAAGAACCCGTTGACCCTCTAGGCTGAATACTAGGACCCGTGAACCCTTGGGAACCTGTCCAGCCCTGTAATGCAGCCCAGCCAGTACGTCCCTGTGAGCCAGTAGTTCCTTGGGCACCCGTGGTGCCTGTTTCACCCTGCGGCCCCATAGCTGGGGGTGCAAAGCCAACCCCTGTAGACCCCTGAATTCCTGTGTCACCTTGAACACCTTGGGTGCCTCTATATGATAGAGCACCTGTCCACCCTTGTATTCCTTGTGCTCCAGTAGGGCCTCCTACTGTAATTCCCGTATACCCTTGGACACCTTTACTACCCGTGGAGCCTGTAATCCCTTGAGCACCGGTTGAGCCTGTATTTCCTTGTTGCCCTGTATACCCTTTCACTGCTGACTGTCCTTGAGCACCTGTCCACCCTGTAAGACCTTGAGCACCTGTATAACCTGTTTCTCCCCGTGTACCTGTGGATCCCTTATCTCCTGTTGAACCTGTATATCCCTGGGCTCCTGTTGCTCCTGTATCGCCATATGAACCTGTGAACCCTTGTGCTCCTCGAGCCCCAGTTGCCGCTCGTGCTCCCTCGTAACCGGTAAAGCCTGAGACCCCTTTGGCCCCAGTCGAACCTTTGGCCCCTGTAGCCCCTGTTACCCCCTGGCTACCTGTTGAACCCTGGTCCCCTGTCCAACCTGTTGCTCCTTTTATACCTGTATAGCCCACTGCTCCAGTTTCGCCTGTATCACCCGTATCACCCGTATCACCTACTATATTTAATCCTGCAGCCCCAGTAAATCCTGTAGCCCCTTGTATACCTGTATACCCACTTTGAGCACCTGTATCACCCTGGCTACCTGTATCACCCTGGCTACCTGTATCACCCTGGCTACCTGTCCAACCTGTTATACCCTGCATACCAGTAACACCAGAACCCTGTGAACCTGTACTCCCTGTTATACCTTTGTAGCCAGTATGTGCACCACGAAATCCAGTTTTTCCCTGTGCACCAGTAAATCCTGTTGAACCTTTTATCCCTACAGTACCAGGAGGTCCTCTTGAACCTGTGTATCCCTGGGCACCCCTCGACCCTCGAAAGCCAGTATATCCAGTATATCCAGTACTGCCCGTAGAACCAGTATCGCCTTGTATTCCCTGAGCCCCTGTTATGCCCTGTGTTCCTAGAAAACCAATTAGAGAAGGAACTGCTGCAATATTCGGAAGTACTTCCCTTTTAGTATTTATCCGTACTACTCCATCGGTCGTGACAACGATTTCGCCGGGCTCAACCTCTGAGAGTTCTGTTGCAGTACCCACTCGTAATCTCAGGTTAACCCCTGACATATCTAATTATTAGCATATAAGTTGGTCTATCTAATACGCTAGTATATAGCTAGTGTATTACATACTAGAGTTTATGAGAGACAGTTTACAATAGATACCAAACAGTGCTGCTTACTCCATACAAAATGGTAAGGGAGCCGTTGCCTAAATAATTAGACGCTGCTGGATATAAATTACAGTTTGTCGGACCTGTTGCATAGTAACTTGAAACAGCAATAGGGAGAATCGACGTAGTTATATTTTTCACAAAAATGTAAAAGGGGTATGTTGTTATTGCACCTCCACCAAATATAGGTAAAAAATTAGTAGCTGAAATGATAAATGTAGACCCGTAATTAGAATTAGCTAATAAAATAACATTAATTGCTCCTGTCATCAGTGGAGAAATAGAATTTACTACACCACTAACTGTAACATTTGATGCTGTTAAAGTTGTATTTGACATCGTAACATTTGTTGCATAATACCAATAATTTGATGTTACTCCAACATTTGATGTATAGGCAACATTGGTTGGCGTAGTAGCCGGAGTGGCCAAAATAAAGCCGGTTAATCCCCCCTGGGCTCCCTGTGATCCTGTAACTCCCCGCCACCCTGTTGCACCTTGTGCACCGGTTTGTCCTTGAGCACCCTGGGCTCCAGTATACCCCTGTACTCCTGTTGCGCCTTGAGCTCCCGTCCATCCGGTTGACCCTTGATTTCCCGTAAAACCTTGTGCTCCCGTCCACCCTGTTGCTCCCTGAGAACCTGTCCACCCCTGGACACCGCGAGATCCGGTAAATCCTTGAGCTCCTGTCCATCCAGTTAAGCCTTGAACTCCGGTAGCACCCTGTACACCTATTGGCCCTGTTGAACCTTGTGCTCCTGTCCACCCCGTGGCACCTTGAACACCAACGCTTCCCGTAAATCCTTGTGTACCCTGGACACCAGTTGCTCCCTGCGCCCCAGTGTATCCTTGCATGCCAGTCCACCCTGTTGCACCCTGAGGCCCCGTCGACCCTTGTATACCTGTAAACCCTGTAAAACCTTGTGCACCCGTCGACCCTGTTGAGCCCTGGGCACCAGTTTCAGCTTGAGAACCCTGGGCACCAGTAAATCCAGTAAAGCCCTGTGCACCAGTAAACCCCTGGACTCCCGTCCATCCCGTAGCACCCTGTGAACCTGTCGACCCTGTTGCACCTTGGGCTCCCGTCCACCCTGTTGCTCCCTGTATACCTGTGTAACCTCGAGCTCCCGTTGAACCTGTCATACCCTGAGGACCTGTAAACCCCTGGGCACCAGTCCATCCAGTAAATCCCCTTACCCCAGTAAAGCCTATTGCACCCTGTAGACCTGTATATCCCTGAGAACCCTGAGCACCTGTCCAGCCCTGTGCTCCAGTCTCACCCGTAGGTCCTGGAGAACCTGTGGCCCCTTGAATCCCTGTAGCTCCCTGGGCTCCAGTATCAGCTTGAGCACCTGTAGAGCCTCTTAGTCCTGTTGCTCCCGTAGACCCTTGTGCACCAGTCGACCCAGTAAATCCTTCAGCTCCCGTAGCACCTTGTGTTCCGGTAGCTCCCTGAACTCCTTGTGCACCTGTATACCCTTGAATACCTGTAGACCCCTGCATTCCTGTATTACCTGTAGCACCTGTTACACCCTGTCCCCCTGTAGCACCTTGTATCCCTGTTTGTCCCTGTGAACCCTGTGGACCTGCAAAACCGGTAAAGCCCTGTGCCCCTGTCGAGCCTGTAGAACCTGCTGCTCCCTGGGTTCCATTTGTTCCAACATCGGGAGGCTGTAAAGTTGTTGTAATACTTTCATAAGGAGTTGTTGTCTGTGAGCTATTTAAGCGAACCTCTCCAGAGTCAGTATTTATACCAATTTCTCCCGGTTCAAGCCCTGCTTGCGACCATCCAGCAGTAGTATTAGTACGAAATATCACCCTAATTGGTATATTCGACATTTCTATAGTAGCGTATCTTATAAAATAAGTCAATAAACACCTTATATAGATATGCCCAACGGGATCACCCTGCAGCTGTATCGAAATACGACAACAGGATGGTCAAATAATCCAGCCCCAATAGGAAAAGGAGTACTTGCCCTAAATACTGATACTAATACTATTAAAGTTGGTGACGGGGTAAATACATTTAGTAGTTCAAATCTTTCCTATGCAGGTTCGGTTGCAACATTAACAGGTAATACTGGTGCCACAGGCACACAGGGAACTCAGGGAGAAACTGGTGGAAGTATGGGAGATACTGGAGCACAGGGAAATACCGGTTCCCAGGGTTCGACTGGATTTGCTGGTTCTCAAGGTGCCACAGGTGCACAAGGGCTAACCGGAACTATTGGTCCACCAGGCTCAACTGGATCACAGGGCTTCACTGGTGCTCCCGGATTTACTGGAATACAGGGAACACAGGGAGCAACAGGCTCACAGGGGTTAACAGGTTCCACAGGTGCACAGGGATTCACGGGCGCACAAGGTATAACAGGGGCACAAGGTATAACGGGGTGGACTGGTGCACAGGGTTCCACAGGAGAAAAGGGATCGACCGGTCAACAGGGGGCTACAGGTGTACCGGGTAATCGAGGTGCACAGGGATCGACCGGCATGCAAGGAGATACTGGTGATACAGGTGCCCAAGGGTCGACAGGAACTCAAGGTGCAACAGGCAGACAAGGATTTACTGGTGATACAGGTGCCCAAGGATTTACCGGCTGGACAGGAGCTCAAGGTTCTACGGGTGCACAGGGGGCAACAGGGTGGACTGGTGTCCAAGGCTACACAGGCTCAACGGGTACACAGGGTTCCACCGGATATAGGGGTGCTCAAGGAGATACAGGTTCAAGAGGCGAAACAGGCAGCACAGGAACTCAGGGGTCGACAGGTTCAACCGGCGCACAAGGTGCACGAGGATCGACAGGTATACAGGGAGCCACGGGTATAGAAGGTGCAACAGGTTCAACTGGTTTACAGGGGTCAACGGGTATACAAGGAGATTCAGGTGCACAGGGAGTTCAAGGAGTTACTGGGTGGACAGGTGCTCAGGGTGCTACTGGGTGGACTGGTGCCCAGGGTGCAACGGGTGGTACAGGAGACCAAGGTGCTACCGGGTCGACAGGTGCCCAGGGTGCTACTGGTGTTCAGGGGTCTCAAGGATGGACTGGGGTACAAGGTTCGACCGGTACCCAGGGAATAACTGGTGCAACGGGTGTACAAGGGACGCAAGGTAGCCAAGGTGTAACAGGATTCACAGGTGTACAGGGGTCGACTGGTACACAAGGTGCTACTGGATGGACTGGTGCACAGGGCTCCTTTGGCTCTCAAGGTGAGACTGGGTGGACTGGTGCCCAAGGCATCACAGGAGCAAATGGAATGAATTTCTCGAGTCTTGCATTTACAGGTACAGGTCAGGGTCAGATTTTACTTACGGCAGGCTCTGAAATTTTAAGTTCACCATCGCTTATCGCATCTAATTCTGGTATCTTAGCATGCAACATAAATGTTACTGGTACACTAACTTCATCAAGCACTCTAACAACTAATTGTGCAATACAACTTGTACAGGGTTCACTCATCAATGCATCACAAGGAATAACTTATGTTTTAATGACACCAAGTAAGCCTATATATATAAATCCCACAAACTATTCCGCAGGATATTTCAACTATTTGAAACTCGGAGCTGTGAGCTCAAATCCAATTCCTGTAAATATTACGGGTCTTTCTATACTAACAGGTCTGAGTCTTTGGTTAGATGCATCTGATCCTGAAGCAAATGGTATTCTTCCCCCAACTGGGGTTATAACATCATGGACGGATAAATCTGGCAATGGTCGTACTGCCACGGCAACAGGAAGCCCTACATTCTCGAATAAACAGATTACACTCAGTGGCACAAATACCTTCGCTTCTTCTTACAGTTACACAAGCGCTGAAACTGTTTTCATCGTAGCCACTGTACCAACCACAACAAGTTCATCTGTATTCTTCTTATCTGACCCCGCAAGTAGTGCAAGTAGCAGAAACTTCTCAGTATCTGGAAATACCCAAGCAGTGAACACTGTAGGTGGAACTGCAGTAAGAGGAACACTTGCCACGAGTCCTGGTATAAGAGGGTTATTTGAATACACCCTATCAAATGGTTCCGTGCAACTTTACTTAAATAATGCTTCAGATATCTCAGGCAACCTTACAACTAATCCATCCACTACAACGATATCTCTTGGCCTGAATAGTACCACAAGCTATCAAATCTCCGAAGTCCTTATATACAACACAGCTCTAACGTCGAATGATAGACGGACAATAGAAGGATATCTCAATGCAAAATGGAGTATATCTCTCGCCACAGGAACGAGTAATTCTACCCCCCGTCTCTGGTTAGACGGAGCTGATCCCTATGGTACAGGTGTTACACCGTCAAATGGGTCAGTTATATCATCATGGGCCGACAAATCTGGAAGTGCAAATACAGCAAGCCCTGTAGGGACAGTAACCTATTCAAATGGACTTGTCTTTACAGGTAGCCAATACTTCACCACACCATACACGGCTACTTCCTTAGCCGAGACCATGTTCGTTGTATTTTCTACAACAAATGTAGGTACATCCTTCTTTATCGACTCAGGGGTAAATGGTGGACGTTATTTTGGTATCTCAGCAACAGGACCCTTAACCGTTGGTAATAAGAGTGTTTCTTCTTACACGGATACTAGAAATATTTCTACTAATACAATTTACCTGGCCGAGTGTGCATATAATGCTAGCAATCTAACCTTCTTTCTTTCGGGAGCGGCGGGCGTTAGTAATACAAGCAACATGGCCACAACTGCAGGATCTACCCTTATAGGTAGTTCGACAAACCCCTTTTACGGAACAATTTACGAAGTTATTATCTATAACAATCTTGCTCTAACATCGGTCAGACAAAGTGTAGAAAATTATCTATGCTCAAAGTGGAATATCATGCCAAAGGTATCCCTTTCTCTCTGGTTAGATGGTGCAGATCCCTATGGAACCGGTGTCATTCCACCCCTTGGAACATACCTAAAAACCTGGATAGACAAATCAGGAAATGGATATAATGCTACGGGTTCTTCAAACATTAATGGCTTTAATAATCCTACGTATAATTATACCCGCAACTATGCAGTAGAATTTAATGGAAGCAATTATTATACTACAAGCAGAGTAGCAACTCCCTCTCAAACAATCTTTGCTGTCTTTCTTGTTGGGACAACCCCTTCTATTACGCAGGCTTTAGTTGGCACAGATAATACATCAATTGGTGTTACATTTTCTGTTACAAGTAATGCAAGTTCTAATGTATCTCTCTCTCTTTCTACAACGAATCAATCGTTCATCGACTCTATAAATACTCAAAATCTCATACCTGCATCTGAAACTACTTCTGGTCCTACTCCATATAGATATATTGGTGAATGCTCATACTCCTCAAGTGGAGCAAACTTCTTTAGTGCAGGTGTTCCAGGTTCCACTAGTGGCTTGAGCTTCACTGTATCTGGTGGAAATACTCTTATTGGAGCCCAGGGAGCCACAGCAAGCAATTTCTTTAAAGGAACTCTGAATGAGATTATGATTTTTAACGATATTCTTTCTTCTAATCAACGCCAGGCAGTAGAGGGATACTTATCGCAAAAATGGGCAATCTTATTAGATTCAAATGTAACAAATCCCTTTAGCAATACCGCATTATCTCCCCAAACTGTACTTACTACACCAAGAATATCTCTGGCATCTGCAAATAATATTGGGTATCAGGTATCTCCACCCTATGGTAATCCTGGAACATCTATCCTCTATTATGATGGATACACTTGGTCATTAAATTAGATTCACATATAACAAAACTGTAGTGTGATATCTTTGATATCATAATACTATTTTATAAGGATAAGAAATAAATTAAATATACATGGTAAAAGAAGAACCAGTCCAATACAGTAGTGCTGAACCTGTGAGATTACCAGCTGTCCCTGTAGAAGGTATAGTGCTTCCTGAATAATACATAATAATAGTATAATTATTTGCTATCTGATTTGCATTCTTGAGTGTAACATAAAACCCAATATCCTGTGCTGCAAGAAACCCCTGGCTCAAACCAAAGGGAGCAGAGTTACTTGTGCTGGTTAAGAGAAAGGTAGATCCTCTATCAACAGGTTTGAAGGTGTAACCACTTATCGCGTTATTTACAGGAAGAAGTGTAAGCGTTGGTGTAAGAAGGTTAAATATAGGTCCTGTTAAACCGTACGGTGTATTTTGCTGAGCGATTAGAGTATAGTCATTACTTCTCATTGTTCCCGTTGGTCCTACACGCCACCCGCCTACTGCCCCTGGAACGGCAATCGATGGTCCTATATTAATAAAGGGTGTTGCAAATCCAGACTGAGTGTAAGGGGTAGTATTTGAATCCAATCCAACCAGGGATGGCCCAGTTGGTCCTCTGACGCTAGAGAGCTGTGTTAACGTTACACGAGTACTTGTTAATCCTGCGAGAATATTTAGAGTTTCTGATGCATTATTTGTTCCATAGAAATAATGCTGATACTGTACTTGAAACTGACTATTAGGGGGTAAAATGATAGTTGTTGAGAAGGAAGAACCTTGGAAACTGATTGCAGAAGAGCTCAGGATTGTGGTAGAATCCTGTTGAATAAATATCTCTGGCTGTCTGAAGTTTAAATCAAAGATTAAATTATCTGTTACAACTTGACCAGAGACTAAAATCACAATTGTATTGGGTGTTATATTTTGGAAGAATCCCGTTGCAGGAGTGTATGCAATATCTATAATTCCTGTTGCAGGGTAAATATTTGTATCAACTTGTGTAAACAGAATTGGCACAAGGGCAGATGATGTTGCTGCAATCGAGCTATTTAGATACCATGTCTCAGAGGGCAGAGGGAGAATAGGAAATGATGGACCTGTGGGACCCGTGAATCCTGTGGGACCTGTGAATCCTGTAGGACCCGTAAAACCTGTCATTCCCGTGGGACCCGTGAATCCTGTGGGACCTGTGAATCCTGTAGGACCAGTAAAACCTGTCATTCCCGTGGGACCCGTGAATCCTGTGGGACCTGTGAATCCTGTAGGACCCGTAAAACCTGTCATTCCCGTGGGACCCGTGAATCCTGTGGGACCTGTGAATCCTGTGCGTCCTGTAGGGCCTGTCATTCCCGTGGGACCCGTGAATCCTGTGGGACCTGTGAATCCTGTTGGGCCTGTGAATCCTGTCATTCCTGTAGGACCAGTTGGACCTGTCCACCCTGTCCATCCTGTAGGCCCCGTGAATCCTGTCATTCCTGTAGGACCTGTTGGACCTGTCCACCCTGTCCATCCTGTTGGGCCTGTGAATCCTGTCATTCCTGTAGGACCAGTTGGACCTGTCCACCCTGTCCATCCTGTAGGCCCCGTGAATCCTGTCATTCCTGTGGGACCTGTTGGACCTGTCCACCCTGTCCATCCTGTAGGCCCCGTGAATCCTGTCA